AAATATAATAAAACCCTATTAAAAATAGGGTATTTTTTATTATATTAGGTAAAGTGTTAAAATTATTACAAAAATGGTTTACATTTTTAATTATTTTTTGTATAATTTTAACTATGAGGTGAGAAAAATGAATGAATATAAATTAAATTACAGATTGGAGCAGTTGAAGAAGCGAAAACTACAATTATTTCGTGACTTAGAGTGGGCAAACAATAACAATGATGTCGGACTCGCAAATGCAACAGAGATCGAATTAAAGTCAGTGTTAAAACAAATCAGTAAGATTCAAAAAATTTTAAAATCTATTAAAGTAAATTGTTAAAATCAATAAAAAGAGGGTGAGAGAATGTGTAGGGCAAAAGAGTTAGTTTTACAGCTTGATAATATTTTAAAAGAATTAGAATTTGAATATAAAAAAATCAAAAGCAGAATCTTTAAGACTCGAAAGTGCAAGACAAGACATATTACATCATATGGAAAATGGCGTATTTGACGCAGTTCAGGGATATAAATACGCTAAGTCACTACAATTAGTGTCAAAAGAAAGAAGAATAATGAAAGATGAATATGATTGTTTAGAGATTTTGTTTAAGAAAATAAATCCAATTAAAAGTGTGATTAATGGCGGAATAATAAAATCAATGAATGAATTAAACAGGAGAGAGGGTATTCGCAATAAAGGTTACGAAGCTTATAATCCGAGAGTATTAGGAGAAATAGATAAGAATGATGTAATATCGCAAGTTGTTGATTTAATAAATTCATCAAATTAATACAAAGGGGGCGGAGAAATGTTTATAAAAGAAAACTTTAAATTAAATGGTAAAATAATCAGTTATAAAAAATTTAATATGCAAGACGGACGAGTATTTTTAGATCATATTTCATTACTAAAAGGTATTGCTGGGTTATCTGACAGTGAAATCAAAGAGATTTGCAAGATGATTCCAAAACCATATTTCAAAAACTTTACACTTGATAATGGTGAAAAGATTAAGTTATTTGATGAGATTGCACTAGGGGTGTTATCGAGCTATGTTAATAATTATGAGTTCTATAAATTCTGTAACAATAAAGACGATCGTTTCTGGGCTAACTCATTATGTGAAAATTTAGATTTCGCATTTGATAAATTGAAAGAATTAAAAGATGTACAAGCAAAAGTTAGACATTTTGATGATATGGAAGAAGATTTACAACATGACTTAGAAAATGGAAAATTTAAAACTGATAAAGATAAGATTGAATTTGCTAATGAAATGGAAGGTCTACGTGTCGTTCGTCGTCACTGGAAGAATAAGTTAGCTTATTTGCAAAAAGTAGATACATTCATGACAGATAACGGCATTGATACTATAAAAATCAAAGAGTTAAAAAATGATGTATCTAAGTTAGACTATGTATTTGAAAAGAGAGTATACAATCACCGTCTAACTCAAAATGAACGTGGAAATGTAAGAAAGGAAATCAAAACACAGCAAAATACAGTAAAAAAGCAAATTGATCCAAAGCAACGTGAAATAACTAAGATGATGAAAAAGGCTCGAATTAGATAATTATAAGCTAAAAGGTAAAGTATTAAAAATAGGTGTGGTGGGCGGGATGAAAATATATGGAGGGTGATAGTATGAAAAATGAAATTAAATTAAATGGAACACAAGAATTTATGGGGAAAGAAATTCCTATTATTGAAGGTGGCTTTGGAGATAACTGCAAAGTTATTTTAGCTAAAACTGTTGCTGAAATTCATGGTGTAGAAACAAAAAGAATTAACGAGTTAATCAAGAATAATATTGATGAGTTTGAAATTGGCGTTGACTTATTAGATTTATGTCATAAAGATTTCAAGGTCGTTGCAACCGACCTTGGATTTATTACAAGTAATGGGCAGAAAAATTGTTTTTTACTATCTGAACAAGGATATATGTTGCTGGTTGGATTTATGAAAACTGAAAAATCTAAAGAAATTCGTAAACAATTAAGACGTGAATATTTTACTATGCGAGAAGTCATCAAAAATAATAATCACATCAAGTATGAATTATATGACAAAATCATCATGGGTGGTCTGGAAGCATTGGCTTATGCAGGTGAATTAATTAAACTAGAAACTAAAGAATTACGTGAAGAAAATGAAGTATTGAAACCAAAAGCAGAATACCATGATGAGGTTTTAAATAAAAACGGATTAATGACAACGACAGACGTTGCTAAATCATTAGGATTTAAGAGTGCCAATGTGCTTAATAATTTACTTCAAGAATATGGGATACAATATAAACAATCAGGTAAATGGCTATTAAGATCAAATTATACATGGCTTGAAAATGAAGATTACGCTGGTTATCGTCACTATTCACACGAAAAGTCAAAACCGTCATTGCAATGGACTGAATTAGGTGTGCACTGGTTAAGAGAATTTTTGATTGAAAAAGGGGAAAATGTTGCTTAAAAATATAATAAATTAAAAGAGATAGGTAAATAATATCCTATCTCTTTTTGTCATATATGGTCTAAAACGCACATAATTTGATTCTAAGACGTTTTAACGTTTGTTTTGATAAAATATACGACACACCTAATTTAGACACGTTAGAATTAAAATTAAGCCTATTTGTGGATAGTTTAAATTAATTCATTAAATTATCACTATAAATGTGATACTCAGTAATGTTCTCTTTTGTGATAATTTCTAAATAGCCTTTTTCAGTTAATGATTTTAAAAATTTATCAACTATGTATTTTGATTCATTGAATAAATCGTAAATCTTTTCATTTAAGACGTCTTCATCTGAATATGCCAATAACGTAAACAACATTTCCTTTTCTTCTATTACTAGATTCTCAGAATGAATTAAATTATTAGGCACTCCAATTTTTTCATCAACTATAAATGCTGGTGTATGATTGATGATCTTTAACATAAAACTTCTGCTTTCGCTCACGCGCGCGTTATTAATAATATTATTATCTTTAACAGCTTATTTATTTAACTACCTTAAATATCTTTGGGTCTACTTTTGAGTAGGACGGGGGTCTACTTTAAAGTAGGGGGTGTCCTACTTTAAAAACGGGTGCTAGTGAAAACCCCCTACTTTAAAGTCGGGTGCGGGGGTGTCCTACTTTTGAGTAGGGTGGGTTATCCACAGGTCTAACTATTCAAAATAGTGCTTAGAGTCACAGAGGTTATAGAGTAAGATTTTATAATTTTTCCCAGTATTATAATACGTAAATGTTCCCTTTGTGCCTTTCTCTAAATAAAACTCCAAAACTTCACAATCACAAAGTTTCTTAAAACGTCTACGTAATACATCTTTACTATTTATTTTTAATATTGGTAAGTCTTCTAAAACCTTTTTATAATTTACCCAATAATAATGTTTATCACCCACTATTTTTATTTCCATGCCATCGGTATTTCTAAAATCAACAAACCATCGCAAAATTAGCAGATCGTTCATGTCTAATCCAAAAGATACAGCTATCTGTTGGTGATAGTCTAAAATAGATAATTTCATAATAAAAAGTCCTCCTGACGCTAAATAGAATAGTAGCAAACAAAAGGACTCCCACAAATTTTTAAAATCACGAATAAAAGTCTTGATTTTTATATATAATGATATTATAATTACTTATGTAATTAATAAACCAAATATATTTATTTGCTCTTAGACTTTCCACTCGAGCTGCCAAACTTTTTGTGGGAGTCTTTTTTTATTTGCTAAAAAGATAATATCAAATTATGACGAATTTTACAACGATTATTTTTAATCAGTTGATATGTTTATAGTTTGATAATTTTTTATATTTTATAAGGTAAATTGTTAAAAATATTTGACTTTATTTAATATTTTAGTGTATAATCAAGAAGAAGTTAAATATTGGAAAGGGAAATGTTAAAATTTAACGATAAAATGTCGTTTTTATTGTATACAGATTAGGGGGAGAAAGTGTGAAAGTTGAAAATTGCAATGTCAAACAAGAATACAGACATTGATAGAATTGTTGAATTAGAAAAAACAATTAAATGTTACTACAAGACGCCTAAATTCATTATTTGAGTAGATTAATAATTGAAAGGATGAAGATATATGAAAAGTAATATACTGTTTGCAAATAAGATTATCTGTACTTTAGATCTATGTAACGAAAAAGGGATTCCATTTACCCAAAAAGGCGTTATATGGGAGTATACTGGTTATGGAACATTAAACTCTGTCAGATTAATTAGAATGAGAGACAATGGAATTCCAGAATGGCTTACAGTGCCTCATGATTTATTAGAAAAACATTTCGAAGCATTGGAGGAATAAAATGTTAGGATTTTTATCTAAAAATAAAAAAGAAAATATTTATCATAAGCACAATTGGAAGTATGCGGATAGTTGCTATCAAATTTATTCGCCTAAAGGTGATAATTATGGAGTTAAAATATATGATGTATTTACTTGTGACAGTTGTATGGAATGTAAATTTGAATTACGTGAGACTTTAACTGAAATATTTCATGAGAATCATATTTTTAATTTAAGAATTATCCGTGAAGATTGTATTAGCTATAGTGAGGCAATGAGGAAATATAGATAGATAAATCTTACTTTTATCGAATAAATTAGGAGGAATGAAAATGATTAAAAAATGTACAACAAAACCAGTAGAATTAGAATATGTAGTTTGGACAGGGTTAAACCGTAATGAGATTGAGCAATTGTTAGGATATGAAAATGCAAAATTCACATTAGATTTAGTTGACGGTTGTATGGGAATGCAATTAATTATTAATGATTATGTAGTTAAACGTGGATCATATATTGTAAAATGTTTATCAACAGCACGAATTTTAAGTGAAGAACAATTTTTAAATGATTATACTTTAAACTAAAATATAAATATTATAGTATTTATTAAATAAGGTAAAATGTTAAACATTTATTATTGATTAATTTCTGGTTATGTGGTATATAATAAGTAAGGATTAATCAATATGAAAGCGAGTGGTGAAAATGAGTAATATTATGATTGATAGACGAATGAAGTCGAAAATTGATAGTATTTATGAGTATGACAATGGAGCATGTTCGATTAAATTTAATGATTTAAATGATACGTTCTGGTTTAATAATCGTTCTGATCTACAAGAGTTCATAAATCAGATTGCAAAAGAAAGATATTATGACAAAGAAGTAAGAAACGGTTATTTTGATTATATTAATGAACATAACGAAAAGTTTAGATATTATGTTGCTAGTAATAGAGGAAAATTAACCCTATTAAAAGAGGAATGTGTAGGTTAGGTATTCTTAGTCTACTATGAATGATTATGTAAGAATAAAATGAAAGATTTATAGGGGTGTAATATGAAAACAATAGATTTTGCTTACAAAACAGTAAACATATCAAGAATTGGATATTTATCAACTGAGATTGGAACAGGATTTCATGGAGGAGATCGTGCGGTGGTAATGATGGTCGATGGTGTTGAGTTAAAAGAATGGTATAAAACACGTGTCGAGGCAGACGCGAGGATTGAACAACTTCAAAGAAAAATTGGGATAATTAGATGTTAATAAATGTTGATTTAATAATAGAGGTGAGTAGGGATGAAATTTAAAATTTACTTAGATAGTGATTATAAACCATTGCAAATAACATCATTGTCAGATGTCTTGCTTAATGGAACAATCAATATGTTGTTACCAGACTATTTAAAAGATAATGTTGTTACATTTTTAAAATATCAAAAGTTTGGCAAATATGATAGCGAAGTCGAAAAGATGTTGATTGATGAAGTAAACGATGTCTTAAAAGAGCAATAAAGGTTGATTTAATAGTGATTAAGGGGAGGAAATGAACATGGAAGAAATGTACACTTGTGAACTTTGTTTTTGGGATGATGTTGATCCGGACGCACAATGCGAGAAGTGTGGAAGATATTTTTGTGAAGGCTGTGGTTCTTATGGTGAGTGCCTTTGTAAAGATTGTCAAAGCAAATAAAAGATTCATTCTATGATAAAAAAAGGAGAGATTGATATGGAAGTAAAAGATATCATTGATAATTTAGATAGGTTTGATAACGAATTGCTTGATGACATTATTGAGCAAATTACAAATGTCAAGCAAAAGAGAAAAGAAAACGAATGTTATGAGTTAGTCAACAAATTAAATGAACTGTTGAAACCTATTTCCGATATTGTGAAATACCTAGAGGAACAAGAGTTAGGCAGTGACATTGGTTTCTTGGTTACAAATGAGTTCAAAGTTGAAGAGGATTGTGACGGTAACTATTATGTCGTTTTAGATTAATGAATCAAAATAAAATATCCATTTTACAATAGATAAAGGAGGAATTATAATATGAGCAAACCGATACCAAAATACTTTGAATATTATTGCAAAAATTGTATGAGTGCATTAATCCCAGTAAATCATAATCATTCGCCATTAAATATAAAAATAAATTGGCAAAACTACTATTGCAGTAAGTGTAATTGTGTCGTTTTTACGGATTATGGATTCGATAATAAATAAAATCATGGTTTTACCGAGATAGATGATAAATCTATCTTTTTTATTTTCACAAAAAAACATAAATAAAAATAAAATAAAATTTAAAATCATAAAACTTGTACAAAAGTTTAACTAATAGTACTAAATTTTGTACAAGTTTTATGATTTTAAGTAAATAAAAATGTAATAAAAAATAAAATGTTGACTTTTTTATGCAAAAATAATATTATTTATGTATAAAAAATAAAGGGAGAGAATTGATATGAGTCAAAATATAGGCTTAGAAGTTGCAAATGGCTTTATAAAAATTGTTACACGAGATAATGAAGTTATATATCCAAACAGATTAAAAAGACTTACAGGAAGCGAATTTAACGCAATTGGAAACATAGGCACTGTCTATGAGTACGATGGACGTAAATATATGATAGATCCTAATGGAGTTAGCAGTGGTGGTAGAAGTTCTGACCGTTATTTAAGTAAAGAATACCTATTAGAGTTGCTAATTGCTATTAAACAGGTTGCAACAGAAAGAAATATATCTCTAACCATTGGCGTGCCATGTCGTGATTTTGAAAATACAAGTCTTAAAAATGAGATGGTTGAAAGAATCATGGGGAGGCATGAGATTACTGTTATAGAAAACGATTCATCAGAAGATTCTATTATTAATATTCAAGATGTTTTTGTGACTTGTGAGCCATTAGGTACATTATGCGATTTTGTATTCAATGAAAAACTTCAAGTAATAAACGATAGACACAGTTTAAATTATGTTATTATAGATATTGGTTTTTCTACAACTGACATTTTAGCAACGAAAGGATTACAAGTTGACAGATTAGCTGGCAAAGATATCGGATGTATGGATATTGTTCGCAACTTTGTCAGAGAGATGAATAATTTAAAAAAAGATACAGATTATCATTTCACAAATGTTGATGTTTCAGATGATATTTCTCCGATTGTATATAAATATGGTGAGAAATTTGATTTTTCAAAGCAATTAGATGAGGTAAAAACGGCTTTTGCGTCTGATTTAGAGTCATTTATTAGGGATACTGGTATAAACTTAGCCAATTATGACCGCATTATTTATACAGGTGGTGGGGCATTAGCGATGCAAGATTATATCAAATTGCGTTCGAATGCGATAATTCATAAAGACGCACAAATCACTAACGCACGAGGGTTTTACAAGTACACATTGATTAAAAAAGGGTGATTTCATGGCACGTAAGGTTATTGCAAGGAAAAGCATTATATTTTATGAAGGTGATGAAGAGTTGCTTGAAACAATAGCACTGATGGCTGAGTTAGACAAGCGATCATTTTCTTCATTTATAATAAAAACATTGGAGGAAAAGGCTTATAAATTCGATGAAATTGTTACAGAAAAGCCATTAAAAAATAAAAAAAATAATGTTGATGATGAAATTAGAGATAATAAAAAAGACGAGATAGTTGTACCAAAAGAAACAAAAGAGATATTTGGCAATTTTGGTAACATGGCATGAGTAATAAATTGGTAGTAGGTTAGTAATCTGCTATCTTTTTTCAAAAATAAAGTAAAATGTTAAAAATACAGTTGACTTTGATATAGTTCCCCCTTATAATATAAATATAGCCAAATATATTATATGTTTATTCCTTAATTTTTATTCATAAAAAGGTAAAATATTAAAAATAAATTTATGATTGTGCGAGTTTGGTTATAAGGAAAGTAGTATGAATTAAATGGAGGAACTAAGATTATGAGTTGTAAGAGTTGTGCAAGTAGATATGTCGGTTGTCATAGTGAATGCTCAGATTATATTTTGAGTGACATTATAAACAAGATTCGCAGACATAACAAAATGGTTGAACATGAAATGAATATCGCTAAATATGAATCAATTGCCAGAAGCAAAAGAAGAGGTAGACGATAGGGGTGAGAATATGTTTTGGGTAGGTATGTTATCAGGATTATTTGTAGGAGGATTCTTTGGTATTATGATTATGTGTTTATTAATTATTGGAAAAACGGAGGATGAGAGAAATGAAAATTAATGTTGTAAATGTTGAAACTGGAAAAGTCATGTTTGAGTATAAAGGAAATTATGTGCCTCGTATTGGGGAAATGGTATTTTGGGAAGATTGTGATGGAGTGTTAGAAGTTGATTACGTTGCTACTAAATTAATTGAACGTGATAATGAAAATGTAATTGAATATGTAGAAGTTGGGGTTAGTTTAAATTAAAGGGGAGATAAAGATGAATAAATTAATTTGCTTGTGTGGTGGATCTGGTTGTGGGAAAGATACGTTGGCACAAATGATTACAGATAAATATGACATTGATGTGTTAGTTTCACATACAACAAGACCTATGCGTAAAGGTGAAATCAACGGAAAGACTTATCATTTTGTTGATGATAATACATTCAATGAGTTAGAAGATAGCAATAACATTGTAGCCAGCCGTAAATATAATACTGAGTTTGGTGTATGGAAGTACGGATTAAGTGTAGAAGAAATCAATTCTAAGTTATCTAAGAGTCATTGTGTGACGATTGTAGATATGGGTGGGTTAGAACAGTTGAAAGCTAAATATGGTGATCAAATTGTGTCTGTATATCTGTATTTAGACAAAGATACACGAGCCGAAAGATATGTTAACCGTGACAAGGTGACATTTGATGGATTAAAAGAATGTATTCGTAGAATTGAAGATGATGAAATTGTATTCAAAGACGCTCGATTCAAGACAGATTTATCGTTCTATAATCGTAATACACGACAAACATTTGACCAATTAAAATTAGCGTTAAGACGATATGATATTGAGCTGGGGTGACGATATGAGCTGGGATCTAGCAAAAGACTATTTACAAACTGGTGAGAAAACAAGACAAGAACAATGGGGTAAAGGCAAATTTATTCAAGTTCGTGAGGATGTAGAAAACATTTTAATTGATGAAAATGGATTAGCTTATTATCCTGATGAAGATGATTATAAGGCTAGTTGGAAATTGTATGATGATAAAGTTGAATTTAAAGACATGACGCCACAACAACAAGAAGAGATTGTTAAAAATAAAATATTATGTCTATACAATCATAGAAGTAGATTGTTAAACAACTTACTATATTCATATGCAAAAGATAACAATAGTATTCCAAATTGGGAGTATAAAAGTGGAATTAAATATTATATTACTTACTCTCATACAGCAGATAGATTTATGACAGAGGGATCTTGGCGTTTGTATTGTCCAACTATTACATATTTTTCAGATAAAAAAGTTGCAGAAGACGCGATTTTAAAATACGAAAAGCAATTGAAACATATCGTGGAGCTTGAAATTTTAAAGGGTTACGTTAATAATTGCCATGATTTAAGTGAAAAGTTGGATGAGCTAAATAGTAAAATTGATACCTTATCTAATCAAAAATTTTTAAATATTTAAAAGGTAAAATGTTAAAAATAATTACAATAAAAGTCCGATTTTATTGGCAAATTTAATATAAAAAGGGGAAGATAATATGAGTAAATTAAGAGTTATGGAGTTATTTAGTGGGTACGGAAGTCAACGTATGGCACTGCGAAACTTAGGAATTGATTTTGAATCAGTTGGGATTAGTGAAATTGATATTCCAGCAATCTTAAGTTATGCAAGTATTCATGATGGGCTAGACGTTGAAGATGAAACATTTGAATATCCAACAAAAGAAGAAATGATTAAGTTTTTAGAATCTAAAAATATTGGATTGGACTTCAAAAATGGTAAAGTTAAATTACCTAAAAATTTAGATAAGCTAAAACAAATCTATCGTGCAACAGTATTATCGAAATGTTTTGGGGACGTTTCATTATTAAAGCTTAGCGAATTGCCAGATGTAGACTTCGTAACTTATTCTTTTCCCTGTACTGATATTTCCGTGGCCGGACAACAAAAAGGTATTAAAAAAGGACAAACACGTTCAGGGTTATTATATGAATGTGAGAAGATTATTGAAGAAAAACGTCCTAAATATTTACTAATGGAGAATGTTAAAAATTTAGTTGGTAAAAAGTTTAAAGAACAATTTGATAAATGGCTATCTTATTTAGAATCACTAGGATACAAGAATTATTGGCAAGTTTTAAATGCGAAAGATTATAAAGTTCCACAAAATCGTGAACGTGTGTTTGTAGTATCAATCTTAGGTGAACATGATGGGTATACTTTCCCACAAAAACAAAGACTAGATATTCGTTTAAAAGATGTTTTAGAGTCACAAGTTGAAGGTAAGTATTATCTATCTGATGAGATTCAAGCGAGATTTACACCGTTTCCATCAAATAGATTAAAAAATAGTGATATTTCAGTATTGGGCACAACAGCTCCTAATCCGAGGGGGATTAATGGCGAATTGATTTATGATAAATCAACATCTGCTTGGGTTTATGATGTTGACAAATGTGTTGGAACTTTGTCAGCACGAGATTACAAACAACCTAAACAGATTACAGAAGAAATTATAGAAGTTGGTATTTTACCATATGAAAAAAGCAAGAAAAAACATCAAAGCAATACTGTTTATGATTCGTGTGGTGTTAACCCAACACTTACAGCTTGTGACTATAAGTCCCCAACTAAGATTATCCAACATGACATTGATTATGTGATTGGTGAAAACTATGTCGAGTATGTTGGAGTTGGTCACCATCCGAACAGTAAAAAGAAAGAATTCAACGGCTATCACAATAAAGAATGTCCGTGTCTAATTGCAACAGATTACAAAGCACCTAAAACAATCATGGAACGCATAGAGTGTATCGCTGACGAAGTTAAAAATATAGCAGAAAAAATGAGAAATGAAGAAATCGGAATAACTGTAAAAGACAATTTTGATATCAGACCACACAGATTAGACGTTAAAAAAAGTGGTTTAAGTGAATTAAATATTAATTGCGATGAAAATTGTAGTCATATTGTAACTACAACTCATTCCCCTAAGACATACGGACTGTCAACAAATTATCGTATTCGCAAATTAACTCCACTTGAATGTTGGCGATTAATGGGTTGTTCAGATGAAGATTACTATAAAGCAAAACGATTTAACTCAGACTCTCAGTTATATAAGCAGGCTGGAAACAGTATTGTTGTAAACGTATTAGAAGGGATTTTTGCTAATATGTTTTGTGAGAATAATCAATCAAAATAAAATCTCAGTTTTACAGTTATTTTTTTAAGATTTAGGGTAAAATGTTAAAATTAATGAAAGTAAAATAAACGACTTACTGTAACTAAATGGTTTTAAATTCAAATATAAAGGAGAAATGAGATATGAAGTTAGATAAATGCGTAGTTTGTGGTAGTGAAAACATTGTCAAAAGTGGAGAGACAACTTATGTTTGTGGTAATTGTAATGTGATTGTCGGTGTTGATCTTGTAAACGACAAAGCAATTGTATTAGGTAAATAAGATTCTTTGTTTTAAGACAACTTATTGGAGGATGATTTGATGGTTAAACTAAAAGATTTGAAAAATATTATTAAAAACCTTGACGATGACTATAATGTAATTATTTGTAAAACAGACGGTGATGGTAGCAATGACACAATTGTTGAAGTAAACATCTCAACTGGAACAATTTGCATAAAATGTGAGTAAAATAAATGATTATAGTTATTTAGTAGGAGGTAAAAAATATGATGAGCGTTGTAATATCTGTTATGATTGGTTTAATAGTCTTAGGTGTGATTATTGGTATTGTATGGTTATTTTGTGAACATCCTGAGATATTTATATTGATAGGATTTATGCTCATAATTATGGTGTTTGCGTGGTATATTGGTGAATTTATTATAAATGGGTTGTCTGAAATTATAGAGCTTAACATGGGAGGGAATTAACATGAGAACATTGACACCATTATTTTTAGTATATTATATTTATCAGCTTTTTAGCCAACACAAAATGTTGAGATCATTTAATAAAAAGTATGAGGGTGAGAAGTGGGCTGAATTAACAGAAAAAGCCAAAACAAATACATCAATTATATGGGATATGCTTAAATTTATCGGATTATCATTCGTTCACGTCTTGATTGTTATGCCAGTTGAGTTTATCTATATTTGTAATTCATTTACAGTTAATAAAACAGTGGCGTTAGCGTATTTAGTGTTCTGGCTAATGATTCTATTTAAAGGAATTATTAAATATAAATTAAATAAAAACAAGAAGAAAGATTATGTTTTACCGTCAAATTGGAAGTTATCAAATTTTATTATTAATATCATCGATGTATTATTCTTTGGCTATATGTTCTATATGTTGATGATTAAGTAGGTGGTGACATGGAGTTATTAGTAAATATTTTTAAACTAATTGAAACAGTGTTTTATATTATTGTTTTATTCCTTGTATGTTATTCATTTTGGCATGGATCATATTACAAATCAGGAAATATTGAGATTGAACTATATGGAATTGGACGATATTTTCAAGGGAAATAAGGAGGAAGAATAAATGAGTAAATTAAATGTACAGTCGGTTATTTTAAATGAACGAGAAGTTGTAGCAAAAATGATAGCTGAGAAAGTGATTCCTGATTTTATTAAGGATGAAAATATTGTTAATAGCATTACTCGATATTATATGTGCAAGGATGATTTTGTCGTCGATAAAATTAAAGAAGTATTAGACGCTAACGGATTGTACAGTAGTGACAATAGAATCAAATCTCTAGTCGAAGGTTGTCAGTTAACCGAGTTAAGAGATATTAAAGAGCCAGTCCTTATTTATAAGGAAGAAGTCGAGGCTATTAATAAATTAAAATCACGAGTGGCTAAGCGTGTGCTATTTGCTATGTTAGTGTTACTAAAGATTAACAATATTAAATACGAGAAGAAAGACAATCGCACTTACTACTTCCCAGAGGACTATTATAAATATACAGGTAAAATCGATTACAAGAGCAATATTATGGTTTTTAACACATTACAACAAAAAGGGTATATTAATATTCCGTTATTTGAGGATGTCAAAAATAAAGATGGAGAAGTTGATGGTATAATCGTAGAATCAAAAATTATTAAATTTGATGGCGATGTGGCATATACAATCAAGGATCATTTTGAATCAAGTAAAGACCACTTTATTAATGTATTTGGGTTAGAAGGAAGTAATAAGTTTCGCTGAAAACTATGAGGTGTTTACTAATTGCGACAGATATCTCTTGGATTATTTAAAATCATCTAATATTAGGAGTATCATGTGCCTTGATTTTAGTAAGTGGAGCGTTCTTCATGAGTTATATCGATGAACAATAAAGTAAAATATTAAAAATAGTTTGACTTGTGTTATTGTTTTTGGTAATGTTTAGTTGTAACACAAGTCAAACAATAAAGGAGAGAATAAGATGACATATTTTCGTGTAATCAAAGAGAGTAAGTTTAGAAAAGAGAATATGATTTCTATGGAGCACACGCAAGGAAATGGTGTGATAATCGGAATCCAAAACAGTGTTGCCCCGATGGAATATGCTAGTTTCTCAGTAGAAGACGTTAAAGAAATCATCAATCATCTAAACTATATGATCCAAGCGAATGAACAGTAAATTATTTTAATTGGTAAAATACTTATTTTATAGCAAATAAAAGGAGAGATGAAAATGGAGCAACACAAGTATCATAGTATTGTCCGTTATGGGCATAAAAGTACACAAGAGGTATTAAACAAAGGTGACCAAATCATCATTCAAGAAAAGATTGATGGAGCTAATGCAAGTTTTGCGGTCATTGATGGCGAATTAAAATGTTGGTCGCGTAATAAAGAACTCGATGCAGGCAATACATTAGAAGGTTTTTATGGGTGGGTAAAAGACAATATTGATGCAGATAAGTTATTAGAAGGAGTCATCTACTTCGGTGAATGGACTGCACGACACAAGGTTGTTTATGAAGGACATGAAAAGGAATTCTTTTTATATGACATCTTTAACCTACAGTTAGAAGAGTATGTTTCATTCTCTATGGTTCGAGATGAAGCTAAACGTTTAGGACTACAATTAGTTCCAGTATTCTTCGAGGGAGAGTTTGAATCTTTCGACCAGTTAATGTCTTATGTTGGTCGCACAGACCTAAATGGGACATTAGGCGGAGAACCATCTGGAGAAGGTATTGTTATCAAGAATGTAAACTATCGTGACCGTTTTGGAAAACAATTATTCGTTAAGTTAGTGATTGACAAATTTGCAGAGGTTCAAAAACAAAAGAAGCCTAAGAACCCTAAAAAGACGTTTAATCCAGAGGAGTTAAAAGTCCGTGAGTGTACCACTGTACCCCGTGTTAAAAAACAATTATTTAAGATGATTGAAGAGGGGCGACTAGACCGAGATTATGGAATTGAAGACATGGGGTTCTTAATTAAAAATGTGTCACCTATGGTTGCAGAGGACATTTTAAAAGAGGAAATGCAAGACTTTAGCATAACAGTCAAAGATATTCAAGTATATATGACAAAGGTTTTACCATTAGTGCTTAAAGAAATCATCAAAAATAAGCAATAAAATACAATTTTAAGTTAGAAAGAGGGGTTGGAATGAAGCATAGTTGTTGCCCTATTTGTGGGTATAAACGAACTCATATTGGAATTACAAGGAAGTATACAGATGGGTTTTTCTTAATGCCTCAAATTTGGATTGGTTTCGAAGTTGTTCGTAAGTGTAAGAATGGTCACTATTGGACTAAAACATGGGTGCAGTATTAACAATAAAAACACAATTTGATAGCAATTAGGGAGGATAATATGGAATTTAGAAATAATAAGAACATTGACAAAACACTATTGTCAAACGGAATGGTAATTGATAATTGGAAGTCGCTATGTGAACTAATGAATTGGAAATACACTCATAATGGAAAGAGTGTAATTGCACAAAAAAAGACTCTTGGCACAGTATGTAAATGGCATAAAGAAAAACGTTCAATTATTATTGATAAGGTGTACAACAAGGAATTGACAAGAAAAGAGATATCCCAAAAAAAGATTACGGTAATTGAAATACATGATGACATTCATTTGGATGTGCTTTTTAATTATTTAGATGAGCAGGATGTAAATTACAAGCATACCGAGAAATATTGTTTTTCAAAATAAGCAATTCATTTATCTGAAAGGAGTATAAAAATGAGTAAAAATAATTCAGAATACAATAAAATATTAAATGAAATTGTTAATGTAGTAGATAATGGTGGGATTAATATAGAACTAAGCAAACCCGCAAGTAGAGTTGTCTTTGAAAATGGAGGTTTTTCACAGCTTCTCATTGACTTAAAAGAACATGGATATTTGTTTGATTACGAGTTTGTGTGTGAAGACAATGAAACTGGGAAAACATATGTTTTCGATGACAAAATTAAAAATAACAAACAACTTTACGATGAATTTTTTATTGTTTTTTATGGTGTAACAAACGTAACAATTCACACTAGACTAACACCAATAAAACAATAAAACATGGATTTTATTTTTTTAGAACATAAAGTAAATTGTTAAAAGGAGATAAAAGGTATGAAATATAATCTAAAAGAAGAAATGGTTATTGATAATTCAGTGGTGAAGTCAGTTCATATTGGGTTTGAGAATATGGAAGGTTATACTATTCCAGTTGAATGTTTTGAATATATTGAAATTAACCCACTAGAAGAGAAGATTTGTGAGTTCTCATGTCATGTTATTGATAATGGTGAGATAGACTACTGTTCTTGGGGAGACAAAGAATCAACATTTGCTCAACGTGTTAATAAATATGATGACATAACAAATGTTGCTTTTGTCTGTGAGGATGGGAGTAGGCATACGTATGAAACAGTTTGGTATTATGGAGAGAATGATGAAGAGTGGTATCAATTTGACCAAATTAACATGTATCAAAAAACCACATTCCATAGTTACAAAGAGGTTGAAATTAGCGTTGCTAAATCTAACAACACTTATACTATTGGAGAAGTGTTAAGTATTGGCACTTATGAACCAACCCTATTCAAAGATGAGTTTGAGATTGTTTATAAAGCAAAAGATGGATTTTTATTTACTGTTGATGAAGAAGTGCCTGTGAGAATTAGTTTAGACATTATAAATACAGAGTTCACAAAAGTTGAATAAATTTATCGGTGAATAACAATGAATGTGAATTTTATCATATAGGAGGGGTTAGTGTGAAAACATATGTAGGATACACAATTTACTTAGGCGAGAAAGTTATTCAAATTGTTACACAAGATAAAGAACAATGTATTGCACACATGGATAGTTTATACTCCTTCTCAAACGGAGTTGCTAAATATCATATTCAAACGTGGGAAAACGGCATAAGGTTGTCTACTAAAAAAGTAACAAAACAACAATAAATCGTGAATTTTATAGATATTTTAGGAGTGACATCATGTTAGAGACAATAATTTTTATTTTCTTTATTTCATTATTAGTTGTTATTGGACTGGTGCTAAGTATTCCATTCATCCTTTTGTTTAACTATCTTATGATAAAAGATAGTATTAAACGATTCGATGATATTAAAACAGTAACCTTAAATAACTTTTATGTAGATTTTATAACTGCTACTGGCGAGAATTTAACCACAGAAGTTGGATATTGTATAGATAAAGGTGTGGCACTTTGTGGTGTTGAGCGTTTGAAACGTATAAAAATGGACAATAAATGTTATCCAATGTCATCACTTTCTAGCTATGAAATTATAAAGACAAATGAAACTATTGACGCTTTGTTTACTAAATCGAATATAAAAAACGGAGAACATTATTATTTATATAGCAAGAATCAAATTGAATGCAGAAACAAGGAAATAATTAAAAATAAGAAGATAGCAACTGAATTAAAGAATGATAAACGTAAATTTTGGGAGGAGTTTGTGAGAACTCTGAAATGGAAATAATGTGACAAAAATTTAGAGTTTAATGATTAGTTTAATATGAAAAGAACGACTTATTAAACTGAATTAGAGGAGTTTAATAGATATGATAGATAATCTAAAATATCAACAAGAGAATTTACAAGAATTACTTCATGCTCATTCAATTAATGGCGATCGTAAACAGATATATAGACTATATCTTAATGGCAGGTTATATGGTGGCGGTAATTGGAGTTATATGCAGGAACTAATGAATGATTGGGTTAATTCTTGTGACATGTATGGCTATGATACTGTTGAGTTTAAGGTTGAGAGATATTCCAAAAGGAGCAGAGATTAATAATGAAGTGTGTAGCTAATATTATAAAACAATTACAAGTAACAAGTAGCACTAATGATAAAATTTCTATTTTAAAGTCAAATTTAGATAATGAGACATTAAAAAAGGTATTACTTTATACACTTGATCCATTTAAAAAATATAAAATCACAGAGCAAGTTTATGATAAGACTGAATGGACTAAACTAGAATACGAAGTAGATTTCTTTAACTTCTTAGATGAGTTGTCATCCTCAAATATTAATGACTTATCACGTTCTATAATTAAGTCAATTATTGAATCAGAAGAAAATGAGGATGTTCGAGAGTTATATAAACTGATCTTATTTAAAGATTTAAAGTGTAACATTGGAGATAAGGTAGTTAATAAGGTTTGGAAAGGTTTGATCCCAGCATTTAATGTTATGTTAGCAGAATCACTTGCAAAACAAAAGGATAGCTTTTTAAATGGTAAGGAATTTGCAATCACAACTAAATTAGACGGGAATCGTATGGTTTATATGCCTAACACCCAACAATTTATTAGTCGTCAAGGGCAACAATTTGAAGGGCTAGGTCATTTATTGCATGAGTGCGTTAATCTATCACAAGGCAAATATGTACTAGATGGCGAGTTAATTCACTGTAACTATGATAATTTACCTTCAGATGAATTGTATCGCCTAACTATGAAAGTAAGTCGTAAGAAAGGAAATACACCCGAAAAACGACATTTAGAGTTCCATATCTTTGATATTATTCCACTTGAAGAATTTATACAAGGCGAATCATCAATGCGATATTATCAACGTATGGAAGTGTTAAATAGTGCTTTTAACAACGCATTAGATTTAGATTTTGCAGTACAAGTCAAACCTTTATACGTAGGTAAGGATCAGAATGTTATCCCAGAACTGTTATCAAGTGTAACCGAACAAGGCGGTGAGGGGTTAATGTTGAATCTGACACAAGGAACTTATCAATGCAAACGTTCAAAAAACATCTTGAAAGTTAAGAAATTCGAAGTTGCAGATGTAATTGTCGATAGTGTATATGAAGGAACTGGCAACTTTAAAGGTACTTTAGGCGGTATAAATGTACGATTTAAACATGATGGGGAATTATATGAATGTGGCGTAGGCAGTGGTTTTACACAAGAGCAACGTGATAAATATTGGAGCAATCCTAATTTATTAATTGGTAATATTATTGAGGTTCAATATTTTGAGGTTTCTAGTAATCAAGATGGTGGTAAAGGATTACGATTTCCTGTATATTTAGATCGCATTCGTCATGATAAGACTATTGATGATATTACCGAAACAAAAACTAACTAAATATTTAAAAAAATGGAGTAAAATGTTAAAAATAGTGTTGCAATTAGTTGGAATACATGGTAATATATAGGAGTAGCAAATGAGAGATAAAAGTTGTGAGTGAGAGTAGCAACAATAATAAATAATGGAGGAAGAAAATATGAAATTATTAGCTAAAACAGGACAAGAAGTAGAAGTGGTAATTGATTCAAAAACAATGATGGCAACGGTAGATGGACGTAAATTAGCAGTTGTCAAAGATAATAAATTCAAAGTTTGGAATGATACAATTTTAACAGATCAATCATTAAATGTGGTTCGCGAAGAAATGAGTAAATATATCAAAAAGGTTGAGACTGGTAAAAAGAAATAATTAAGGTAAATTGTTAAAATTAAATAAAAGAGAGGTTTTATCGCCTCTCTGATATATTAAAGGAGAGACGATATGAACCTATTCGAAATTGGATTCACAGTTGTATTAGCGACATTCTTATTATCAATCATGCTTGGAATTGGATTTATTACTTTAGATTGTATTAAGAATAAGTAGAAAAACACGTAAAAGATTATGAAATTATTAGGAGGAAGAGTAATGTTAGATTATGATAAAAAATTAGATTTAGAAATTATGTTCATGGAAATGTTCGAAAATGTCCGGATGGTGATTTAGCAGAAGTATTGCTCGAAGAGATTCAGAATATAGCTGAATGTTCATTAGAAGAAATTAAAGAGGAGAAGGGTTGGGAGTAATGAAAACAAATTTATTATTCACTAACAAGCAGTACCATAAATACACCACAACATGGTGGGATAAGTTTTTAAAATTAATCGGAATTGAGGAGGAAAAGTAATGGAAGGGTATTTACATAATGGAAAATTGTATTTGAACGTAACAAATATGCAAGATTTCAAAAGTCTAATAGAACAGGCGAAGGAAGAAGCAAAACAACTTAATAAAACAATTCAAAAGTTAGACAATTTCCAATTTGAAATTAAGTTGAGTGAGGAGGAAAGGTAATGAATTCATCAGATAAGTTATCAGATTGGATTGTTATTCTGTCTTTGGTATTCAGTGGATCAGTGATAATTGGAACGGTTATTTATTTGATGCAACTGATGGGATATAAAAATTTTTTCTAATGATTAGATAATTAGTGAAAATTCTAAATTAAATTTAAAGTTGATTTTAGTCGATTTAAGGGTGTTTGGGTTTGTATTGGTGTTGTTTATAGGATTTTAATTTCAAACACCTTAGAGAAGAAAAAAACGATGAATTTGGAGGGTGTAGCATATGGTAAATAAAAAATACGAATTCACAGGAGAAACAAAAAAGTTTTCGGGAAGAACATTAAAACGTATTAAACGTATTAGTGATGGAGTAATCGGCGGTTGGATTGAGAGTGAAGAAAACTTATCGCATGAAGGGTGGTGTTTTATTTACGATGAAGCAATAGTTTGCGGTGAAGCGAGAGTTTACGATGAAGCAGAAGTTTACGGTGAAGCAGAAGTTTACGGTGAAGCGAGAGTTTGCGGTGAAGCAATAGTTTACGATGAAGCAGAAGTTTACGGTGAAGCGAGAGTTTACGGTGAAGCGAGAGTTTGCGGTGAAGCAATAGTTTGCGGTAAAGCAAAAGTCGGTAGTTTTAAAATCCTCGGTTATGTAGCCTCGACATTTACACACATCTTTCAATTACAGTGTCAGCATCGTTTATTAACAGCTATTTTGAAAGAAGATGGACAAATCTTATATTCAATTGGGTGTCAAACAGAAATAACCAAAGAACACTTTATCGAACGCATTTATGACCACAATCGTGGTTTAAAGTGGAATCCGCATCGTCAAGAATACTTAGTTGCTATCGAACTAGCAGAGAAATATTTTGAATCAATGCAAAAAATAGATGAGAATTAGGAGGAAGAGTAATGAACGGATTAGAAGCTATTGAGTTAATGAAGCAAGGGAAGGTAGTAGTAAGAGTAGATACTCGAGTGCAATATCGATTAAATAATGATCGCGTAGAAGGTGCAGATCATATCGGTAGATGGAGCGATAGTTGGATGTTTAGTGTAAATAGTGAATACGAAGAATGCATCGAACCTAAGCCATTAACAGGTTGGGATAGAACGGAACATTGGGAAGATGCTGAAGGATTTTATAGCATTGCAGAATGTGATGTATTGGCAGATAGAACGAGTTACAACCATGTTTTAAATCAAAAATGTTATGAAAATGCCAACTATTTTTCAACCAAAGAAAAGGCAGAAGAAATCAACTTCAAACAAACGTTATTCCGTAAGTTACAACGTTTCAGTGATGAAAATGGTGGGAATGAGATTGATTGGGAGAATACCAACCAAAAAAAGTACTGTATTTTATATTGCCACAGTTTTAAAGAATTGCAGTCCGATTTTACTTGGGTTCGCCAAAATCAAGGACAAATTTATTTCATTTCAAAAGAAATCGCAGAAAAAGCAATCGAATTATTCCATGATGATTTAATTAAATACTTTACACAATATTAATAAATAGAATTATGAATTTATTAGGAGGAAATTAAAATGGGCAAAGAAAATAAAAACTTAAATTTATACTTAGGTGGTCATATGCTTAATCGTGCCAATATTATGTTGCGTGAGTGGGAGCGAGATCAAATCAAGGCTTTGGGAATAGATTTATACGTTCCGCATGAGAATAAAGATATTAATGATAAAGAAGCAAATAAACATACAAATGACGACTTAGCAGAACGAATCGTAAAAGCAGATTTAGAGCGAATGATGGGGTGTAATGTCGCAATGATGGAATATCAACCAGAGGCACTAGGAACTACTATGGAAATTGCAATGTTCTATATGTTTAATAAGTTATACGATGAATTACATGAGATTTTAAATGATAATACCAAAACAAATGACGATAAACTATCATTAATCAAAGAATACTTTACTATAAACCCTCGCAAAAAGGTAATGTGTCATTGTCAGGATATTCGTCGCCACGACGCACCACGAGTAGGCGATAGACGAGAATGGTCATGCAATGCCTTTGTATTAGGTGTTGTGAATGCGTTACACGATGGTAAAAAAGATGGATTTATGGAGTATGATGAAATTTGGTCAGAATTAAAGGAGTTAAAAAACATTGAATAGAAGGTTAATCACTAACATCGTAGAAGGTAAACATTCATCTATTGATATTAGTGAAATACCCACAAAGAAAACATTTGGGGCTAATAAAGATGTTGAGTGTATAGATTGGTCTAATGGAGTAGGAAAGATCATAATATATACATTTGATAGAGTTTCTTATAATATTAGAATAGATGGATATGACGCCAAAAAATGTGTATTGACACTAAATGTTGTGGACGAAGGATTCAGAGATGATCTAGATTATAGGGTCGCTTCATCTACCGTGAAAAAGTGTGGATTAACAAAGTTGATAAGGAATATTTATGCAAATAAGAAATATGATTTTTTTACATAAATATATGGATGAAGACACCCTTAGAAATAGTTCTGTCGGCTTAAAGAAAAAAGTTAAGTGTAAATGCCCTGACTGTGGATATGAAAAGGAAATGATAATAAGAAATATAATTAAGCAGGGGTTTGGTTGTCATATATGTGGAGATGGTATATCTTATCCTGAGAAAGTTTTAGCAAACATATTATTTGAATGTGGGATAATGTTCGAAAAACAAATTTCTTTTGATGGTGGAATCACAAGATATGATTTTTATGTTCCGAGTCACAATCTGATTATTGAAGCGCATGGCGAACAACATTACAGACAACAACATAGAAAAGGCGCAAGGACATTAAAGGAAGAACAGTTAAATGATAAATACAAGAGACTTCTAGCTCATATGTGGGGTTGTAATTATATAGCGATAGACTGTAGAAATAGTAATATTCATTGGATAGTAGATAATATTAAGAAATCATCATTGAAAGAGATACTGAATATTGACGACGTTGATATAAGGAAAATAGAAGAAAATTCTAGGAGTAGTATTGTAAAACAAGTATGCAACAAATTTAATGACGGGTATAAGATTCAAGAGCTAATGGGAATGTTCAACATAAAAAGGTTAGCTCTGACAAATTATTTAAAAATAGGAACGGAGCTTGGGTTTTGCAAATACGATCCGGAGTTATCTTCAAAAGAAACAATAAGATTAAATGCAGAGAAAAACAGAAAAAGAGTTGTCGGAATAAATGTGCGAACATTTGATATGGTTGAATTTGAATCTGTATCTGAATGTGAAAGAACGCTTGGCGTAAACTCTGTATCTGAATGCTGTAATAGAAAAAAGAAATATTGCGGTGACTATATATTTAGATATGAAGACGACGAAACTCTCGACTATTTAGAGGTAGCTGAAGAGGTAAGAAGAAAGTTCAACACATGTGTCATAGGAAGACACATGATTGACGGTCATGAAGTGCTATATAAGAATGCAATGGAGGTAAGTGCGGACTTGGGTGTTGATTTTAGACAAATATATAGCTGTTTAAATAATAAGGCAAAGTCTGCATATGGATATGTTTGGGAATATATAACTATCTCAGATAGTAAAGAAGCTTTAAAAGAATTACAATCTAAATAATAACAACAAATAGGAGGAAATTATGAAGAAGATTAATTTTACATTAAATGATTTATACTATGGCTTATTACAATGTTTGACTATTATTGTTGCAACTGTTCTAGTTGGATCTCTTGCTGGTGTATCTCTGCCAACTGTTTTATTCGCAACAGGATTAGGCACTATTATATTTACGATTGTAACAAAAGGAAAAACGCCTATCGCAGTAGGAACAAGTGGTGCATGGCTAGGGAGTGCCATCGCAATGTCATCATTTGGGATAGATCACGTAGCAGGCATGACGATTTTAGGTGGTATTTTCTATATACTATTTGCTTTATTAATTGCTAAATTCCCAAAAGTGTTAACGGTGTTTACCCCATTAATCCTAAATGTTGCAGTATTGATGATTGCATTGAACTTAATAACAACAGCGGTTGGCTTAGTTATTGAAACGCCAATTACAGGAATTGTGACTATTATTGGTATTATCATTGTGTCGCAAATTAAATCATTGTCAAAGTTTGCGTTTCCAATTGGTATTTTATTAGGAACTGTTGTACATGGCGTATTATTTGGGTTAACGTCTGAAATTCAAACAGTATTTACCCCGGCAATCGTCATGCCAGTTTTTAATTGGACTACATTCGGAGCAAGTTTGATTTTCATTGGTTTAATTACAGAAGCTCTTGGTGATAGCAAATTAGTGTCAGATACAGTTGGTTCAGAATTTGAACCTCATAAAGTTATTGCTGGTAATGGACTTGCAAGTATCGTTTCAGGATTATTTGGATGTATGTCACTGACAACATATAGTGAGTCTTGTGCAATGGTTCGTGCAACTAAATTTGCTAGCTGGCAATCGATTATTGTGTGTGGAGTTCTATTTATGGTCATGTCGTTCATTCCACAAGTGGCATATGTTATTAATTTAGTACCATCAGTAGCATTAGCAGGAGTATTGTTATATTTATTCACATTTGTTGCAGTAGATAAGATTAACTCAATTAAAATTAATTCAGAGCAAGATCAAATTGTTGTTATTGTTGGATTTATTGGATTTTATTTATCGCCGTATTTAATTCCTAATATTTCTCAAATTGCAACAGGGATGATTTTAATGGTAATTACATATCTATTATTAAAATTAAATAAGGTAAAATGTTAAAAATATAGTTTACAATAGTTGGTAAATGGTGTAATGTGTTAAATATAGAAATTGTTCTTAATTGAACAGTTTCTAATCAAGTTCATAAGTTTATTGTGAATTTGATTAGAAACTTATAAATTCAAGTTTCTAGGATAGGAGAGATTTTGTGAAAACAGTTATTAAATTAATTAAGGAAATCAAAAAAGGATTAAAAGGGATTGAGAATACTGGATATGTTATGGGTTCAAAGGAATGCTAAATGTAACTAGAAAGTAAATTTTAGATGGTTGGTGATTGCGGTATATCAAGTTATTTGCGAGGAAAAAGTTGAAAAGGTTTTGGAATTGAGTATTTTAAATTGAGATACGCAGGTGGGGTGTTGTATAAAACACGTCAATTGGCACAAGAAGAAATTAAGAGATGCCAAGATAGTGTTACTTTTAAAAAATGCAGATTCACTATTAATGAGGTTCGTGAAAGTAAATAAAAATCAAATTTTAATGTGTTGAGGTGATGTTATGGTAAAGTGGAAGATTGATGGATGCACGTTTAGTTTAAATGACGATGATTTAGATATAAATTTAGATGTTGATGAACAGTCGGGATTAGTAGAGGTGTCTATTTCATCTCAAAAAGGTTGTAACAATATTATGTATGTTAAGCGTGAGGTTGCTCTCATTATGGCTCTATGGTTAAAAGATAGGGTATCAAAACAAAATTGATGATCCATGAGGTGAGGATATGAAAATAAACGATAGAGGTTACTGTTTGGTTGTTATTGACTCATACCATTATCCTCTTATGGTTGCTAAGAGTAGAGAAGATGAATATTTAATCCTCGTAAATTTAGAAACATCAATGGTGACAAAAACAGAGTTTAAAAGTGTAACTGATTTAGTTAGGTCAATTCCTGGGGGTGTTGTGACTAGACGAAGTTTTATTTATTAAAATTAAAAATTTATGAATTGAAAAGGATGATAAAATGAGTGGTAAAAAAATGGTGTGTAATATTGTCGTATATATTTTCATTCTCTTTGTTTTTTGGTTGGTGTTATCAAACTTAATCCCAAAAATGGTGATGAACCCACAAGAGTATCTTTGTGGCTTCAACATGGTGTTGTTGGGATTTGGAGTGGCTTGTGTGGTTGTGGGAATTGAAATCAAATCGTGTATTACTGAGTATTTATGGTATAAGCATTACCACATAATTTATTAATGGAACATTTTGAAGAATACAAATAAAATAATCGATTTAAATTATAGATTTTAAATACATTTAGGAGGTTAGGTGGATGCGATTATTAAATAAATTCTATTTTAAAGTTAAAGGTAAAGATGAAATTTATCGTGCAATATTAGTTGACAGAGATATGTGGGCTGTTGACAAAATGGGAAAATATTTTGGCAGAGGATATATCGAGCATGAACTTCATAACGGTAATTGGGAATTGATTAATCTTTAAAATTTAAAGACTGTTAGGAGGAATTATAATGATAGTCAAATTTACTTTAAATTGTTGTGGTTTTTCAGTTGGTGGTTATCGATATAATCATGAGATTGAGATTGATGATGAATCTTTAGTTGGTATGACAGAACAAGAAAAAGAAGATTTTATATATGAACAAATTCATGAATACATTCTTGATAGTTTAGATTATGGAATTACGGAAATAAGTAAATAAAATACAAATTTTAAATACATTTAAGGAGGACATTGTATGAAAGAGATTTGGTTGATTTGTAGTGGATGTTATAGCGATATTAATTGGCATGGTTTTTTTGAAACAGAACAAGAGGCAAAAGACTATTGTGAATGGCATAATAAATACACATCTGATGATTGGAATCGAGTTTGGTATAGTAAGGTAAATTCAATGTCATTTAAAAATGAAAAAGAAATCAATAAAATCGTCTATAAAATTACAACCGATGGATATGTAATAAAAGAAAATAAAATTGAAGTTATGTTGAGAGTTAATCCGTCAAATAGATATGAGATGGTATTGGACGAAGTGTACGATGATGAATTGGATGATTATGTTTACTATGACGAAGATGAGGATGATAGTTTCAAATTTAATTTAGAAATCGTTTGTGACGATAAAAATAAGGCTATAAAAATTGCACGAGATGTTATTGCACAAATAAAAGAGAAGTATATTGAATGCGAAGATTGGACTTTAGCAATGGAGAGCGTTGGTGGTTTTGTCTGGTAAATTGTGACTAGAATCAGAATTTAATTGACATTTAAGGAGAGGTCGATATGAAAGTTTATATTGTTGTGGAATATAGAGGAGTATCTCTTGAATATGTTGAATCTACAATCATTAAAGTTTTCAAAAATGAAAAACAAGCACATGATTTTGTAAGATTAAATGAAAACGAATGTGGGTATCGAGAATGGTTGGAAGTTGAAGAGTTTGAGTGCGAGTAAAAAATAGACTTTTATAAGGAGTAATAGTGTGGAAACGTTATGGATACAAGTTAAGGTTGATAAAAGAAATGGTGAAATTGTCATGTATGATAGTTCACTTCCAAAAGAGTTTTTAAAGACAGAAAAACAACACGAAGAGTTTTTTGAATTGTGTATGGATTTTAAAAATAAATTACAAATGCTTAAAGATAAAAGTAAATAAATAAAATTAAATTTTTAAGAGGTGATTGTGTGAAGTTAGAAGAACAATTAAAAGTAGCAATAGATTTAGCAAATAAATACCACTATAATCAAGTTGACAAATCTGGATTGCCTTACATCTTACATCCATTACACGTCATGAATAATGTTGATGGGATTGAAGCAAAGATTGTTGCAGTATTGCATGACATCTTGGAAGATACAATCTTGGTTGAGCCTGACTTAATTATTAATGGGTTCGATTTAAAAATCATAGAAGCAGTTATTGCCATTACAAAAATTAAAGGCGAAACCTATTCAGACTATTTAGCTCGTGTTAAGAATAATGAATTAGCAAGAATTGTGAAGTTGGCAGATTTAACACATAACATGGACATTACTAGATTACACAATCCAACAGAAAAGGATTACAAACGTGTAGAGAAATACAAAAAAGCATATGAGTATTTAAAGCTATGAGGTGAGAGTATGAAGTCGTGTGAGAATTGTTATTACAGAAGCCTAACGGATGAATCTTGTATTATAGGTCGAAAGTACGGTGATGTATGTAGTCAGTATGTAGGAAGATGTTTTGAATGTGAGTGGGACGAAGCTAGATATATTCATCATGGCTTGATGTATTGTAGAGATTGTCTATTTAAAGAGCTAGGCATTGAAGAATATCCAACAGTTGTTCATTATTACAAAGATGGTGAGTATTTAGGAAATAATGAAGATGATACAGATTTAAAAATTTTACAAAATGTATATCGAACGATTAAAGAGATTGAATAAATAATCTATGAGGTGAGAGAGATGGTGCCAGATAAAGAATCTATAAAAAAAGCTACAAGGATGCAAGGGTGCGGTATGAGAGCCGACTATTGCGCTGAAACAATCGGCAATGTCAGGATTGATATGGCTATATCTAGCATTGATATGAGAGTTTGGGAAGAAGATGTTAATAAGCAGATAAAAGATGCTATATTAAAAAATCATAAACATAATTTTATAAAAGCAAATGACGGAACGTACGACAAGGTATGTGTTATTTGTGGGATAAGAGCAAAACAAGCGGTGATGAAGTTTTAAAAAATAATCTATGAGGTGAGACTGTGAAAGATGTAAAAAAAATCCTAAAAGGACTGTTATGGATTAGTATAGTTATTCTTTTTCCATCTCTTTTACTGATGATCGCAACCTTAATATTAGGAGTTCCTTTTTTACTTTGGTTAGTAGGTATCTTAATGATTGTGATGTTCATCGGAGTGTGTTGGTTAGTAGGGGATTTATTTTAATTAAAATCAATGATCTATGAGGTGAGAGTGTGAAAGAAATATTAGTATTAGGTGATGTAACAAACGATTTTAGAAGATTAGGAATTGAAGTTCGTCAAACGTATAAAGGTGAGAAATATGGAGTATGTGAAGTAACTGAGGAAGAGTATGAAGTTCTATGTTTAGAGCCTTATTCCGAAGGAACTTGGATTAATAATGGTTGGTGTCATGAACCGGAGAAGAGTTTAGTTGGTAAATTTGGATTTGTTTATGTTAAGGGCGAAAAAATGAAGGGAACACTTGATGATAATGCAAGATATTCAGATTTGTTAGAATACCTGTGTTTATATCACGGAGTATCATGGTTCAATGGTCCTGTGGTATGTGGTTTTGCTAAGGCTTTAGCGAATTTAAATCATATGAAAATGAGTGAATTATTTATCAAATATCTATGAGGTGAGAGTATGCGTAGAGACAGTTACTTATTCACGTTATATAGGAACGGTCATGCAGAAAATCGAACATATGACACTATAACAACAGATAGTGAAGCTTATGAAATGGCAGAGGAATTGGAAAAGTGTTTAAAACTAGACAAAGTTACTATTTTTAGACAACATGTTGAATGGCATTGCATTGGTGAGAGAGAAGATGGAGAACTAACGATTTGAGGTGAGAGTATGAGCTTAAAGATAAAAAAGAAACGGTATTATCCAAGTGAAATGCCTTGCCCAGATTGCGGTAGGAGAAATTACTGGGTTAACAGTATTCCGATTTTGTTTTCATTAGAAGATGAACATAAACGTTGGTATCGTTGTGATTGTGGGTGTAGGTGGACTACAAGAGGTATCAGAGGTGATTAAAATTAAATTTTTATGAACGTTTAGGAGGATTTTATATGATTAAATCTAATATAAAGTTGGTTCCGCCTTGTAGTTATCAGGGAGGGAAACAAAGATTAGCAAAAAAGATAGTTGATATAATTTTTGAACAGAATGAAATAAATGAAGATACTAAGTTTTATGACCTGTGTTGTGGTAGTGGTGCTATAACATTGGAATTGATAAACAGAGGGATACATCCAAGCAATATAACTATGGTTGACAGTGGTGTATATGGTACATTTTGGAATAGTGTAGCTAATGACGAGTTTGATATGAATATATTTAAACAAGAAATAGATAAGTTGCCTAGTGTAGATAAAATCCAAAGCTATCTTCAAAGATTATCTAATTTAAGTGTTAATAAAGACTTATTAGAATATCATTATTTATTGCTACAAAGTGGTAGCTTTGGTTCAAAGCAAATATGGGTAGAAAATGATAAATGGAAAAACAATTCATTTAGAAGTTATTGGACACCAACAGAAACAAGCAATAGAAGAAGTCCTGTTAATCCTATGATGCCTATGCCTAACACTTTATTTGATAGAGTAAAAAATATAGTTGACTATATGGCAGGAAGTATAAATGCTATAAATTTAGATATATCAAAAATAGAGTGGCATTTTGATAAAAACTCAATAGTTTATATAGACCACCATATAAGAATACAACTGGGTATGGATTTAATTTTGACTATGAAGAATTTATAATCAATAATTGGGCATATGTTAATATATATGTTTCCGAGGGTTATAAAATGGATAGTGTTGAAGATGCAATATTATTATCTAAAGGTAGAGCAAAAGGAAGTATAAGCGGTGATATTAAAAAGAAACCAACAGAAGAATGGTTGAATATTTTTAAATTACACGATTTAAAATAAATATATAAAATCTAATTAAAATCAGAATTTTATTGGAAAATAATAGAGTAAAATGTTAAAAATAGTGTTGACGAATAGAGTTAGATAGTGTAAAATAATAAATGTAGTAAGGAACTCGCTAATGAGTGGGTTCTTTGATTAGAAAATGTCAGTCGCATAAATCACAATGATAGCTAAAACCTTTGTGTAATATGAGGCAAAATAAAATAAACCTTTCCATAAAATTGACATTTTCTAATCAAAGAATCTAATCTAAAATTAGGTTCTAATAAAGGGAGGAAATAGAATATGAAGCAAACATTTGACTATCTTAATGCAATGCACGTAGTAGTAAACGGTGGGGCAGTAAGCCGTGAAGCATGGAATAATGAAGCAGTAATTAAATTAAATGAACATGAAGAGGTATGTGAGTATATCATTGATGAGAATGGTAAGTTATCACAAGAGGAATTAATGGTTGTTACTGTGCAAGACGTAAAGGCTAATGATTGGTTTGTTTATGAGTTAGATAAACAAAATCCAGTACAATTAGCATTTGAAGAATTAGAAGCACAGATTTGTGATTTAGTGTGTGAAATGGATGAGTTGGATTCACATGAATTAGATGATGAGCAACTATCAGTATTAGAATACTTAAAAGTCGCATTAAAATTATATGATGACGAAGAAGAATGTCAATGTCCATATTGTAACGAGGCTGAATACAACGAGATTGGTAATCGTAAGTTTAACTATGGCGGTATTACTACTGATGAAATGCTAGATAAAATCGATAAACTTACAAACGAACTTGCAAATAAATTTAAAGAGTTAGAATGCTAAGTCTTAAAAATCAAAACTAAAAAGGTAAAATGTTAAAGATAAATAACACGCTTAGTCGTGATGACATAGATATGAAAATGAAGTAAAACTTTCTGAGTTAACGTCCATGTGGCGATGAGATATATTAAGGGATCGAGATTTAACAATAGAGTGGTGTTGCTAGTCACCTCATCACTCTATCACTTATTGAGGATATAATCACTTACAATAATATTAAAGACAGATTTTATCAAAATTGATTTATATATAATGTGCTAATTATTTAGCACTCTTGTTAGAGCATATTAGCCTATAATGTGTTCTAACAAGGGGTTATGAAATATAATCGCTTGAATAATAGGAGAGGAAGATAAATATGGAATCACGTAAATTTGTATTCGATGTAGAACAAGCTCCAAAATGGTTTGAAAGTTACCAATCCAAAATTATTGTAAACACGAGAGGGGTGCGAACCGTATTCGTGTATGACGATAATGATAAAACTAATTGTTCTGCACGGAAATTTAACGTAGGGGATACAATTCATCACGATGACTTATATTTATGGTAGATGGTGAATAAATGGATAAAATTGTACTAACATTCAATCAAGAGTCGTATGACAAATATGTAACAAAATACAAAAAACTATATCCAAAGAGATCTAAACCACCTCTTGCATGGACTCGCAAACGTCCTAATGGCATGCTGGTTAGTTGGAATAGATTTATTAATAGTCCTAACCGCATTATGCAAAATCAATGGAAACAAGAATTTGCAGATTACACTCAATCAATTATTGATGAGTTAGGAATAAGTGGCTTAAATATCGAAAGATGTTTAATCGTAGTAAAACAATACAATCCAACCAAAGCTAAAAGCGATTCTGATAACATCATGATTAAAGCTAGTTTAGACGCAATGGTTAAGGCTAATGTATTAATAGAGGACAACTATACAGTTCTTAATCCAGTTGTTTTGTATACCGACTATAATAAGAACGATCCTCGTACAGAATTACATATTTACATCATTAACAACAACTATGACGATGTATTAATGAGAGCAGTAAAAGAATTATCAAATAATAAGGTAAAATATTAAAAATAGTGTTGACTTAAGTAGTGCTATGATGTATAATGAAAGAGTCGGAAGTAACCGATAATAAGAGAAGAGAATAGGAGAAATAAATATGGCAAACAATAATATCTTTAATTTCACAGCAAACTTCGTACCATTCAAAGAAGGAGGGAAAATGCAGACGTTAACTGTTAAACCAGAAACAGGTTATAAACGATTGACAATGTCATTATCCGATGGTAAGTCAAATGAATTAGTTTCTTTAGGTAAATCAGTTCCAAAGAATGGAACAATCTATGTTCAATTAAAAGATGAAGCAACAGATAAATATAAATTCACACCAATTAAATATGAAGATCGTTTCAATGCAGAAATCGTTGATAATGTTAATCCATTCAAAAAATTTGTATTAGAATTAGATGAACGAAAAGAATTTATTTTTGAATTAGATTTCATTGACGCAGTATACGAAGCTATCACATCTGGTAAATTTACAGGTAAGAAATTATTTGTATCTGGTGAGGTTGAACGTAAACGTTATAACGGTAAAAATCAACGAAACTTCATTCCACAAACAATTAAATATGCACATGATGAAGCTCAATTACAATTAGCTGGTCGTCAATCATTCATTTTTGATAAAGATTCATTAGACACTTCAATGATGAAAACTGATTTCAAATTTGAATTAAATGGATGGGTTGAATACTATTCAAATGACCACAAAAAGAATTTAATGTTCCCTCAAACATTTGTATTTGACTTCTCAAAAGTAAAAGAAACAACAGATGAAACATTAAAGAAACAACAATTAGGTGTTGTAGAATACATGAAAGATAAATTTACAGTTCGTAAAGATGGATATTATGAATTTGGTTGTGAAGTCGCATATGTAAATGGGACAGAAGAAAAACCATTAGAATTAAAAGATTTATCAAAAGATTTACAACTTCAAATCGAATTAGGTATCACAACATTAGATCAAGTACGACGAGACAAAAAGATGATTGGTGAAAAGAAACAAGAAATTCGATTAGTACGCCCAGACAACAAAGCTTACGAAGAGGTTTTAGTTCGTGAATTATTAATAGAAGAAGACTTTATCATCCGTGATGTAGTAGAGGTTAAATCTGTTGAAGAGGCAGTCAAAAAAGAAGTTGAAACGCCAACAGTAGAAGTAGCTACCGACGATTTATTTGCATCATTATTATTCTAATAAATAAAAGGTAAAATGTTAAAATTATGACAGAGAATAAGCCACGAGTGAGAGTAGTGGTATTATAAAAAAAGACTATTGGAGGAATTATGATATGAAAAAACGAATTGGTAAAAAAAATGTAGTGAAAGCTGAATATTGTAACTATGCAAAATTATTCAATGGGACTGGTGGAATTGGTAAAACAACTATGTTCTTTGACATCACTAAAAAATTATACGGTGAAGAAGGCGGATTATTAATTACAGTAGGTGAAGAGCCACGTCCAGATCATATTCCTAACGCATATTATGAAGAAGCTCCAACATGGGATGATTTAGAAGAAGTAATTGACATCTTATGCGAGGAACGAAATGAAGATTACTCACATATCAAAGAGATTGGTATCGACTCTATTGATGAAGTTTACCGATTAGCTGAACATAAAGTCATCCAAATGCACAACCGTAAACATCCAGAAAAGAAAGTAGATTCAATCAAACAATGTTTCGGAGGATTCCAAGCTGGTGAAGATAAAGTTGTTGATATTGTCACTTGCTTATTATTCAAATTACGAAAATATGGATACGGGATCACAATCATTGGTCACTCTAAGATTAAAAACAAAAAAGATGAAATGAATGATATTGAATTTGAAGTATTAACATCTGATTTACCAGCTAAATATTATAATGCAATCAAAAATAAAGTTAACTTAGTTGGTGTAGCTTATGTAGAACGTGAATATACAGATTTACAAACAATGAAAGACGCATTTACAAAAGGTAATAAACAAAAAGGTCGTATTTCATCCGAGAAGCGTGTTATTTCATTCCGTGATGAAGAATATGCAACAGATAATAAGTCTCACTTCCCAGACATTGTTGCTAAATGTGACTTTAATGCAGAATCAGTTATTAAGGCAATTACAGACGCAATTAATGCACAGTTATCAAAACAATTTGGTTCAACTGTAAATGTTGAAGAAGTTAAAAAACAACAAGCAGAAGAAGTTGTAGTACAGGTTAAAGCATTAAACCGTGACGAAATGTTAGATAAAATTAAATCTAAATTCGCACAATTAGATCAGGATGTGAAAGAGTCAATTTCTAACATCGTTAAGAAAGATGGAGCAACAAATTTACTTGAAGCGTCTGATAAAGCATTAGAATCTATTGTGAAATTAATTGGCTAATCACAAAGTAAAGTGTAGATATTGTAACACAGTGGGACACAGCAATGTGTTCTACTGTCATATCACACACAATAACGAGAAAATGTATTTCTGTAATGAACAACATTTTCAATTAATGAATTCAACTAATATTAAAAAGGAAGAGATTATACACTTTATCAACGACGCAACAGGGGCAAATATGTTTGCTAAAAGATTGCAGACATTTACTAAGAAATACGTTAACGCCTATGAAACACACGGCATGACAGATAGTTTACACCATGTTTTAAGAACGCAACGTCACAGTATTAGAAAGTATTTGGATACAATTCCATTCGCACATGATAATGCTAGAATTAAATATTTATTTGCTATGATCCATGACAATGTAGTTAGGGATTATAATGAGAGAGAAAGAAATAAACGTCAACAGATTGAATACAAAATTGAAGTTTATGACGATGAGAAAGTTGAAGTTAAGCCTAAGCCTAGTAAGAAACGGAGAGATATTAGTGATTTTTTATAACGAGAATATTGTAAATGAAGTGCCTTTAGAACTATTATCTAACCGTCATAATATTGAGGGCAATATGGTAATGTCTTTATGGAAAAAACCAGAGTTATACATCGACTTTTCACTTGATGGCAATGACTTCTTAACACGAGAAGGTAGGTTATTATTTGAAATTGGTAAACAAATGATTGATAAGGGAATCAATGAGTTTACAGAATTAGAATTTGAAACATTTCTTGCGGATAAACAAGCATTAAAAGAGTTTTTCGATAATAACGGTGGATTCAATGAAATTAAATACGGAATGAATGCTATTAGTGTTAACAATGCAGAAATGTATTATGAAGAATTGAATAAATGGAATACGATTATTAATCTATATAAAAAGCAACAAAAAGATCTAAATATCATTAACAACCTCGATAAATTAAAAAAGATGGACTCACAACAAATCAACGATTTCTTTGATTATCATGTAGCAGATTCGATTCGTGGTGACGCTATTAATGGTAGTAAGCCTGAGAATTTCTACATCACGGATGAAATGATTGAAGCATATTTAACAGGAAGTTTAGTTGAGAGCGTATCATTTGGGTTGAATTGCCCACTTTTAAATTACATTGTCAATGGTTGGGAAATGGGAACATTCAATATCATAGCCGCCTATTCTGGTGCAGGTAAATCTACATTTATGCTATACAACTCAATCTATCCATTAATCAAGCAAGGAGTTAAGTGTTGTCTAATGTCCAATGAGTTATCGAGACAACAGTATTTAACAATGTTAATTCCAGTTGTGTTAGTAGACCAGTTCAAATACTACAATTTGACACGTAAAAAGGCTCAAATGCAACAATTTAACAGTGAAGATTTAGAAATGGTAAAGAAAGCTGTTGAATATATTAATGAACATTTAGCTCCGAACTTTTTGTATCAAGAAATGACGGATTATAGTGTTAATGGTGTAGTCAATACAATCAAAAAATCATCAACAACAGGATATCAGTGCTTCTTTTATGACACGTTCAAAGCCGACGTAGTTGGTGACAAAGCATGGACAGAGTTAGTAGAAGCGTCTAAGCAACTAGCAAATCTAGCTAAAAAACAAAATGTTGCAATTATTTGTTCGTATCAGATTGCAAACCATAACAAAGAAAAGCGTAGTTTAAGTGCGTCAATGTTAAGTGGATCAAAGCAAGTAACAGAGGTTGCACACACTGTATTATTAATGCGTAAACTAATGAACAATGAATATACTGGCGAGAAACATGATGTTAAGCCATATAGAAAAATAAAAGATATCAATGGGAAATACACAAACAACATTGAAGAAATCAAACTAGATAAACAAAATCAATACAGCGTAATCCGTATTGATAAATCTCGTAGTGGACAAGATGGAATTGAATTACTATATGAATTTAAAGGGCATCATGCAACGTTAAAAGAATTAGGATATTGTCGAATTATTGGTGATTAGGAGGTTTCTATTAAAATGAACGCAACAGAAGTCAAAGATTATTTAATTAAAAACACGGATAAAGTAATGGGATTATTAGAACATGTTGGATTCCATTACATAACAATAAAATATAATGACATTCGTTGTGCTTTTCATGAGGATGGAAACCGTATGGCAGTATCTATTGACGCTTCTACAATGATGGCAAGGGATTATGTTAGAAATATTCAAGGAGATATTTTTACATTACTTGAAAAGAAAATGAATACTGATTTTAAAACAGTGTTTAAGTTTGTAAAAAACTATCTTGGATTGACAAATGAACAAGTTGAAATTAAACAGAAAAGTCGTTTGTTTGGTGGAATTTATAGTAATAAGAAAATCATTACTAATGTAAATGAAGTCTATCCAGACAACTTATTAGATAAATATGAAAAGGTAGCCAATACAAGATTCTTACGTGATGGAATTATGATTGATACGCAATACGAATATGACCTACATTATGACCATGAGACAGATAGAATTATTGTGCCTTATCACACTGAAAATGGAATTGTGGGAACTGTTGGGCGATTAAATGTCGATGACATTGGTGATAATCAAGCGAAGTGGTTGGCTTGTGATCCATTTAGCAAAGGTAATTATTTATATGGTTTGTATCACAATTATCAAACAATAGCTGAAAAAGGAATAATCATTGTTGCAGAATCAGAAAAAGCACCGCAACAACTATCTAGTATGGGCATTAATTTAGGGGTAGCAACAGGAAATCATAACATCACGCAACAACAAGCTAATCAGATGAAATACTTAGCAAATAGAGTTGTTGTTGCTTATGATGAGGATGTTTGTGAGGAAGAGGTTCGTGAGCAATGCAAAAAGATAAAAACAGGGCTATTTAATGATGTTGAAATCTTTTATATATATGATAAAGACAAGGTAATTTTAAAAAAAGGTAGCAAGGCTAGTCCGACTGACTTTGGAAGAGATAAATTTGAATATTTAATGAACAATTGCAGATATAAATTAGATTAGGGGTTGGATAGATGAAGCAAGAAGTTTCAATAATTAAAGCAGATAGATATGAACTATATCATGGGGATTGTTTAGAAGTTATGAAAAATATTCCTGACAATGAAGTAGATTTGGTTTTATGTGATTTACCATATGGAACTACCGAGTGCAAATGGGATAAATTTATAGACAATAAATCAATGTGGGAACATTATAACAGAGTATTAAAAGAAAGTGGAAATATATTATTATTCGCTAGTCAACCATTCACGACAAAACTTATAGAATCAAATCCGAAAATGTTTCGTTATGAGATTATATGGATTAAAACAAGACCGACAGGTTTTGCAAACGCCAATTACAGACCAATGAAGAAGCATGAAAACATATTAATATTTACAAAAGCAAGTACAAGCACCGCAGGAAATAATCATGCAACATATAACCCACAAGGCTTGATAGAGTGTGAGCGTAAGGTAAAGAGAACTTCGAGAGGTTATCAAGGGGAAAGACAAAATTCAAAAGACGAATATGTTTCAAAATTTACAAACTATCCAACAAGTATTGTTGAGTTTCCAAGCGAAGGTAAAACTGTCCACCCTACACAAAAACCTGTTGACTTACTGGAATATCTAATCAAAACATATAGCAATGAAGGTGAAGTGGTTTTAGATAATTGTATGGGAAGTGGCTCAACAGGCGTAGCTTGTGTAAATACCAATCGTAAGTTTATTGGTATTGAGTTAGATGAAAAATATTTTGAGGTTGCTAAGGAGCGTATTGAGGACGCAAGTTAGTTATTTTTTTATCTAGAAAGGTAAAATGTTAAAAGTAGGTGAATAGATGGAAGAAAATAAAAAAACAACGTACTCATATAGTCGCTTAACGACGTTTCACACTTGTCAGTATGGATATTATTTATCATATGTAAAGAGATTAAAAGGAACACAGAACGCTTATGCCTATCTTGGTGGAATTACCCATGAACAACTAGAAAAGCTACAAATTGATGAAATTGATATTGAGACAGCATTAAAAAACTTTGACAGTGGATCATTCGACGCGGAATTCTTAGGATATACGTTCCCAAATGAAAACATTAAAAACTCATATAATAATGCGGTAAAGCACTATATCAAGACTTTTAAACCATATCAATGCAATAGTTGTGAGATTGAAGAGAAGTTTGATATTGATATTAATGGTATTAATCTGATTGGATATATCGACTTATTATTATTTAATGAAGATGGAACGGTTACAATAATTGACCATAAGACGAGTAGTGAATATAGTAAAAAGGATAAAGCAGAGCATGGACGACAATTAATTTTATACGGCATTGCTTGTGAACAACGAGGACTCAATGTAAAAGAAATTGGCTGGTCTATGCTTAAATATGCACGAGTTAAGGTTGGTAAAGGACGTTCAAAGAAGGTAGCACGTAATAAGATTGGAACAGAATTTTATAATCAAATTAAAGTTTTAGTTGATGAATGTGATATGTTAGACGAATTTAAGGAGTCTGTACTTGAACATTTCCGATTAACTGGTGATACAACCTGTTTACCACAGGAGGTTCAAAATCAAATTATTATTGAGCCATTATTATCTACTCATGATTTCAACGAAGAAAACATCCAAGAAACAATTGATTTTATTAAATCTACAGTTGCAGAAATCGAAGCTAAATCAGATGATGAGGATGAGTGGATTCCAGTGGAAATTACAAGTAAGAATAACTTCTACTGTAACTCACTTTGTAATCATAGAAACACTTGTAAATATTTAAAAGAATATTATAAACAATCATCATGCAGTTTTGGTGGCGTTAGAATTGATAAGCTAAAGTCAGATGTATTTAATTTCTTATTTTAATCCTAAAAGTCACCGTAAAAAGTGACTTTTTTCATATTTATAAGGTAAAATGTTAAAAATATATTGAAAATTAGGCTAAAAATTGCTAAAATATAGTTGAAAATAACAATAAAACTAGAATTTTATTGTATATAAAAGGGGAGAAATTATGAGAAACTATACTATTACGCACCTGCATACGGATTTATCGAATGGAGTAACCAATATTGACAGTGTAACGAAGTTTGAAGACTACGTTAAACAGGCTAAAGATTGGGGAATGACTGCGATTGCCTGCACAGAACATGGATCAGTAATGAGTTGGGTAAAGAAGAAAGAAACTTGTGATAAGTATGGGATTAAATATATTCATGGAGCAGAGGCATATTTGACAGAATCATTAGAAAATAAGGTTCGTGACAACTATCATATCTGTTTATATGCTAAGAATTGGGAAGGTGTAAAAGAGCTAAATAAAATGTTATCAGTTGCTAATAATCGTAAGGATGGTCATTATCATTATGTGCCACGTATTACGTTTGATGAGTTGTATAAGTCTAGCGATAACATTATTATGACAACTGCTTGTACTGGTGGTGTGTTTAAGTCTGATAACAAAGAATTGAAAATGGAATTTATTAAATTCCTATCACAAAATAAACATCGTGCATTCATGGAAGTTCAACACCATAATACAAATGAACAAAAGCAACACAATAGGTTAATGGTTGAAATTAGTAAAAGATTTGGTATTCCTTTAATTGTTGCTACTGATACTCATGCACTTAATAACACCCATGTTAAAGGACGTACAATCTTACAAAAGGCTAAAAACATCCATTTTGATAATGAAGACGGATGGGACTTAGTGATGAAAAGTTATGATGAGTTATTAGTTGCTATGCAAAATCAAGATGTATTAACACAAGATTTAATTGATGTTGCCATTGAAAATACTAATGTGTTAGCAAGTATGATTGAAGAATTCACGCTAGATAGAAGCAATAAATATCCTTCTATGAGCAACAATGCGCTAGATGAATTAAAAGATAAAATTAAAAAAGGGATTGTTAAACATGGGATTCATAAACTACCAAATTATCAATCTGAATACATCCCACGTATCAATGACGAACTAGAAACATATCTCCATAATGACGCAATTGACTTCTTATTGTTAGATACAAAAATTAAAGAATATGCAAAAGAAAATAATATTGATTACGGATATTCTCGTGGTTCTGTTAGTGGATCACTCATTGCGTATTTAATTGGTATGACAGAAATGGATAGCGTTAAGCATGGGTTAAACTTTCAACGCTTCATGAATAAAGAGCGTGTCTCGCTAGCGGATGTAGTATGTCCCCTTGAAAAGTAATTTTCATTGAATAACAAGGTGAACCTAGAAATCTAGGGTGTATAATCGACGCTTAGGAATCGTAGGAAATGACGATTAGCGATTATGCTAACGAGGGAAACCTAAGTCTCAATCAGATATGGTGATCTCGTGCGAAGTCGTTATATGCTAATATTAATAAGGAGATGTTAGCGTGTTAGACAAAAATTATAGAATTGTAAAAGATTTTCCTGAATATATGGTTACTGATGAAGGGGAAGTTTGGTCTTACAAAGATAAATATAAATGTAGAAATGGTTTGAGAAAATTAAAGCCTAGACGTGCAAGAAATGGTTATCTATATGTAGATCTTGTTGATGGAAGTAAAAAAAAGGGATATATGGTTCATAGGCTTGTTGCTATTCATTTTATAGAAAACAAAGAGAATAAACAGCAGGTAAATCATATAGACGCAAATACAGAAAATAACCATGCGTCTAATCTTGAATGGGTTACGCCCAAAGAAAACATAAATAAAAGCTATGAAACATCTGGCAAAGATCAGACACGCAACTTCTGTATTTATCATATTATCCATCCAGATGGAACTATTTCAGATGGATTGAAGGCAAAAAGAGGTGTCGATAAGTATATTACCGACAATAACTTGCCAATAAAATCATCAATGATATTGAAACATAGAAACCATAATGGATATAAACTTTTTAAAGAATAATTCTATAAGCATATAACGAAACGTGTAACGACCATCCAGTAATGGAGTACATTTACGGTGAAACTCCGTATTTGGAAGTGCCTTGCCCCTGTTAATAGGGTGATGAAATGGTCTATTCCGACTTATTTATTAAGTGTTAAAGTATCTCGAAAGAGACGGTATAAAAGGTTGATACCGACTGGTCTACTTGTCAACGTGATTTAATTAAGGATTATATCTTTTCATTAGAAAATGTGCATTGTGCCGAAATTGTTACTTTTAATACTGTTAAATTAAAAGGGGCAGTACGAGATGTTTGCCGTGCATTAGGTCATCCGATATCATTGGCAGACGAAATTAGCAAGCAAATTGACACAAGCGAAGAACAAGTTAGAAGAGAATATCCAGAAATCTTTGAATATGTAGATATTATTAATGGTACAGTTGTTTCAATTGGTTCTCATCCAGCAGGCGTTGTAGTTAGTCCAATTCCATTAGACGAAAACATGGGGTTAATTTCATTAAAAGATAATCCAAGATCAGTTGTTGCTATTAATATGAAAGAAGTTGATGGTCAAAACTATGTGAAATTAGATGTATTAGGTTTAGACAACGTTAGTATTTATAGCGAAACTTGTCGTTTAGCTGGTATTGATGTGCTTAATCCTGACAACACGCCACAAGATGAAAATGTTTGGAAAGATATTCGTGATAATTCATCGTTCATTTTCCAATGGGAATCTGGTAGTGCTAGCGATTATTTGAAACGTTTATTTAGTGACGAAACTATTAAAAATATCAAATCTAAAAACCCAAATTTCAGTTATATTGATTTGTTTTCAGTTGGTAATGGCGCTATTCGCCCAGCAGGAGCAAGTTATCGTGATGAGTTAGCACGAGGGTTGTATCATGATAATGGGCATAAAGCATTGAATGATTTCTTAGCACCAACTTTAGGGTACCTTGTTTACCAAGAACAGATTATGGAATTCTTAAATAAATTTTGTGGCTTTACAATGGGTGAGGCGGACACCGTGCGTCGAGGGTTTGCCAAAAAAACGGGAACTGAACAGTTTATACCTCGCATAAAAGATGGTTTTATTAATACGATGATGACTGAGTACCAAACTTCAAAGGAAGAGGCAGAACACATTATCGAAAGCTTCTTAGTCGTAATTGAAGACGCCAGTGACTATCTATTCTCTTTAAACCATGCAGTTGCATATAGTTGGATTGGCTATGTTTGTGGTTATTTACGCTATCATTATCCGTTAGAATTCATTACTTGTGCTTTAAATAATGTTATGAATAAATCGACAGATAATGCAGACGACAAAACAAATAGCATTATTGAATATGCTCATAGACGAAATATTACTATCGAAGATATTAAATTCGGTTATTCTGGGTCTTCTTATACAATGGATAAGAATACAAACACTATTTATAAAGGTATTAACTCTGTAAGCTATATGAATGATAAAATCGGTCAAGAACTATTAGATCTATACAAACAAGATAAGCCAGTTGACGCAGTTGATTTATTTGTTAAATTAGCAGAAAATACGTCATGCAATAGTCGTCAAACAGAAATTTTAATTAAGATTGGATTTTTTGAAGAATATGGTAAGAGTAAATATTTACTAGATTTATATGATAGATTTAAAGTAAGATTCAAAAAGACGCACAAAGAAGCAACAAAACAAGCACGTATTAAAGAAATCTACGAGTTCTCACAAACATTATCACATGAGGATTTAACTGCTGGCGAGATTGTTATGGCTCAAATGGAGTACATGGGATATGTAAGCTACTCAAATAAAGAAATGGCAAGTGACATTGGTGTTATTGTAGGATTAACAGAACAATATACTAATCGTTGGGCTACTATTTATTATCCATATCATGCAAAACGACTATTATTAAAGATTCATCGTGATCTAATTCAAGAGTATGGTCTTAAAGTTGGTACAATGCTAAGAGTTGATAAGATTGAGTACAACTTCAAACGTAAAAAGAACACAGATGGAAGTTGGGGAGTTAGTGACGAAAAAGAACCGCATATTAAACTTCTAACCATTTTTAAATAAAGTAAAATGTTAAAATTAGAGCTTGAAATATAGCTCTTTTTATTATATAATTTATTTATGAAAAGGAGGATACAGAATGTCAAATAAATATATTGAAATTGAAGAACTAAGTAACGAATTTATTACCGAAGCAAAAACAGATATGATTAAAATGGAAAAGGTTATTAGCAATTATACACCAATGGTTCATAAGGTTGCGAGAAAGATGGATACGAGCAAATTAGCAGGTTTTGATTATGATGACATGATTAGTATTGGAATGGATGGTATTTGCACTGCTGTCAACAGATATAACATTGATAAAGGTAAATTTAACACATATGTATATTCGTACATAAAAGGGTTGATTCTAAAAGAACTGAGACGTTATACGAGTGTTAAACATGGCGATTTAAACCATAAACAATTGTCTATTGAAAAGTTAAATGAGCATGGATATTCATTTGCAAATATGATTACGGATAATACAGATTATGAAGAGTTGGTACTGTCACCTATTTCTAACCCAAAAGTTGGATGGAAGGTTGTTAGAAATAGTTTAACGGAAGATCAATTTAAAATAATTGAATTATATTATATTAATGGTTTGAAGTCTGGTGCAATTGCAAAACAAATCGGTTGTAGTCAACAAGCCATTTTGTCAAGAATTAAAACAATACAGCGACAACTCAATTATAAGTTTACAGAGGAGGAGTTATATGGATATTTCGGCTTAAAGATATCATAATATTTTTATTAATTTAAAAGGTAAAATGTTAAAAATATTGTTGACTTGAATATTTTTATAGTATATAATAATAAATGTGGAAAGGAGAGGAAGTATGGAAAACAAAACAGTTGAAATGGTTGTTGTTAGTAACCGCGTGATGTTTGATAAAGATAACTTTCAAATCATTGCTTGTAAATTGAAAAGCTATAATGATAAGTTTGATAAACCAAAACTACATGAAATATACAAGACAATAACCATAAAAGGTAGCTTGCCAGTATTTGAAAAAGATGTAGAATACAAAGTTAAAGCAAAAGAAGAATATGATCCAAAATATAAAAGCTACTCATACAATGTTATTAGTTATCATGAATATATTGATATGACATTAAAAGAAAATCAGATGAAATTCTTTAGCCGAATCTTAACAGAACGACAATTATATAGCTTGTTTAAAACATTCGATGATTTAATTCAAGTATTAGATCAAAATAATCCAGACTTGCTAACTAAAGCAAAAGGAATTGGATTGAAAGTTGCTAATAATATCTTACTTAAATATAACAAGACAAAAGATAATTCATCTGAGTATGCAATATTGAGTGATTGTGGCTTATCTAATGCGTTAATGGATAAGATTATTCAACATTATCAAACGGCAAATAAAAAGCTATTAGAAGTTATTTCTAATAATCCATATCAACTGACAGAGGTTAAAGGCGTAGGATTCAAGATTGCAGATGGAATTGCACTTAAGAATGGTTATGACAGACATTCACATAATCGCTGTGTAGCCTTTATGAATCATTATTTATATGAACAAGCATTTAGTGGTAATTCATATGTGAATATTAATGATTTAGTTAATGCTATCTACGAAAACATAGGAAATGATTTTCCAAATGAAGCAATCAAAAAATCATTAATGTATTGTCATAAAAATAGTATTACTTGGAATAGTGATGATAGAAAGTTTCTAGGATTAATGGATGTTTATGATGTTGAAAATGAGTTTTACCACAATATATTACGATTACAAAACTCACAAAATAAACCTGTCATTCGAGATGATTGGAGAGAAATTGTTAAGCAATTAGAAAGTAAACAAGGCTGGGAATATACCGAGGAGCAAAAAGACGCAGTACAAACAATCATTGATAATAATGTTGTAATTATAACAGGAAGTGCTGGCTCGGGGAAAACTGCCAGTGTTAAAATTGCATTATCATCATTATTAGACGGTATTTCATTTAGTCAATGTGCATTAAGTGGTAAAGCAGGTGTTAATTTAACACAAGCAACAGGTTATAAATCGTCTACTATTCATAGATTATTAGGTTATCAGATGGGGGCTTTCGCTCATAACAAGGAATATCAATTGGATGTTGATATTGTTGTTGTGGATGAGTTTTCAATGGTGGACGCTAACTTAGGAAATAGCTTAATTCAATCACTTCAAAACGGAACAAAACTAATTATTCTTGGTGATACTGGTCAGTTAGAAGGAATTGGTGTCGGTAACTTACTACACGATTTAGTTCATTCTGGTATTATTCCACACGTTAACTTAACTAAAATCCATCGTCAAGCGTTGGGTAGTGGCGTAATCTCAACAGGACTACAAATTCGAAATGGTGAACAATTTGTTAATTCTAATTTCAGTGGTGATAAAGTCATTGGAAGGCTTGAAGACTTACATTTATTTGCCTATCATGACGATAAAAGTCGTGAGGCTGGAACAGTAAAACCTACAATGTTGGCAATGTTTAATAAGTTTAAACAACGTTATGAAGAAGCTAATAAAAACATTATGGATGTAATGTGCTTATTACCAACTAAAACGAGTGGATCAAGTTGCCACAAAATGAATATAGTTATCCAAAAATATTTAATTAAAGACGAGAAACCACTTGAAATTAGTTCAAGTAAACAATACGGATATTCAATTCACGTAGGTGACAAAGTAATTTGTACGACAAATAAATTAGACGCTCGTTATTATACAGGAGAATCAGATGATAATGGTGTTGAGGTAACGGTAGAAAGACCTATTTTTAATGGTAATATGGGGCTAGTTAAAGAGATAAATTACGATAAAAAGCTAATTTTAATTGACTTTGATGGTGTTGGATTAGTCCATATAGACTTTGATAATAAAAACATTATTGAATTAGGTTACTGTATATCCGTACACCGATCTCAAGGCTCTGGATGTAAATATGTTATTTGTGGACTAGATTACTCACACTACACGTTACTTAACCGTGAGATGGTCTATACAATGATTACAAGGACTAAGACAAAATGTAACTTAATCTGCGAAACAAAGGCGTTACATCATGCAATTAGAACAAGTGGGATCAAAACAAAGCAAACATTCTTGCCATTATTATTTAAAGGGGAAATTAAATGATGAATCTAACTACAACAGTATTTATAATAATTGGTTTATTGCTAACCTTTATTATATCTTTAATGGGGTATATTGCCGAGTTACTATCAGAGAATTGTAAACTGAAACGTAAAATAGAAAGACTAAAAAAACAATTATAAAGGAGAATAATTATGACTATTTTATCTGTAATTGCATTATTAATCGCGTTAGTATTAGCTGTTCATTGTTATAAATTAGAGGGAATCATCGTTGAGCAAGACGAAATTATCATAGAATTAGAAGAAAGAAATGCAAAAGTAAACGAATCATTGGATTATATTATCAAATCATTGAAAGAAAATAATTAAAAAGGTAAAGTGTTAAAATTAACTGAAAGGAGGTGGTTATATTGATTGATTAGAACCAATTAATATAACCCAACTGAAACAGTTATAACAGGACATTCTCCTGATTACATATATCAAAAATACTTATACTAGGAGATGGATTAATGATTAAAGTTATTAAAAAAGATGGAAGTATGGTTGAATTTGATGGAAATAAAATTAAAGTGGCTATTCGTAAAAGCGCTGAACGTTCAATGATTTCATTAACAGAAGAACAAGAGAATAAAGTTGTCGATTTAGTTTATGAAGATTTAATTCGCATGGATATGATTGAAGGACATCGTGTATCAGTTATTCATAATTTAGTAGAAAAAGCATTAAGACAAGTTGATAAAGATGTAGCAGAGAGCTATGCAAGTTACCGAAATTATAAGAATGACTTTGTTGGCATGTTAGATCAAGTTTATAAAAAGGCGCAATCAGTTTTATATGTTGGAGATAAAGAAAATAGTAATGCTGATAGTTCGCTTGTATCTACAAAACGTAGTTTAATTACAGGTGAGTTAACTAAAGAATTATATCAACGTTTCTTCTTGACGGAAGCCGAAAAACAAGCTTGTAAGGATGGTTTTATTTACGTTCATGATATGCGAGATCGTATGTATACGTTGAATTGCTGTTTAGCCGATGTATCAACTATTATGGCTGGTGGATTTGAAATGGGAAATATTTGGTATAACGAACCTAAAACTGTCGATACAGCTTGTGACGTATTAGGAGACGTAATCATGTCGATGGCTTCACAACAATATGGAGGCTATACCGTCGCTGAGGTCGACACTGTATTAGCTCCATATTGCGAAAAATCATATAACAAATACTATCAAGAATATTTAGATATTGCTACTTCAAATAACGTAAAACTTATTGATAAAACAAAGGCAGATGAATATGCAACTAAAAAGGTTTATCGTGAATTAGAACAAGGAATTCAAGGATTAGAAATTAAATTGAACACAGTAGCGTCAAGTCGAGGAGATTATCCATTTACTACCTTCTCATTTGGTATCGACAAATCTAAATTCGGTCAAATGGTTTCAGAAGTTATCTTAAAAGTTCGTGGCGATGGACAAGGGAAAGAGGGATTTAAAAAATCTGTTTTGTTCCCTAAATTAGTATTTATTTATTCAGATGAATTACATGGCAAAGGGAAAGAATTAGAACATTTATTTGATAAAGCTATAAAATGTAGTTCTAAAGCGATGTATCCTGATTATTTATCAGTTGATAATGGATACACAGGAGAGATGTATAAAAAGTATGGAAAAGTAGTGTCACCAATGGGTGCGTAAAACTGCCCATGTAAAACTCGGTGAACCTAGAAATCTAGGGTGTCTATTAAGCGTTTAGCAACACTAGGAAATGAGTGTTAATTAATGGGCTAACAGGGAATGTCTTAACAGAAGAATCCTGTGCTAATTCATATAATCCGCTCATAAAGGAGGGGAACAATGCAACACATAGTATATAAAATAGTATGTACAGTAAATAATAAAGTGTATATAGGTCAAACAAATAAAACATTGGAAGAAAGATTAAAAAGACATTTTAAAGCCTCAAGAGAGGAACGAACAAAGAATGTAAAGTTTTATCGAGCAATTCGTAAGTATGGTGAGAGCAACTTTAATATATTCTTAATAGAAGAGGTAAACAATCAAGAAGAACTAAATGAAAGAGAGTTTTATTGGATTAATAAATACAACTCTGTTGTAGAGGGATATAACAGCAAAGCAAGTAAAGGTAAATGTGGTGGCGACACTTTAACAAATCATTGGAATAAGGAAGCAATATCTCAGAAAATACGTGAATCTAAATTAGGAGATAAAAACCCTATGAGAGTTAATGGTGGTCTTAGGGGAGAACGCAATGGAATGTATGGGAAGAGGGGGAGTGAAGTTGCCTCTGCGAGAAAATGCGTTGCTGTGAATAAAAATACATATGAAGTTAAAGAGTTTGAGTGTCTTTCACATCTTAAAAAATATTTTAATGTTACAACACTTGGTATGGTTTCTTCACGTTGTGCAGGGAAAACCAAAAGTGATTACAATGGTTGGTATTTTTATTACTATGAGGATTATATGAAAAGTCAAGAGACTATCGAAAGGGTATCATAAGAGAAAGACTTATGAGAGTAACCGAGTAGAGTACACTGAAGGCGAAAGTCCTTTGGTGGAAGTGCCGAGGTCTTATATATTGGTAACAGATATATAAGATATGATATAGTCCAATCTCGAAAGAGATTGTGTAGAGCATATCTTTCACCTTGGTTTGAAGAAGGTGGAATGTATCCAGCAAACGAAAAAGATCAACCAGTATTTATTTCTCGTGCAAATATTGGGGCTATCACACTTCATTTGTGTTTAATTTATCAAGAGGCAAAAACTACGGGTAAAGATTTCTTTGAATTATTAGATTACTATTTAGAGATGATCCGTGCGCTTCATATTAGAACGTATAATTATTTAGGTAAAATGAAAGCAAGTACAAACCCACTTGGATATACGCAAGGTGGATTCTTAGGCGGAAATTTAGATTATGATGATGATATCGCACCAATTTTAAAATCATTTACTGCTTCTTTTGGTTTTACTGCCTTAAATGAACTTTGCCAATTACATTATAATAAGTCAATCGTAGAAGATAATTCTTTTGCTGTTGAGGTTATTGATTATATCAATAATAAAATTGAAAAATATAAAAAAGAAGACGGAAACTTGTACGCATTATATGCTACACCAGCCGAATCCTTGGTGGGCTTACAGGTAAAACAATTCCGAGATAGATTTGGAATTATCGAAAAAGTATCGGACAAAGAATATTTCAGCAATGGTTTTCATTGTCATGTAGCAGAGGATATTACACCATTCCAAAAACAAGACGCGGAATATGAGTTATTCCATAAGTCAAATGGTGGTCACATCACATATACACGATACAATATCGACTACAACTTAGACGCTATTAAAACGACCGTTAGACGTGGTATGGACTTAGGATTCTATCAAGGTGTAAACTTAGCATTATCAACTTGTGAAGATTGTGGTCACAAAGAGTTAGATATGGATACTTGCCCTAAATGTGGTTCGTATAATTTAACAAAGATTGACAGAATGAATGGATATCTAAGTTATAGCCGTGTAAAAGGACATAGCCGATTAAATGATAGCAAAATGTCTGAGATCAAAGACCGAATCAGTATGTAATTATTTATGGGAGGGTAAATCCCTCCTTTTATTTATACTATGGGAGGTAGCTTTATGAATTATCATAATATAGAAAAACATTCAACATTAAACGGTGCTGGTTGTAGAACGGTATTATGGGTTAGCGGTTGCGAGCATTATTGTAAAAAATGTCAAAATCCTCAAACATGGAGTTATGGTGGTGGTGTTGAATATGATGATGTCGCACACCAAGAATTATTATTATCTTTACAAGATAAGTATTGTGACGGGTTAACATTGTCTGGTGGGGATGTAATGTCACCTAAAAATTTAGAACCTGTACATAATATAATGTTAGATATCAAAGCAAATATGCCTAATCTCAATGTTTGGATTTACACTGGCTACAAATATGAAGACATTATCAATTGTGACGCAAAACTAAAACTATTGGAGCTATGTGATGTATTAGTTGATGGCAAGTTTGAAATTGATAAATTTGATAAATCTTTAAAGTGGTGTGGTAGTTCAAATCAACGTATTATTGACATTAAGCAATCACTATTAAATGATGAAGTTATATTATATGATTTATAATTGTTTTTATTCATAAAAAGGTAAAATATTAAAAATAATTATTGTAATTAAAAATAATCTATGATAATATATAAACATACCAAATAAAGGTATAATATGAAGAATGAGGGAGAATGAAATATGAAGAACACTATTTACTTTGCTAAAACTAAACCAAATGCTATTATTCCATCTAAGCGTGATTGTGACGCAGGATATGATGTTTATGCGTGTTTAGATGAAGAATATATGGTAATCAAACCACACGAGGTTGAATTAGTTCCAACAGGAATTGCAACTTGTTTCTCTACTGATTATGTGGCAATTTTAAAAGAACGTGGTTCAACAGGAACTAAAAACATGACTCAACATTCAGGAGTAATTGAAGGTTCATTCCGAGGCGAATGGTTCTGTCCTATTGGTAATGATAATTCATACCCTATTGTGTTGGTTAAAAATGCAGAAATCACAGGTACAGATAAATTCAAAAGCATGATTGGGAAACTTAATAAGATGTATCATAAAACAATGGTTTATCCAAGTGATAAAGCTATCGCACAAATTATTATGTTGCCAGTACCGAAATTCAATATCGAAGAAATTAACTATGAAGATTTATTAAAGTTTGAATCAGAACGTGGGACGGGTTCTTTAGGTTCATCTGGTAAATAAGATATCCAAAAAGGTAAAATGTTAAAAAGAAAGGTTGGTTAAATGCTCATTTCACCACTATGTATTGCGAGTATGCTAATGGCTACTTGTGAGACAAACCCTATCGCAGTGACAGAAGGCGATAATGTAGCAATAATTAATAACATATATGAACGTAACTTAAATGACGATTTGGATAGCTTAATATTATCCAATAGTCGTGAAATTGAAATCTTGACAGAGGAAGAAATAGAAGTTGTAGAGTATGAATATACAGATTATCGTCAAACATTCTATTCAGTTGAACAAGGTGAAGTAAAACTTGGCGCTGGTTATCAATATACTGACGATGAAATATCTGTTATCGATAATGTCATGCACTTTAATGATAATGAATATGGGTGGATTCCCATTGTAGCAATAGACATGAATGAAGTTATCAAAAGTGGAAAAGATGAACGTGGTGTTTGGAATATATATGGATCAATTATAGAAATCAAATATCCAAATGAAATGACAACATTAGCAATTATACTTGACGCCTGTGGCGCTTGCAGATATGCGTCAAAAATCGACATGTGGGTATACAAAAACGATGTAAAAATCGACATAGCTGGTGTTGAATGGACATATATCAGGAAGAAACTTGTCGAATAAGAACGGATGATGTAAAAAAATGAATTAATTCCCAAAAGTTGTATTGAACAAACGTTCGTTTTGTGATAATATTAATTATGGGTAGAACATTGCAAATAAAAAGGGGATGATGTGCATGTGCCAAAAATCAAAACACAATAAGCGTGATATGTTATGTTTTTGTTGTAATGAATTGGTTGAAAGTTGTAGTGATTTAATTAAATTTAAAATCGAAGGTCGAGGGCATAAATCGTTGTTCGATGGGTGCACTTTTGAAGTTCAATTGCATATAAATTGTGCAAAAGAGATGGAGATTGATCCAGAGTGGTTTGATAACGATATTTGTTTTGAAGAAGCTACTGGAAAATACAAACATGAAGAGTATATTGTAAATTTAATCGAATCATTTATTATTGAAAATCAAGAATATATTTACAACTTTAAGAATTACATCGGCGATAATTATAGCGATGAAAGCCGTAATCAATGGATTGAGGAATTCAAATAATATAAAACGCAAAAAAAAAGAGTAGACATTTTATTTTGTCTACTCTTTTAATTTTAATTAATTACTTTATCTACTCATGTTGTTTTTAATATATGCAACATCACGTTCTAGGTTATCAATCTTGTTGTCAATGCCAGAAAATCTATTTAAAGCCTTCTCGAAATTTTCCACACTTCTTATATATATCTCTTTGTCTTCTTTGTTTTCATTTCTAATTAAATCAACTTCATTTTTCAAATCAGCAATTCTTTCCCTATTCATATTATCACGCTTGTTTAATTCTTGATAACCAAACCACGCAAGTACAACTAAAATAAGCCCATAAGCACCCCATTGTGCTACAAATTCTTGAATTGTTGACTCCACTATCTACACCTCTTTAAAGTTTTGTTACATATTTGTTATTTGCACTAATCCATCCTAGCCCTGATTTTAAACACAACATATTATTCTCCTCTCTTACGATTGTAAATACTTCATTCTTCTTAACCGTTGCTACAACTTTACTATCGAAGTTGGCAAATTGACGGACATTCAAACTATCACAAGTAATTTTAACTTTGTAACTTTCAAAACTTGATACATTTTCGGGAGTAGGGGATGTGGCTGAAATTAATTCAACATCATAGTTCCATACCCATGACACAATATTTGACAATAATAATTTATCACCATCAATACGCACAACCTCATACTCTTTCCCTTTAACGAATGTAGCCATAGTTTGCCCTGTTGCATAGTGCGTTGAGGTTGTTTTTACTTTGATTTTATCTCCAACTTTAATAGGTGTTTGAGTAGTAGAAGGCGTATTTACTGGCTGTTTTAAGCCTGTTGTTCCACTATTTAAATCTGAATCAATGTTTCCATTTTTAATTTCATCTAAAACCCAACGTACACGATCTTTAAAGCTATTCCATCTATTTTCTGATAGGATCACGTTAGGGCATTTCTTACCAGACCAATCTTGATGTTTCTTTAATTTATCAATACTTAAACCATATTTATATAATAATCGAGCAGAAACATAAACTGCATTTTCCTCTGATTTATTATATAATAAACGGTCTGTATTTTTTGGACGACAAATTTCAACTGAAATACTATTACGATTTCCCTCACCATTACCGTCACCACATGACCAACTATTTCGATTTAATGGTAATCCAATAATACATTCGTTTTCATCGACTGCAATGTGGAATGATACTTGATTATTGTTTGAAATCATATATGAAATTTCATTTTTTGCTGGAGCTGAATTGGCAGTATCATGTATAGTTACATATTTTGGTGTCATCATGTAAGGACATTTGATTGAATATTTACTACTTGAAACTAAATTTTCTAAATATTTATATGCCATTTAAAATACCTCCATTAATTTTTAACATTTTTCTTTACAATCAATAGAAAAATGTTCTATAATAGTTTATGTAATAGATAATATTACAGGATATATGTTTATCATACTATTTTTTCTAAATAAAACACCCTTTGACTGGAATGGGTGTTTTTCTTTTACAATTTAATATCTGTATTGTTGAACATATCACCCATAACTTCGTCTTTTGGACGGTCATCATATATGCGGAGCATGTCACTTGAACTCCATCCAAACAAGAGTTGTACGACTTCTGCACTTAATCCTGCACGTAACATACCCGTACAACAAGCATGTCTCATACAGTGAAAATAGAAATGTTCACCGAACATACGACTAAATGTTTCTGAATATGAATCAAGTGTTGTTTCTTGCATTTGGACAAAAACATCGCCTTTTTTGACGACAAACATAAAATCAAGATCTTTAGGAACACCTATTTTTTCTCTCTCTTCTTTCCATAAATCAAAATAAGGCTTGAATTTATCTGCAATGATATACTTATCGAGCAACTTGCCTTGCTTACCTCTCCCTTTTGTCTTGATTTGTTCGGGCGTCATATATAGCTTTCCGTTGAATCTTAAATTTTTATCATCAATATATGACATTTTAAAACGCAACAATTCTGCTTTACGTGAACCACTACACCATGCTAAAGCTAAAGCACAAGCGTGTTGGAACTTTTTCTTCTCAACTAATTCATCTAACACTTTAACAACTTGTTCATCTGTTAAAATTGTTTTCTCTCGCACTGGTGCTAAAACAGGATTCGGAACTTTATTCACAATATTCTTGAAGTTCTCCCACTTCTCTTCTTCATCTAACATATCCTCGATATATTTAGACAGACTACTTAACGAAGATTTTAATGCTCGAATGCGAGCAGGAGATAAACCTTCCTTCATTAAGTGTCCTTGAAATCCCAAAATGTCTTTTTTCTTAATGTCACAAAAGTCTTTATTCTTACGATGGTTCATTAACCATACAAAAAAGATGTTAAGGTTTGAGCGAGTGACCTTTGCAGATTTCTCACTATGGTCTACTGTTAGGTAGTAATCCATAAACTCATCAATTAACTCTAGGTTGTCTGGATTGATTTTCGCAATATCCTCTGCTGTGGTAGAAAATGTTTTCTTTGTCTTTCGTGCCACTTTGTTTCCCCTTTCAAATTGGCAAGAGGTGTATAACACCTCTATGCTTCAATAAATTTAACTGTTGTTGTATCATACTCGGTTAGACGGTTATCAAATTCTTGAACTAGAACACTGTTTTGTTCTGTTTGCTGTTTTAATTTTTCAACATTTGTTAACATAGTTTCAGTCCTTTGAATAACAGCATTTACTTGGTCTACTATCTCATCTATACCTTCAGTATTTTCAACTACCGTAGTTTTCAAGTCTGTTATACGCTCTTCTAAACCTGTAATGGATTGTTTTAAGGCATTTAAGTCTCCCTTAGAAACACCTCCACCTTTTCTACAAAGTGCATATGTTACTACATCAAAACCCATAAGACACCTCCTGTTTTATTGTTTATATTAATCCCAATCTGCACAATCAAATGTAATAGTATTTTCACCTTGTTCCAAATCAACCACATAGTAAACTGCTCCCCATTCCCCTGTATATTTAGTAGCAATTTTTAGCACACCATCTAAATAACTGTGTGATTCAATTTTGTCACTGTCTACACTAGGAATAACGTTGGTTAAATCTAAAGGTTGACCATTTAACTGAATATTACTATATTGCTTTTTATAAAATCCTTCTGTAGAAGAGTTCCCAAAAAATGCCATACTCACCTTACTAGCCGTTTCTAGGTTGAAGGTACAATCTCCACTTCCTTCTGCATAAGTAGTTACCCAATCTTCGCTTGCTATCGTCAAGTAACCATCAAAAGCAACAGTTTCTTCAACTGTGATTGTGGTAGTTAATGTTGTAGTAGTTGTAACCAAATCGCTTTCTTCAACCTTTTTGGCTTTCACTGTTGAAACTCCACTTCCACTAAAGATAATTTCATTGGTTTGAAGGACTCTACTACCAACGCCATTCACTGATACAAAGTTATATCCCACTGGAATAGTGTACTTTTGGTTGGCTTTAACTGTTGCAGTTTGGTTTTCTTCTTTGGTGATTTGTTGTTTATTAACCGTGATAGTTACAGTTTTTGTGATGATACCTTTTTGGTTTTCTTCTTCGTAAGGTTTAGTAACTTTTACAACACATTGCCCAACTGCATTGAACACTACTTGCCCATTTTGGTGCGTACCCACACCACTAACACTAGAGAATGTCCATCCTTGCGGAATAGTGTAGGTTTGATTTGCAGTTTTGGTTAATGATTCACTCTCTTCTTTATTGACTGTTTTTTTACCAACCGTAAATGTTAAAGTGGCAGCTTCTGACCATAGGTTGCGATTATCCTTAACTTTTAATTGTATAGATTGTTCCCCTGCTAAATCATATTGAGTTTTCTTATTGTTTGAAAACCATTCATCACGTTTTGTAATGCGCTCATTTTCAAACTCAACGTCATATAGATATGAGATAGTTTGGTCTACCACTGGTTCAACAGGTTCGGTGCGGAAATTGGAAATTACAGGTGTCTTAGGTTCGGCAATCTTAAACTCAATATATTTAATATCCGACCATTTACCTCTCTGGTCTTTAACTTGGACACCCACTTTGTTTTTACCAACAGGATAGCTATTACGCTTGTTATACCATTTTTCCTCTGCCTTGCTTGAGTTATCATAGGTAGCTTCATAATTGAATGTCACTGCCTCTCCCCAAGCTAGGTCAATAGGGGTCATGGTTAAACTTGTGATTTCTGGCTTATTGTATGCACCATCTGGTTTAACCACTATGCTGTTATCTACTAACGAGTGCCAACTTGAATTTTCTTCATTGAACATATAGACATTTCCCGTAGCAACTACAATACAGGTACTTCCTTGTCCAACTAAATGGGGTAATTGAGTGACTTCTTCCTCAGTTGAAATGGCATATTCAACTACCCCGTATGAATTTGCACCAATTTTCTTAATCATAACTTCACCTCGTCTTGTTTATAATTCATAAAAGCATGAAAGTTTGAATGTGATTTTATCCCATTCCATTTATCATCTTCTACTGTGATAACTTCCCCCACATGCTTAAAATAGCTTAATGGCATTCTCACCATAATTCTATTTAAAATGTCTCTTTTAGTAATATAGTGGTACACATTCTCTGGATGCTTGGGAGTGCAAATATGTTTGATTCCTGCCCCATTGAATGTTATGGCAATAAATTTTGTATTGCTAATGCTTGATACACAGTACTCTGTTATTGCTCCTCCTAACGAATGTCCACATACTATCGTTTTCTTTTGAGGATTGTACACATCTAAACAAAACTCCAGAGCATCAGAGAACTGACGTGGTTTTATACCAAACGCCATTTGAATATTTGTAAACCAATCACGTAAAGATGTAAAATCTGTTCCACTAAATACAATGTAATCTACATTGTCGTAGCTAAAGACCTCTGCCTTCATACCACTTAACTTTCTAACAGATTTCTTAATACACATATTGTCTGGGTATGCCAGCCTTTTATAAACACAATTGCATAAGTATACTGCCATTTGATATTCTTCTTTTGTTAAATTCATAGGAATCCCCCATTCAGTTAACCTATTTTAATCAAAAACAAATAATTATTCTGCGTCCAATACCATCTCTAACAATTCCATGTATTGAGATTGTGTGATGCGATTGTTAGCATAAAAAGTGTCTAATTTATTTAACATATCTTCTTGTACGTATTTACCAGATAAAATTTGTTTTAATAGCATGTTATAAGTCATAAAAATATTCCTCCTATATGATCTTTTTTTGTTTCTACTTACTCGATTAATTATTCTAATGTTTCAATTGAATCTTGATTTTCCTCAATTGTCGGTGGAATTTCTTCAACTTCATCATCAATTACAGGAATATCTTCCTCTATTTCATCTTGGATGGGTGGGAAAACTAGGTTAAATAAATATTCGTACTCTTGTTCAGAAATCTCTTCTGTTAAGTAGTAAACGTCTAGTTTTTGTAACATATCATCTACGGTATATAATCCTTTTTCGATAATACGGCTTAATAAATAAAAAATCTGCAATGTAATTCCTCCTTTACATAATAAAAAGGTTAGATCTAAATCTAACCTAAATTCATCATTTGTAACTCATAATCAAACTGCAATAACACCCTCTCATAATCCATCTCTACGATTTGAGTTAATAATAAATCTTCGAGTGACGTAATTCTCTTTTCGTGTTGCATGATTATTTTTGAATTTTGTGTAATTTGTCCTGTACGACTTGCCACAACTCTATATTTTAGACGTGGTAACAACGACTGTTCACTTGATGCACTCTCTAAAATAATATGACCATTGGCATAAGCAAATGGGATTGTTGATGGTTTAACAATAGTTGCGATAGGTGTTGCTAGTTCGTATTGTGTGTTTGCCATATCTGTCTTAACAAGTGAATTGAGTTCATCCCCTTGTTCATATACACGTTCACCAATACGTTGAACATACTCACCTGTTAAAGCATTATAAGTATCTTTAGCTCCATTAACCTCACGTAACACGATATCTTCCGTTGGTCGTAAAATGTTTGATTTATAAGGTTCGTATGATGTTGCTGTGCCTGGTTCAAGTTGAATGTGAGATATGTTATCAATATCCATTTGAAAGACAGTTCTCAAAAAAGTTGATTTTTCATTTGGCGAAATTCCGATAAATTTTTTTCGCTATCATAGTATCGGATTAAATCAGAAGACGTTGTTCCATCAAAACCATATGACGTTGCGATATATTTTATATTTGGAACGATAGGAATATAATCTTTACTTCTTGTCTGAGTGGTGTATTGATTCAAATCTGCCCCGTTTAAATGATTAATACTTCCACGCTCTAAGTGGTAATTATTCCATAAGTTCTTACCAGTAGTCGTTAAAACAGGCATTTTAACGCTCTGCATACCCTCAAAGTAAGGAATATCCCAGTTTTCCATGCCCTCTTGGAATTCTAAAAATAAAATTCTAACATTGTTATTCATTGTATGTTCGGCTTTGTTAACAATAAGTGCAGTTGATGTAATGGTACTTATTGTTGTACCTATTAAATATCCATAGCTTTTTGCTTTTATTGTTGTTTGCGAATTAGTTTGAAATCCTTCAAAAGGGTCTACTCTCAACCCATATACTTTGTCTTCATCGCTGTCATTAAAAATACCAATATAGTATTTTGTATTTGTTTTGACTAAATCTTTAGATTTTTCAAAAGTTGCTACCCACGTTCTATCGAGAGTGTTTGTTATATAAGCGTCTGTGTATGTTGGAATATTAACCAACGTCTGCCCTCTTAAAATTGCACTTTTAGCGACTCCATCAACCACGTTTACACCATCATAACCTTCATTAAACTTTTGCATTGACTTTCCATCTGTCATGCTATTACGTAAAGATGGCTCGGGTAAAATGTTTTGGTATGTTTGTCCTTTAATAACCATTTTAGAAGCTTCACCATCTACTACGCTAGTAGATACATCAACATCTCCTTGCCCTACTTTGAAATTTATTTCTTCATGATTAACTTGAGATGCCACTAAATCGTCTCTCAACACTTCTTCGAGGTTGTTTCCATCTGATAAGATGACGTATTCGGCTTTTGTTTTATAACCTGCAGGTATCGTTTTTGCTCTATCTTTATATAGTTGTGCCTTTTCTCCTACTGCCATATTATCACCTCTATTCTATAATTTTAAAAAATGGCATATTATTTATTTGATTTTGTAAATCTAAAGCTACTTGTTGACTCATAGCTAAATTATGCCAAGTAGCAAATTCATGTTCACGCTCTCGTTGACTCTCGTTAAAAATATCGTTGCGTTCTCGTTCGTCCTCTTGATATTTTATATCATATTTTTCTTCACAACTTACGATGGCGTCATCAACTTGCTCGTTCCAATTATCAACTTTAGCTAAAGCTTCTGATAATATGGCTAATTCTGTAGAGGATGTCACGTTATCATCTGCGTGAATAGACGGTTGCACATTAAAAGTAAATTGTGGAAATGATAAAGCACTCGCTAAGTTATCAGATATCATCACTTCACAAAAAACATCACCAACACATGCTAACACTTGGGTTGTTAATTCGCAAATAAATTCTCCATTTTTTTCATCTGTTATAATTCCATCTAACATCACAACATTTCTATCGGCTTTTTTGAAAAATACATAAACTTTTTTATCAGTTAGATCTATACGCGACTTATTTGTAAGTTTAAAATTGATAACACGACTTAAATTATCAAACTGTTTAAAGATATATTTTTTTTGCGTTAGATATCCACGCTCTAAATCTACACTTACACTAACATAGTGCTTCGCTGAACTTCTCATATTAACACCTCCGTTTTAAATACAAAAAAGAGGATATAATATAAAAATATCCTCTTGATATGTAAATATATAATAGTATAATTGTTATTAAATAATTTAGATTGGTTATTGTAGTTATAATAAAATGCAAGTTTTATTATATTTTAGTATTGTCACTCAATTGTTACTATTTTGCGGGTACACTTTTTGTTTTTCTACTAACGCATCCTCTTGCACATCAAATTTAGACATTAAATCATACATATCAGTTGATGACACATTTAGACCGATTTGCGTAAGAGCACAATCTGCCAACAAATGCAATGCTATAATTGAATAACAACCGCTGTTTGTTTCGTCATTATCGTTATAAATATTTAGTCTGAAATCGCCAAAACACGTTTCGTTATAAATGTATGCGTTGTTGGTTCGACACACGAGTTCAATTTTGCAGTGAACGTCATCATCTCTGTATGGCGATGTATCATCTGCATTTTCGTTAAAAATGGATATTGATATATATGAACCATTCCGCACTTTTATATATTTTACTTTGTCAAACGCCGACAATGTTTCAAAGTAAGCATGGCTGTTGTTGATAAAGTCGTGATTTTTTAGATTAATCAGCGATTTGTTTCCTAAATATTCGACACGATATTCGTATGCGTTTATTTTTCTCGCTTCAAACGATTGGTTGTTTTGGTAAATAGAAAGCCCTTTTACATCAATATTCGCAATATTTATTTTGTGCGGTTTTAATGAAAATATCTTCTCGCCATTGGTAGTTGTTAAATCCCTAAACACAACAGAAACATCTTCTATTGTAAGACTATCGCATACTTTATCGTCTTTATAGTTAGAAAAAAGTGGATATCCTTGTTTAATATAGTGTGTCATTGATGACATTCCCTTTACGTGACAAGATCTTTCACTTGCTCTAACAAGCGTTCCATAGCATTGTTCTGCCCCGCAGTTAAGCAACCCTGTATTGTAACCACCCAAATCATAAACGATACCATAATTTGACGAGTTTCCAATGTGGTCGCTCGCACATGCACTAATTGTTGAATAATTAATATCGAGTTTGTATCCATTTCGGCAATTAAACACGTAGCAGTTATTTATATTATATGATGTTCCAAATAGATCGAACCCCACACTGTCAACATTAGAACCTTGTCCAATAACTGTTATTTTTTCAAACGTATTTACCCACGCATCTTCAATATATACTCCTTTATTTGTAAATTGCTTAATATATAAACTAGATAATGTCAACCTGCTAGCTTGTTTAGAGTAAATACCAATATTCACAGCATTCCAATTTGCTAAGTACAAACTATTTAGCTCAACATCTTCGGCATATTCAAGTTCACTTTCGTCATCCCCTTTAACGATATTGATAAAATATTCTCCGATAAATGAAGCACATAATCTTGCACCCAAGCTACCTCTTGGATGCACACTCTCTCCAATAACCCTAGTTCCACCATAAACATTTAGTGGTTTTGTTATCATATACTCACCATTAGGAATATACACCGTTCCACGACAATCAAGAGCTTTTTGAATCGCCTCTGTCCAATCTCCATCAACAACAAGACTTTTAAAATCTTGTGGTGTTGTGTAAAATATCGAATACTTATTTGCTTTTTCAGACAATTGTGCATTAGTTTCCTCTAGCCTACTTTTAACACTTGTTAATTCTTCTGCATATTCTTGTTCCAATCCGTCATACTTCTCTTGAAATTGATTACTAACAGCGTCATATTTGTTTTGAAACTGATTCGTCACAGATGTATATTTGTTATCAAATTTAGTTTCAATAGCGTTAAAAGTTGATTCAAACTTTTTAGATTCTTCGGCTAATTTAGCGTCAAATTCAGTTGTGATCTCCTGCATTTTATCATCAAAATTATTAATCCACTTGTTAAACTCATTCATTGCAATAGTTAGTTGTCTAAATTCATTTGATGATTGAATATTTTTATCTATTGTTGGTTGTGTTACACTAACTGTAAAATATTGAGTTGTTAATACACTTCCATTTTTACCATAGATTTTAAATTCACAAGCAACATCTCCGACTGTCGAGGTCATTTGTTCTGAAATTTCAAACGATATAACACCTTGTTTTGCGTCTACTAATTCTGTTTCGTTAAATACGATTTTACCGTCTGGTTTCTTGCATGCTAATGAAATTAAATATCCCGTTAAATCCACTTTTTTACCATTGTTAACAACCGTAGCGTTTACAAATCGACTATTTACATCACTCTGTATTGATTGAACACTACGATTGTTTGTTTGACTAATATCAATAATGAAATTATCTAAATTCATGTTACACTTCCTCTCGATTTGTTTAAAATTTAAAAATAAAAGTCCTCACATTAAGAGGACTTTTTATAATGTATATCACTGTAAAATTTTAGTTTTATTTACTTTGATTATAAATAACTAAGTTATCTAATTATTTATAATCACTTTTAATTTTAATTTAATTCCCAATCATTCCTAGTTAACTTGCTGCTTCGAGTATATGACCGTAAATATCGTATCTGAATCTTGTCTATCAATGACATCTAGAGTCACAACATTGTTTGAGACACTATAATTAAATGGTATCCCTTTGTTATTAGTTACCAACAATTCTTCTTCCGCAACTGCGTCAACACGATTATATCTTAACGATAGGTTCACTGTTGTGTTGTAACTTAGACAAGTGGCTTTAAATAATCCAAAATCAACACGTTTTCCTGTACCGTATTCTCGTAAATCATAAACTTCTAATTTGTCGTAAGTTGCATATGTATCTAAGATATATGTTTTTAAATGAGCATTTTTCACCGATAATAAAGGAATTGGAGTCGTTGTTTTTATTGAACCATTTATTTTCACGTTATAGAATCGTAACGGAATGGGAACACTCGTTTGAATGAATACACTATGCTCCTCATCTAGTGTAATATTTTCAAACAAAATGTTACCGCCATCCATGTGAGTCACGCCAAAAATAGGCGATGTTCGAGATGGGGTGCATTTAAACGTTGTATTTTTATAAATATAATTCATTGTCATTTTACCACTTGCTTTTACACTATCAACAAATGAAAAATAACCGCTCAAACAAATCACTCTGCAATTATTAAAAGTCGTCACAGGATTAGTATCTAATGACATGGTTTGATTCCACACGGTTCCATTAAGATCAATAATACAGTTATTAAATAGAGCAATCATGCCATAATAGACATTCCCACCTATTAAATGACTATTATGAATTTCTATGTTAAATGCACCAGGTTTTGTGATAGGCGTAGAAACATTCCAGCCTGTAAAATCATTCACGATGTAGTGCAAACGTCTACCATTAAAATATAAATTATCAATAAATAATTTTTCTAATGCTGTATTAACACCAAAAATACTAACATCTTCACCTGTAATAGAACCATTCTTCAAAGTAACATTTAATGTATCAAAAGCTTGGATGAATTGTCGGTCAGAGGCGCTAGGTGTAGAATCCATTTTAAACTCAAACCCATCAATTGTAATTTGGTCGTGTTGAATATCTCCATTAGTCTTATTTCTTAACTTGATAACTGCTACTGCTCGTTGACTGTTAGATGAACCGACACCAATGTTCTTACAATACAAATGATTAAATCTTATATCCTTAACGTTAGAACCACCAAAATAAAATCCATGTTCTCCGATATTTTCTATTTTAACATTGTTGAAAATGATATGGTCTAAATTTCCGTCAGAATTAAATGCACTTTCAACTGTATTCATGATTTCTAATCCATTAATAATTAAATCAGATGAGTTTGATATATTTAGTAATGATTGCGTTCCAAAATTGTTGCTCTCTCCGATATTGCCTCTATTTCCATCCAATTTTAATGAATTAATTGTGCTCTGTCTTAGATTATTCATTGTCACAGTCCCGATGAGTGGAGTTTTATCAGCTACTGGTTGAATAGTACCACTACAATTAATAACAATACCGACTTTATCTTCTAAGGTCACCCTATTTTTAATGAGGTATTCACCATCAGGAATCAATAAAATACCACCATTTTTTAAATCATTAAATGCCTGCTTAAAGGCATTATCCCATACAATGGTATCATTATATCTTTCGGTTAAGGATTGGTAGTTAGCTACATTGACTGTTAATTGCGACAATTGTGCATTAGTTTCCTCTAGCCTACTTTTAACACTTGTTAATTCTTCTGCATATTCTTGTTCCAATCCGTCATACTTCTCTTGAAATTGAGTGTCAATTTTATTATATCTTGTATTAAATTGTGTATTGATGTCATCATATTTCTGATTAAATCTTGCTTCCTCTTGATTATACTTACTTTCAAACTTTGTTTCAATTATGCCATACTGTGTATCAAATTTACCATTCCACTCCGCAACTTGTGCTAGTGTATTATTTAACAATCCAAATTCATCTTGTGATTCAATCAACTCATCGTCTGCAATTGAACTATCAATTTTTAGTGTAAACGTAGGGAATGACATTGTAGATTCATCAACGCCAACTTTGACAACTTCACAAGTGATTTCGTCGGCAATTGCCAATGCTTGTCGTGTCAAAGGGAAATCAACAATCCCGTTTTGAGCGTCTACAACCATTCCGTTAATAACAACTAATCCCATATCAACTTTTTTAATATATAAAGTTAATACACTATTACTTAAATCAACAGGAACTAATCCACTCTTTGTTAAATTACATCGTAAAACACGAGAATTATGATCCCCTTGTTTTAGCGTATAATAATTTTGTACGTCTCTTGTAGATGTTTTATCGTGAAGGTCTAAATTGACTTCAACATAATCTCTATCTACGTTTTGCGACAAATTATATTCCGCCATCTGTTTTCCTCCTTAAATATAAAATTAAAAAGTGCGTATTTAATTTACGCACTTTTTGTATATAAAACTGAAATTTTATTTACCATCTTCTAATAGTATAATTCTTTTTTCTAAATCAGAAATTTTACTAACTAATGATAATAAGGCATTAAATTCATTGCTTGATTCAACCAGTGATTCATTTCTATCGATAGAGTTTATTTGCATTTTAAACTGAGGAAAACTTAATTTTATATTAGGTTCATCAATTTTTACAATTTCCAACTTTATCTCTTTATCTAAGGCTAAAGACTGCTCAGTTAAAGTAAAATCTACTACCCCTGTTTTTGATTGACTCACTTCGCCTAATATCATAGACTGAGTTTTATCAGCCTTTATTACGTACAACAACATCTGACTTCCTCTTATATTGATTGGCTTATCGTCATTTGTAAGATGACATCTAAGCACATGACTTAGATTGTCCATTTGTTGAATTGGTGATATCAACCCTTTGAGACCACATTTTAAATCAACCGAAAGTCTAATTATATCTTTATATGTACTGCTCATTAAATTCGTCCTCTCCTGAATTTATACATAAAAATCCCCTCATATTTAGGGCGATAATTTTGTCATTTTTACAATAAAATGTGCCTTTTATTGTTTTTAATTTTAACAATTTATTTTTTTGATTAAATAAAAAAGCCACTAAAAAGTGACTTTGTTTATATTGTTATTAATTTAAATCTTCAACTTCTACTAATTCTGGGTAGTACCCAAACTGTCCGTTAAAAGCATAATCAAAGTACGGTGTTGCAACTTTTTCATTTTCTATACGCCCAACATATGCAATAGTCTGAGGATATGTTTTCATACTTTCGATATATTGACCAGAAAACGTTACTGATATATTCTGTGTATAATTTGGTATTAAACCTATTAATTCATTTAACAAACCATTGCAATAATACATCATATCTGTATAAATTGTTTGCATTGTATTAGCGTCATATCCATATCCCATTTCTCCGTCAAGGCTAGGATCAGAAGCAACTAATCGAATACTTACGAAGTCCATTTTGCCATCATTGCCTTTGCTATCATTAACTATAACTTCACCAACAATATCATCAAATTGATGACTATTCAAATAATCTTTAATAATTATACTCGCTTCTTCACGGTTCATAGATATAACTTCCTCAACTTCTGCATCACCTGTTTTTGATTGTGGAATTTCTTCTTTTAATTGTTCAATCTCATGTTTTAAGACTTCCATTTCATTATCTTTCTCAATCGAATTGCACCCAACTAAAAATAGACATAATGACAATATTAACTTTTTCACGATACCACCCCTTTGTTTATTGTTTTTATAAGTATAGTATATGCACACTTCCTTATTTTTACAACAAAAAACAAGATAAATTTTAACAATAAACAATAAATATTGTAATTAATATTTATTGTTTATTGTTTGTATTACGATAAGATAACATTTCAATTAATTCACTTTCTTTTGTAGGCTTTAAGTATTGTGCTACCTCATTTAAAAAGTTTAATATTTTTTCGTTTACACTATCTGCGTCTTCTTCGTAAAACTCTTTATCGAATATTTGAACATTTAAGTTATATTGCAAATTAGTCTTATCGACAACTGTTGAGACATAACCTACGACTTTTATAGGATTATACTTATCATCAACTTCAAATTCTATATGTTTTTCAAACATTACTGTATCTGATATATTCATGTTTTTCTCCTTAATCATAACTATAAAAACCACCCCAGAACAACGTAAACGAAGCTCTTCCTAGATGACTTTTAGTTGGGGTCTTTATTCTTATCTTATGAGAACCACTTGCTAACTGTTTAAATCGTTCTGTAATATTAATGTCAACAGAAGTATTGCTTTCATTTAATGTTGTCACTTTTACTTCCCCAACATAAACCTCAACGTCTGGATAATAATTTGTTTCATAGATTCCATATACATGCTCATGTGTATGAGATGGCATTTCTATATCATGTGTATGGCTATCAGCGTTGGCACTTCCTAATAAGTTTATATTGTGGCTATGGGGACTTGATGTAGTTGTCACACTATGGTCGTGTAGCAAATTAATCCAATGAGTATGTTCTAATAGAGTAGGATTGTTTTGTTCGCCTAGTCCAACTGCAATGCCCGTATGTTTACCGCCGTGACCCCATGCTACACTTGTACCACTAGATGTAACACTCGTTCCTCCTGCACTTCCAGACACACCACTTATGTTTACGGGAATATTACCACTACCACCAGTAGTCGTTAATGGAATTTTTGTTGATGCGCTAGACTTACTATAGGATCTAAAAGGCTGAATATGAACTATCATCCTAGCTTCGAATATATTTTTAAGCGTACTAGGGATATAAAAATAAGAATCAAATGGATTATAAAAATCAAAACTATCTCTATCACTTAATTGAGAAACTTGATAAATCCCTTCTTCACTTAACACCAATGACTTATCACCTGTCGCACTATGCAATCTTAATCTAGCCATATTTACGCCATTTACTTGTTCAATTCCCAAAAATATACGTTCTTCATGAGCAGAACTATCATCGTAAATATAAAGTCCGTTAGGCACTATTTTAAATGTATTATCGCCATTTCCGATAAATAGGTTTTCACCTAAAATGAATTTTCCTATCAACGTATCTGCTACCACTCCGTTAGGTGATATTGCCACTGCACTCGTCCTCCATCTATCAGTAGTCATACATATCAAGTTGTTAATCAGTGCTAATTGGTTATTATCATCTTCTGCGTCAATTAGATAAATTCCAGCCTCTGTCATTTCAATCAGATTATTCCCCTTACGTTGACGAATAATATTAGCAGACAAGTCTAATCCATCGGTTAAAATTTTATTAACATCAACCATGTTATTCTTAGCGTCATTCAATGTTGCCTTATAAAAATCGGTTAATGACTTTGTTGAATTTGCAGTCTTAGATGTATTGCTTAATTTTCTCATTGCAGTTTCAGGTTCTTTTTTATTGTTAGTAAATTTGAAATCTGACAACTTATTGTCTTTTGGTGAATATTTAAAACTATACAACATAACAAGTCCATCATCACTTAAATCTTCCGCATTTACCAATTCATATTTAGCACCTGTATAAACATAGTCACTAAACCCATCAACGTTGACAATTCTATTTAAAAATTCCATATATGTATCAATATCAAATGTAATAGATGGCTTTTGTAATTCATCTAATGTTTTTTCTGCATAACTATAAAGGGCATATGATGTTAAATAATTATCGTCTGTTATTGTTTTTTCAAACGTATAATCACTTAATTCCAATAGCAACTCATCATTAAAAAGTTTTTCATCGTTTAAAGTCGCATTCTGTCTATTAATATCAATACCGATTTGAACCATTTGAGACTGAAATTCATTTATTTTATCCTTTAACTCTTGTACTTCACGTAGCAAATCACTAATTTGATTTTGAATCCCAACTACTATCTCTTGTTGTTTCGCTTGTCTTGAAGTGTCATTAGCTTTAATAAATGCAGATAAAATTGCTTGTTCTGCAATTAATTGTTCTTCAAGAGATTTTAATTGACTATTTTTAAGTGTTAGGGTTTGATCTAGTTTGGTTTTATTCAAGCTAATAGTTTTAAACTCTATATCTTTTTCTTCGATAAGTTGTTTGTATTTTATCATAGAGTCTTTTAACTCGTCAGACATAATATCATTGTCAATATAATAGTTATAATTTTCTAAATAAGTTGTCCCTAATGGATTTACACTAGCGATATCAACGTTTGAGCTTTCTACATTTAATTTAGATACAATCTCACTTGTTGAATATGTTTTATTAATTTTATTAATTCCATTATCGTAAGTTAAAGTTAATCCAGTATCAATACCCATAGAATCTTTATCGTATACATTGATAAATTGGTTATAACTATCAAATGTAATAATACAATCATATGCTTCTTCAATTTGTTGTAACATAGAAGTCCAAGAACACGTTTGTGTATCAAAACTACGATATTTTGTAGTCCAATTTTCATTAATTTCGCCTGTTTCATAGGTTAAACTAATGTTTTCTACAACAACTCTTAATCCACGACAGTTGACAAATTGGTATTCAAATTCTTGTGTTGTGTCGTTAACATATGTAATAGTGTAAATTATTCCATAAAAGTTTTTGTCTGTACTTGTATACCTAGCTTGAATATTTTTAACAGGGTATGGTAAATTTTTAAAATCATGACTTTGAGTGGTTTTCATGTATTGTTTATCATCGCTACCATAAGTTTCAAATTTCCAGCTAATAGTCATGTTTAATGGTTTGTCTCCAATATCCACACTTTGTTGTTTATCGAATAAAACTGTATCTAATTCGACATTATTTATCGTGTGATTACTATATAATTCAACTAACACTGAATCATAGCACATGATTAACTCTTGTTTTGCTTTCTGATCTACATGGTTTACTTTCCAACCAGTGCAATATTGTTCAAATAAATTTAAAACGCCATCAGCAACCTCAACATTTTCGTTTTCATCACGATAAAGTTGACGTGTCATAACGGCGTCTCCGATTATAAAATCAATACCAGTTAATTTATCTTGAAATTCAATACATGGAACTGATTTTACTGAATATTCTTTTTGTTCAATTATACTAACATCACCAATGATAAACTTATATTTTTTATCATTCGCCGTTAGCACAAGTTGTCGCTTACCTTTAATCATATCGTATAAAGGAAGCTCGAATTTCTCTCCGTTATGATTAATATGAGATGGAATTTCTAAACTCATTTCACATTTTTCTTGTAGGTTGAATACAATCTCTTTAATATATTCAACATCAACATCATACAACTCTTCACGTCTATTCTTCATTAAAACTAGACTGATATTATTACTATTCAAATCAATTCTATTCAACATCTCACATCCTCTCTAACGTATCATTACTTTAGGTCTATTATAGAATTTTATATAACAATTTCCGATGATTTCAATTTCGTTATCACCAAATTCTAATTCCAAATAAACTTTATTAAACTTATCCCTCATATTCATTTTTGGATTATCTAAATTAACAATATGTCTAACTCTATCGTTATAGATTCTAATTTTTCTACACGTATCATCAATACCTCTCAACTCTACTCGTTGCCCATTTGTATTATTTATAACTGTAACATCCGTTCCAAAAACATTTAATTCAATATCTACTGGATTTGTAGCTTTGAACTCGTGCATTGATTCTAATAAAATTACTCTTTTATCTACAACTTCGCATTCATAATCTTGATACATTAAATATCCGTATGGCATAGCCATTTTAAAATCTACTGTAATATATCCGTGATTAACAGAATTTTGACAAATACTACCTTTAACAAACATACCGTAATATTCAGTATGTTCATTTTTTTTGCTATTCTTAATAATCAACTGACCATATTCATCACTACTAAATAGCCATCGTTTAATAGCGCCTAATTCAAAGTCAGTAATAGGCAACAGATTGTTTGTTCTTTTATTTACTTTTACAAGTTGAATCGAGTACGTATTACTTTTATATGAAATAGAGTTGATAGTCGAGTTACCCCAACTATCAACCGTGTCTGTTATACTTTTTTCTAGTCCAAAATTTCTAGTATTATCAGTGTCTATATTACATAGATATAATCCAAATTGTTCGCTATCAATTCCGTTAAATACTATTTTTTCACCTAAAAATTGTCCCATTATAATTCACCTCTATTCTAACGGAAACTTAATTGTGAGGAGATCTTATTCAATAATTCCTGCGACGCGTTTTTTAGCATTACTTCCACTTCTGGTAATAAATCTTCTGTTAAATTGCCATCAATATTTAATAAATTGCCAATAGATAGATTAACACTACTATTTATACCGCTTGCGTCTATAGTTCGTGATTTCATTCCAGCATTATTAGATAATGATGTAATACCAATGTGACTCATCAGTTCCTTCGCAATCACTAATTGGTCAATTAGTTCAGATTTTAATGTATCACCAACTGCGTACAGTCCATCTCCGAAATCATCCAGCCAATCAGTCATTAAAGTATCTAATTCCATCACACTATCCCCTATTTGGACAAAACCTGTTGCCAATGCTTGATTAACTAGCGAAGCTAAATTTTCAGAAGTCAACTGTTCTTCGAGAGCGTCTTCTAAATTCGAAATTTCCTCATCAAAACGGTTATTTCCTAATTCTTTTTCATGCTCACGAATCATGTCGTTAAATAGTGTTTCCTGCTCGATTAAATCATTTTTTAATTGCTCTAATTTTAGTTGACCTGCTAATGACGTATCACGACTGAGTGCATTGATTTGAGCTTTAATTTCATCTATTTTACGTTGACCTTCTGATAACTCTCGATTCCAATCTTCTTCGTCATACTGAGAGTTGTATAAGTCTTGTTGTTTTTGTAACTCTTTTTTAACTGCGTCTGTTCGCTTACGTAACTCATTTTCAATCGCACTTGTAATATCTTTTTGGACTTGCGTTACATAGTCTAACTGCTCACGCTCTGCTTCTTTTATAGCTGTTGTCATTTCTTCCCATGATTGAACTACATTTGGGATTTCATCTTTGATTAACTCTGTATATCGTTCGATGACATCAACCAATCCTTCAACAGACTCAATAGCATTTTCTTTATTATCACCGCTAAGACTATTAGCCCAACTTTGTAACTCTTTTAGTCTTTTTTGATAATTAGTGATTGACCCATCATCTGAAAAACTAAATCCATTATTTTGCAGAGTTTTCTTTAAAGCGTCTCTTTCTTTTTCCATTTCGGTTTGTTGTTGTGATAGAAGTTGCTGTTTCCTTTTCAACAATTCAACCTCTTCACGCATTAACTCAACACGTTTTCTTCCCGTAGAGTTTTCTTGTTTGGCTTTGTTTAAATCCAAAGCATTCTCTACGTCTTTGAGTGCATTTTCAATGTCATAATAAGCGTCTACAATATTCTCTAAATCTTCAACTAACTTTTCTGCTTCTTTTGAGGCACCGCTAAGAGCGTCTGACATATTGCCAATAGATGATGTAAACTTAGGAGCAGTATTGACGATTGCGTCAATACCTTGAATAGACGCTATTGCACTATTTTTCCATGAATTTATTTCTGCGATTGCGTTTTTTATTTTGCCAGTATCAGCAGTTTCATGATATTCACCATTGCCGATACCATGTGCGTACGAAGCTTCAGATAAGGCTCTCATTTGTTCCGCAATAGCCTCGTTAGCTTTTGTTGCTATTATTACTTTTGCTTCTGCTAAATTTTTAGCGTTCGCCAATTCTGTCTTCATACCTTCAGCTATCTTTGCAAAATAACCATTATAATTAGCAACCTTAGAACTATTCATTAGAGCGTCCATTTTAAGAAGATCGTTATAAACTCTAACTTGATAATTCGCCCATTCCTCTGTATTTGCTATGTTATTATTGAAATATTCATTTGAGTTTGCATTTGCAGATTGCCAATACTCTTCATCATTCGACAACATATTAGCGTACAAAAGATATGTCTCTTCTTGAGTATTTTGGAGCTGTTCATTTAAATGAGCAATCACTTCTGATGTATTGTCTATACTTCCCGTGAAAGATTCCATATATTCACTGGCGTCACTTAACGCGTCTAAATGTAATCCATTTTCATTTATTTCATCAATAACACTTTGAATATCTCTAGCTTTTTGTGCTAATTCTACATAAGATTTAGTTGCGTTTTTTATATCGGATGAATCAAATTCACTAGCAGATGAATTTATTGTTCTAAACGCCTCTGCTACTGCGTCCGCTTGATGTGTCATTTCCTCTATAGATTCTTTTACTTCATCTTGCTGTTCTTTTGTTTCACCTAAAACACTGTCGTACAAGGCAAGAGTTTTTGTAGCTGATACAATTTCTTCATCATAGGTAGATAATGAGTTTTTCAATTTTTCATATTCATTTTGATAAGTAATTAATAAAGCAACATCTGAATTTGACAACCAAGCCAAAGAACCTTCTTCGAGTCCAAGAGAATTGACTTTCTTTTGCATTTCTGCAATTTTTTCTGCATATTCTTTCATCCCATCCATCGCTTCTTTTCTATTGGATTGAGACTTTTCTAATGAACTTTTTACATTATCGTAATTGGTTTCTGCTTCTAGCTTTAAAGATTCTTTTTGGATATTCAATAGTTCTTCTTGAGAAACTATATAATCATCTATCGCCTTTTTGCTTGTCGCATATGCAGTTCCCTCATCATCAATGTAAGTTATTAGTGACGGATAAAGAGTTGCTATTTCTTGTTGTACTTCTTTTAATTTAGTTTGTGTATCTGCATAAGATTGTGAGTCTTTATCCAAGTATTTCAACATTCCGTTTAATGTATCATACTGTGAAGATAACTCAGATAATTGAGATTTTTCAGAAGTTATCTTTGAAATAGACTCTTGTGTTTTGGTTGCCGATTGAGTTAAGTCATCCATTGATTTTTTAGCGTTTTTAAATCCTTTAACCATAATAGCAATAACGCTACCGATTGCTAAACCTGCAATACCACCTAATGCTACTTTAAAAGCTATCGTTGCAGTTGTCGCACCTACTGTTGCAGTTGTTAAGCCAATTGTCTCTGCCATTAACGCCCCCATCCATTGAATTTGTTCTACAAATGTGAATCCATTCATAACAGCTTTAAATGCTATTACTCCAGTTGTAGCACCTGCCATGATAGGGATAAAATTATTCGATACAAAACTAACCACTTTAGTAAGAGCGTCTACCGACACAATACCAAATTGCACACTACTATATATTGCAGGTTGGAAACTATCCATAAATGCCAACATCTTGTCGGTTAGAATGTTAATTTGTCCTCCTAATGAGTTTACACGAACCTCATTAGCCTCCATCAATGCACCATTTGAATCCAGCCCAGCATTTGTTAAATCGAGAACTCTGTCATAATTTTCCATCATCGTTATAAACATTTTGTTACTTCACCCAATTGGGTTACTAACCATAATAAAAACACCTAAATAGGTGTTTGTTTTAAGTATGGCGAGAAAGGTACTTCCAAAAGTGTCTTTACACTTGACCCCTCTTCTCACATTTCATTTTTAGATTATAGTGTGAGTTCAGACTATCGCATCATCCGTTCTGGATGTTCTCTCGCTTAGTCGTTTCTGGTGATTCTTTAAAAAATGTATATCCTTTATAAACCAATCCCTTACTACAAGCAGTAGACACCTTGCTTCTAGTGAATTGTGTTCCAAAGTCTTGCTTTGAATGTTCAATTAAACTAACAATACTATCATATTTTTTTATAAACGTATTGTCTTTATACACATAGATATCTCTTTTGTTGGCTTTACCTGCATTCTTTGCTCCTATTTGTTGAGCATTTTGAATAAGAATGTTTTCATCAAAATCTATTACCCCTATCCTTGCCCCGTTTTGCAAAATTTTCTTAATAGTTGGGCGTGAAACCTTAAACTCTTTTGCAATAGCAACCAATGTTGTGTTATACATATGCTCATTCCAAAATTGCCACACTTGTTTATAAAAGTTGTCGATAGTTCCCAAACTTACACACTCCCAATCAACATTATTTAAGTCTAGCAGTGTTGCTAATTTTGATTGCAATATAGAGTTTTTTATCCAATTGAGGTTTGATTTTCTACAATCTAATACTATATAGTGGTCAACATTTGAACTAGCAACTTTTCTTTTTTCTTCATCGTTGCTACAAACTTCTATTAGTTTTGTCCTATTTGTATCGTAATAATGTTGTCCACCATGAGTTTCAATTATAGCATTCAAGCTAGGTATATAAAAATCATATTGAAAATCCTTACACCAAGCGAACATTCTTTTTGTTAACTGTTGCTCATATTCAATATTCAAATGGGTTAATAGTGAAGCCATAAGCCTTTCAGGATAAGATTTTGTTCTTCCACAATACTCACAAGATATTCCTTGTCTAACTTTTATTGTAGAAATTTGAACAGGCTTATTTTGTTGTTTTCCACATTGGGGGCAAATTGGCAATATTTTTTTATGTGATAAACTTGTATATAATTTTGCCTCGTTCCATCCGCCTTCAAAATATTGTATCATCCAATGGGTTTCCTTGTTGGCAACAATTGAGTTTATATGTTCAACCACAACGTTGTTTGCGCAACAAACACAACCACTTCCATGTTTTAGGGTGTCTTCACGAATCTCGCCCTCATATCCACATTTTATACATTTATATGAACACACCTTTAATATCCTCATTGTGTTTCCTGTTGGTTTTCTTTGTAGGTCTATAATTTCTAAATTATTTACAACTTGTCCAATTTTATAAATAAAGGGTTTCATGTTTACACCTCCATTTATAATTCACCATGTTTTTGTGTCTATTTTGTGTATTTTTATACATTTTTTATAATCTTCCAGTTTGTCACCTATCTCTAGGCTTCCAATTTAATTAGAGAGAATTTTTCCATTACATGTCCCCATGTAAGGCTACTTAAGTTAATAGTTTCTACGATTGGTTCCTGCCACACCCTCTGCAACAAAGTTTTTAGTTGCATCAGAAAGTGTATCCCATTTACCTGCAAGCTCATTCATAATTTCTTCTAAATCACGTAGTTTAGATGGATCACTAGCGTCACGGATAGTAACACCGACACTTGTTAGAGCTTTTTCCGCTTTTCGCATTTCAATTTCAATATTTTCAGAACTTTCTCCTAATTCTTCCATTGCCTGTGCTTGTGCAAATACACGGGCGCTACATTCTGTTACTTTCACCTATTCCTAGGCTACTGACTATGTTTTAAACATAGCGAAAGCGGATCTTCTTTAGGTCATTATTCCAGACCGCCCACTTTTCTCACGTTTCTTTTTTAGATTATAGCGTGAGTTCAGACTATCGCATCATCCGTTCTGGATGTTCTCTCGTTTAGTCGTTCACGGTGATTATTTATATTTAAAAGTATATCCTTTGTGTGTTTTTCTTAATTTATTGCAAACATGACTAATGTGACTTTGACTAAATTTTACCCCAAAATCATGTTGAGACATTTCAACACATTGAGCCAAAGAATCATATTCCCCAACAATTTCCTCATCTTTCAAAACAAGCACTCTTTTTGGTGGATTCGGATTCTTAGTCTTAAAAAGCATTGATTTTTTCTCACGATTGTTTTCTTGTAGGTCGTAGTCACACCACCCTAATTCGCTACCTTTTCTAAGATATGTGTGAATGGCGTACGAACTTAAGCAAAATGTGTCGCATAGTTCTTTAGTGGTTACTTTTGAATTAAGTTTTTTATAGTTACAAACTTCTTTAACCATATTCTTTTCAGCATTTTCAAACACTTTTTTCATGTTTATTTTAGAAAAGTCAAGCTCCTTAATTTTAAGTATGTTTTCCACAATCCAATTAAAACTAGAATAACGACAATCAACCTCATGGTAGAATTCTACTCCATTGAATTTTGCCAACTTCTTTTTAAAAATATCATTTTCTTTTATTGGAGTATCAATCATGTATCCTCTGGGATTATAGTGTTGTTCCCCATGTAATTCGATTATCATATTGTAGTTTGGAAGATAGAAGTCATAAATTTTTCCTTGTCCCCACGTTGGCTTATATTGGTATACACAATCATTGTCCATTAAATGAAATATTACTATACCAACCTTTTCTGGATACGATATACTATCGGAGCATATACAACTTATTCCTTTTCTTCTGTATAGGTTTGAAATACTCATGGGTTTGTCTTTTATAGTTCCACAATCAGGACATTTAAAATATACTTTTTTATCACTACTGTAACTATAAAGCTTCGCTTCATCATATCCTCCTTGGAAATAATCTACCATCCAATGTGTTTCTTCTTTTGCGACAATAGAATTTACGTGTGGAATAATAACCTTATTATCACAACAGGGGCATCCATGATTGTTCTTAATTGTCGTCTCCGCCTTTGTTCCATCATGGGAACATTCTAAACACTTATAAGCATAAGCTTTGTGCATCGAAATCCTTTTCCCATTTTGTCTAGGTGATCTTAATTGCTGTGCTATTTCTAAATTTCCAACCACATCACCAACATTATAAATATGCGATATCTCCTTAGCCATATGTTATCACCTCTTTTCTTTTTGTTATATCACACACAATAATAAAACACACTTTTAATAATCTTCCGCCTTGTTACCTATCTCTAGGCTTCCAAGTCAATTAGAGAGAATTTTTCTTTCGCCCTATGTTCCCATAGGGGATGACTAGCAATTAATCATCTTAAACGCATTACCGACTTCATCACCAGTTGCATTCATCGTCTCTTTTAATGCACCAGTAACAGCCATATACCATTCCATTGAAGCTCCAGATTGTTCCATGATACCACCAGCAGTATCAATGGCGTTAATCATTTCTTGAATACCAGCAACGTTATCTATTGTCAATTTATTGGAAATACCAATTAACGCGTCGCCCATATACTCAATAGCATTAGCAACATTTCCAGTCGTCCCGTTAATTTCTTTTTCAAGAAGTTTGTATTGGTTCACGACAGAGTTTACTGCCGATGTTGTCTGTTCTGCGTTCCATTGTGTAATATTTTGAATCATAGCAGTCCCAGCTAATTTATCTTGAATATCGGATATTTCTTCACCAGCCGTTGCATAGATTTTAACCATTTCCATTAATGATGTAGTTGTTTGACCATTAGCCTGAGCAATTTTACGAGCGTCTTTCGTCCATTCGTTAAACTCTTGTCTTGTAATATCCATTGAAATAGCAACGTCGGTGAATGCTTCGTCTAATTCTTTTACATAGTTTATACCTGTTTTGAATTGTTGCCAAAGTTCACGTATAATCATAGCTCCACTAACATATAGCCCAAGATTTTTTAAACTTTGACCAAGACTGTTAACTTTATCTACTGTAGTTGTAAGTCGTCTATTATTTGCATCATTTGCGATTTCACTAATAGATAGTTTAGTATCTTTTAATGCACTATTTAATTGCGACATATTTGTTGCATTTAAACTTTTAAATGTTCTTTGTAATTCCTGTAATCTTTTTAGTTCAGTAGAGGTTAAATGTTCACCATTTTTACCACTTAATAGCTTATTAATTGCTAGTGAAATTTCACGTTGTTTTTGTTTATGTGATAGTATTAATTTTTCTTGTTGTTCACGTTGTTTTTGTGTGCTATTTACTATTTGCGCACTTCTAACCTCAAACTCATTAGCATCATTTAACTGTTGTTTGATTTTTAATATTTCGCCATTCTCTGATTTAATTTGAGACGTTAAACCTTTTAAAACACCATTGCTGTCAAAATCGAATGAAACATTAGATAAATTTTTGATTTGTTCTGCTAATGAATTTGTGTCAATTTTAATATCTAGCGTCTTATTTTTTTGAACATTATCTAAATATCTTTTTATACTTTCATCTGAACTATTCTTGTCAATTTCAACTTTTAGATTAATTCCTAATTGGTTGCTCAACTACCACCACCGTCCTTACTTGCATAATAAAAGACCGTTTTAATGGTCTTTTTTTCTATAAAATGTAAATTTTAAAGTGTGTAAAAAAAAGAGATAAGCAGATTGTAATTTTCATACGTTCATACTCACCTCTTCAAAATTTTATAAAATTGTTGTTTTTAAGCTCGATGTTATACCATGTTTTTTGAATATGCGTTGTACGATTAATGGGAATTTAACTTCCAACGACCTTCTTGCCTCCTCATAGAAATCACGAGGGGGCATATTTGGAGTCCCGTCAACAATCATCAAATCTAAATATGGTTGTTTGTATTCCCCACTTGGCTTAGTATTGTTTCGAATAAAAACCTCAATTCCATCTGATTTAAAATCAATATCTACTTCAAAATTTGTCTCATCCGCTAAACCTTTATTAGCATAACGTCTTTCGTATGTCAAAGGATCGTAGGCGTCGTAAACTTCCGTTTTAATAGCTTGTAGTATTTCTACTTTAACCTCACGAATTACCTCTTGCATAACTAATACAGACTTATTATTTAGGTATTTGTATACCTCATCCATAGATTTAAAATTCGTCATCTTCAACACCAAGTTCTTTCAATCTACGATTCATTTCCTCTTTTAACTCTTTGATTAATCGTTGACGCTCTTTTTCTTCGTCTTGTTGCATATCAATATTGATCTTGTTCAACAATAACTCTTGTGCTTGTGGGTTAGACTGCAATGTTTTATATGTAGATACAAAGCTTTCAAACGATGACATTAAAATTTTATCTAACTCTAACTTGATTGCAATATATAAGTCATTTGGATTTGTAATTACATCATCAATTAAGTTGCGATCATTAATATCGATTTCAATATCAGTAAATTTTAGGAATAAATTTAAAATAATATCTGATTCTGTAATATTTACCTCAACATTACCATCATTAACAATCATATCATTCTTTAATGATTCAAAAAGCTCTGTTTTTTCTTGTGGCGTAGCAGTATACACCTTAGTTAAAAACATTGGGTCAGTATCTTGGATGATTTTATTAAATTGTTTGTAATCATAATGTTTAGTAATATCGCCAGTCTTATAATCCTCAACAATTAAACAATGTATTTGACGTTCGTTTTCATCCTTGCGTAATTTTAAACGTGATAATTTTGCCATTTTTCATATCTCCTTTTATTTTCAAATAATTACTTCTTAATCAAACATACAAGCATTCATACGCTTGAATAAAAAGAGGTGCTTACCACACCTCAAATTAACATTAACAATTTACCTTATGCACGAGGTTTATAAACTAATACACCTAATTTATCTTTTGTTGGGTCTTTTAATACTGTTAATTCTGTTGTGATAGCACTTTCAGAACGTTCACTTGTATTCTCATCAGTGAAATCAACTGGTAAACTAGCACGATAGAAATGATAAATTTTATCAAACACAACTTTATGAGCTTGGTTTGCTACTGGAGAAGAGATTAAGATTTCAACTTCACGAGGTTGTGTTGAATCTGCAATATCAATTGCTTCTGCCGTTGCTGAATATTTATAACTTCCAACAGTTGCACTTGTTAATCCATCTGCACCTGTCAAAGTCAATACTTTATCTTCTTCTAATGAAGCTTGAATCACTTCTCCTGTTTCACTGTTATAAACAACAGGTACATCACCAGATAAAGGTGTTTCAGCAAGTGTAATCTTACCAGATTTGATTTCATAAACTTTAGGAAATTCATGTAACTCAACAGATTTTGATTCTAATACTCCACCAAGTTTTAATGCTTTCCAGTCACGTTTACTTTGGATATCCGTAACTGAAATTTTGATTTCTTCGTCATTGATGAATTCAAGCCATGAAACGTTATTTTCACCAGCTTTTACAGTTGTTTTAGATCCAGTTTTAGAAATAGTTGAAGATTTCAAACTAGCACTATACAACTCCATACCAGTTTGTTTGTCGATAAACAAAACTTTACCGATTGTTGATTCATATAAAGTTTCTGTTAACCATTTGTTTGCTTTTGCCATTACTTTTCCTCCTTGTTGCCTTGCCATCGGCTGATTTTCTATATTCAATTGAGCAACTTGTGTTGTCTCGTTGGCAATCTTTTTTCGTCTAGCCATGATTAACCTCCCATGACACGTTTCATATTCTCTTCTTCTTGAGCGTCAATTTTCTTGAAGAATGAATCCCATGAATTAGGGTTTGATAATGAACTTAATTTCTTATAAACATCCAAATTATCAATTTTAGCACCTTGACTACGATAGACATGAATAGATTCATTAAATTCAATTCTTTGAACCATTTCGCAGTCACATCTCAATTGATAATATGTGTAATCTTGTAAGTCTTTCGGTTTTAAACCTCTTGCACAACACACATATACGAGCATACTTAAAAAATCAAAACCTCTGTTAGTTCTGTTACGTGTTACTATCATATCATCAATAATTTCTTGAGTGTATTCGTCTTCAACGACAAGTGGTTCAAATATTAAATTTTGTCTCATGATAACATTTCGAATTTCATCAAAATTATCTCTATCAATTCTTTTCTCTATTTTGTTATCTTTTAAATTTGTATTGAATTTAACATAAGCTCCGTCGCTATTCACAACAAATTCACACTTTTGTTTGGTAACAATATCAAACATCTTTTCTAGTCGTTTAACAATTTCGCACTTGGTATTTTGCGTTTCCAGTATTTCACGACTCAATAATGATAATATCAGATCAAAAAGTTTTACTTCTTTTTCTGGTTTTATTCTATAATTAACAAAATCATAGCCGTATAATAAAAATTCACTTGCAATTGGTTCGAATTCTTTCCATTGTAAAATGCTTACAGGAAATATTTCTATTCCATCTACAACCTCGCTTAAACCAAGATAGTCATTAAGCATATCTAGGCTCACCACCTAATTCATTGACGCTAATTTTCCCACCAAAAACAGTCACATATAAGGGAATTGTCATTACCATATAACCAGATGTTCTTTGTCGTAAGTCTGTGATTTCGCCAGCTAATGCAATTTCACAATTTCCAACATAATCGTATACATCATCTTTTTCTGTAATATATCTTCTGTTAAGCAACGTAAGTATCTCACAGGCTATCATATTTGCACGTTCAGTATATAAACTATCTAACTCATTTGTTTCGGTTGCATATACAATATCGATATTGAAATAATGTTTCCCTATAATCTCATCAACTCCGTAATGAGTTCTATTTGAAGCCATATTAGGATTAAATACTGTTTTGTAGCAGTGTACATAAATACTTATTTGTCGTTCGCTCATTACTTCGTCACTAAATGAATAGTTATAAATGATTCGTTCTTTTGCAGTTCCGCTTACAACATCATTTTTTACTTGTTGTGTCAATGTGTCAATTAAGTCAGGTTGATTCATTTTTTGAGTTGTATTTCCATACAATAACCCCTTATTTAATAAAGGTGTACGTGTATAATAGCGACATAAACGTTTGATATTTTGAGAATTATCAATCTCTTTGACCATGAATTGTTTCAGTGGAACGACACGTTTTAATGAAGCGTCTTGTCTATCAATTAAATGACTATTATCTAACATGATTTACCACCATCCTTAAACAACCATAATATCTTTGATAAATTCATTATTTTCATTTTTTCCTATCAATGTAACAAAACCACGTTTTTTTCCTTTTAATGTAATCTGTCTGTCATCATAGCTCACAATCTCCGCTATAGATTCATCGTCAACTTCCCAATCAACATTTGTTATAATTGAATAAATTGAGGTTTCACCCAGCTTAACCTTATTAGTACCAACGATTTCAATATTAGATTGACCATCACTTGGTTTGTCTTCGGCTACAATATCATTGCTGTTCCAAGCAATATTATTTTCTAAATCGTCCATAGAGTTAATTTCGTCTCGTTGTGCTACTATTGTATACATCCCAGGAAATACTAAATCATCAAATTCAGTAATTTTATAAACGTATTTATTTCCAAACATAATTCTCATACCGATCTTCATTGTTTCTGTAATTCTATTACGTTGAATATAGATTTTAGTTTTTGAATCCAATTCATAAAACTTCTCTTGGTCACTTACACCCTTTGAACCATAAGTGGTACTGTTGGTATAACAAGGAATTGCCTTATCATAATTTTTAAAATTCAACTCACGATTACATAAAAAGCCAAGTGCAGTTGGGGTATTGTCATCACATTCAATTTCACGGATAATATAAGTTTTTTGCCGACCAGCCATATCATTATAAGTAACATAAGAACCAACTTTGACAGTTGTGTTTGGTCTGAAATTAATATCCTTTTGCAGTCCATCTGTCTTGCTATTAACAAAAACATCAATTTCACGAGCTTCTTCATCAATGTTTTCTTTAAGCATTGCCCTACGATAACCACTATTTGTAGTGAAGTTTAGATTAATACTATCATTTGTTTCTTCAATTCTTCTTTGTAATATTACTGCATTGTCATCTTTTAGTAGTCGCTTTTTATATCTATCTAAATGATTCATAATTTATCACCGAATAAATCACAAGTATCATAATCATAATCAACAACAATACTATTAAATTCAATTCTTGCATCTGTACGCAATTCCATCAAAGAATTTAAACGATTGGCATTGCTAAACTGAGTGAAGTCCTTACTAGACATTTGAGCTTTAAATAATTCTACATTATTAACTTTTGGAGCTACCCAAAATTCAACAAGTCCATATGCAATCAATAAACATTCCTGATCTGTCAACTCTCTTGAAAATTCATAAATATCCTCAATAAATGTTAAATCTTTTAATACTCTTGCTTTTGCTATTACCATTCTAACTCTTAATGATAATTCATCTTTTAATTGCTCATACGTATAATCAATAAATCCATATTCAGTAATTAAATCCAGAAAAACAGAAATAATCTTATCATAACTAGACATATGCTCCTGCCCTCCATTTCTTAAATAAAAAGAGCAGTCCCATGACTACTCTTCTGGTAAAAAGAAATCTTTACCTAAAATTTTTGATAACTGTTTAATTTTTGAATGAGAATCAATAACACCATTTTCAATTGCATTTTGAACTTTATTAGCAATATCATCAATCAAAATATTTCCATCTGTATTTAAACTATCTACAATATCCTTAATCAAATCAACTTCAATATTTTCGATGTCGTATTCAATATCTTCTAATGTGTTAATATGCTTATATAAATCCTCAACACCGTAAGCTTTAATTAAATCTTCTAACATATCATTATCATCTGAAAACATTACCCAAGGTGATTTGATATATTTGTCTGGCATTGCTAATAACTCAGTCATAGGCATTTCCACAATAGATCCGAATGATTCCCATACATAATTTTGACCTGTAATTTTACTACCATATCCAACGATACCGCTTGTGCAGTTTGATAAAAATACAAAATCATCTTTATAATTTTTTCGTAAATCAGACTTTGTTACTTTTGTCTTAACACTCACTTGCTTTTTTGGTTTCTCCGCTAATTCTTGTTGTTGCATTTGTAAAAACGCTTGGAACTGCGCAACCATTTCAGGAGTCATAATCATTTGCTCTTCGACTTTTTTAGAAGTTGTATTTTTATTTGTAGTTGTTTTACGAGGGGTTGTTTTTTTAGTTTTCGTTTCTGTTTTAACTGTCATTTTAAATCAATCCTTTTCAAATTTTATAATTCATAATCAAACCATTTTTCTAATAATAATTGGAATTGTTGGTCATGAATGAATTTCACATAAATTTTATTTTCATTATTTTTACCGATACTTACAATCTTTGCACCATTTTGATATAACTTATTTGCTTGGTGAATATTATAAATATTTGTCATTCTTTGATTCATTCTTATCACCACATTTCTGCACCACGTAATTAAATCACCATGAAATTAATCATGGTGACTCTATACATGGTGCATTGAATAAGATTAAGTTAATTTAATAAGACCTGCTCCACTCACGGCTAAAACCGCTACACCTAATTCAAAATTATATTCCATTGCTAATGATTGGTTTTGATGTAATTTTTCTTCACCGTTTCCGATCATTCCTTCACGAACTATAGCTTTGATGAATTTGTTAGGTGTGGCAATTACATAGATTTCATCATTAGCAAATAAAGTTTTATCAATAGTTCCAGCTTTTAATTGTTGGTCAATTGGCATACAGTCATATCCTAAGTAGTTAGGGATGTATCCTTTTGAATTGCGTGCATCTTTCATTTCGTTTGAAGCCCAATCAATATCTTTTAAACGACGTAACGCAGATTTAGTACCAACTAATACAGGTGCTACTCCTGCTCCAGCTTCTACTAATTCAATTACAGAAGAAATTTGTTTCTCATCATAAGTTCCTGTATAGCGATAAGCAGTAGGTAATGAAGACATTGTTTTTTGGAATGTTTCATAAATTTTTGTTTCGATATGTTCTTTGACAGCTTCTTCTAATTTTCCAGCTAAAGTAGCCCAAGAAGCACGTCCTAATAAGATGCGTTTTAAAGATTCGATAACACCAACTGCATAGTTTGTTAATTCTAATGAAAATTCTTTCCCATTATCTAAGCGTTGTTTTTGTACTTCTGCACCATTTCCAGCAGTACGAGCAACAACTAATTTGTTGAATCCTTCAACATAGAAAACATTTTCATCACCTTCTGAAAGGTTGCGCATTTCAACAAAACGGTTGAAGAAAGAATAATCTTGTAAGTGTTTTAATGCACCTTCTGAAATTACATCCTCAATGATTGCATATAATAAAGCTTCTTTACCACGTAATGCTTTTGCTAAATCTAATTCAGATTTAATAGTTGTTTGGTCAATATCTAACATTGCAAATACTTTTTTATTGATTTTTTCTTCTACTTGTTCAGGTGTTAAATCTGTATCTACTTGTCCATAACCGAAGTCAAGGATTAATTTTCCTAATTTGTTTTCCATTGTAAAATACCTCCGAAATTTTTATTTTTAATAATATAAAAAGGACTATTTTCAAGTCCTTTTAACAATTTACTTTTTATTTGAAATTAAGCTTGTTTTTTAACTACCATTACACAAACTTCTTTTACTGATTGTGGTACTAAATTTCCATCTCCGCCAACAAAAGTAGGTAAGAAAGCGTCTTTAACTTCAATTACTTGGAATACTAAAGCTCCAGCAGAAGGAGAAGCATTTTTAGTGAATTTTTCTCCACCTAATTTTAAATCAAAGAAATCTCCAACTTCAGGGGTTTCTGCGAAGAAAGTATCTGAATAAGTTAATACGTCATCAACAGATAATTTAGCACCAACTAATGCTTTACCTGTTTTGTTACGGAATTTTCCTAAAGCATTGTCAATGCGACGGTATTCTTGTGTGTTGATTTCAGGCATTGCTAATACCCAAGGTAATTCTCCCTCTTGTGCATCTTCTGAAGCTGTGAATACATGAGTTTCACCTTCTACTAAATCTCCTTTGTGGAATAAAACACCGTTTGGATAAACTTCATCAGAAGCTGGGATTTCGATTGATTGTAAACGTCCATTAATTGCTTCACGGACAGATGATAATGTAGCGTAAGCGTATTCGTTTGCTTGAATTTTTGCCATTTTAAATTCCTCCTAGTTAATCAAGTAACCCACCATAGATATCAGGTTTCTTGTTTTCGTTTTCGATTTTTAGTTTAGTATTTTGTTTTGATTTTGTTTCTTTTTTGCTAAATGATAAAGCTTTACGCCCCATCATCATGTAGCACATATTTTCTAATTCTTCTAGCGAGTAGTCACCAGATTTTTCGCGTAATGCGATGAAATCTGCGTCATTATGTAATGATTCAAATTTAGAGAATAATTCATCCTCTGCACATTTACGTTGTTCAAGTTCAATTTTAAGTTTGAATTGTTTTAATTCATTTAATTCAATCAACATTGATTCTGATTCGGTTACAACTTTCCCATACTCAACTTGTAACTCGTTGTATTTTCCCTCAAAATCAACAACATCAATCTCTTCTTCAGTAGTTTCGATTTCTTCTATTTCGATAGGTTGTTCTTCAGCAATTTCCTGTTCAACAGTTTCTTGTTCGACAACCTCTTCTACTTCAGAGACTTCGATTTCAACAGCAGTTTCATCTTGAGCGTTTTCAACTGCTTCTTCAACAATTTCTTCAGAAACAACTTCTGTTTCAATTGTCTCTTCTACTGTTTTAACATCTTCCATATCCTCACCTCCTTCAAATGCAAATTGTTTAAGGAACGTATCAACCATTTCTTTATACATAGTAGTTCGTTCTTCTAATGAATATTTAACATTTACTTTACTAGCAGAGAAACAAGGTTCAACATCACCCAATAAGCAGAGAGCTAACACGTTTGCTTCTTCGACAACAATATAATCATCTTGTTCACGATAGTAACCAGCTTCAACCTCGATTTCGAAACTTTGAGCTAATCCTTTTTTGATTTCCTCATATAAATATGGATGTCGTTTCCCCCAAAGTATTACATCTACACAAAGATATTCATTTAACGTCATTCCATCTGTTTCAGTAAATTGTTTGTAATATGGTTTGGTACGAGGGTCTACAAATCCAACCTCATAAGTTGTTTCAATAAATTCAACACCGCTATCCGTTAACACAGTTTTACCACCATGCCCACCAATGCGTTGCTTATCTTTTTGGTATTCGCAGATAACAGGTTTGCACAAAATAGACTCTTCAATTGTCTTCATTGCACTGTCTGTAAAATCTGATTTATTTCGATTTTTACCTTGATGACAAACATTAATCGTAGCTTTGATATAATCATTATTCATTAGCTCAAAACTTTCGACTGTTGTTTCAAATTTCAATTTTTTCATATATATCACCTCCTTAAAGTCAAATTAAAAAGTCAAGCGATTTGAATAATTACACTTGACTTCTAAATTGTCGAATTTTAAATTTTTAGGATTAGAAAATACATATTTATATCCATTTGAAATTTCAACCGTATTAACCAATTTAAAACCTTTATTAATCAACTTATCTTTATCTTCAATAGAATAAACATGGATAAACATTATACATTGCCCCCTCTATCAAGATTTGAGCCGTTTTCACGAGTTACAGCGCCACTCTCTGATAAATCCTCATCATTAGATCGAGGACGACCAACGCTCTCATTACCATTTGCTGATTGTGTATGTGATGAAGATAATGGAATAAATTTATTAGCTATATCTAAAATATCATTTTCAACATAATTTAACCATTCTAAATCAGACTGATTCATCCCTGCAAGACTGCTAACTAATGTAGTCGATGGTACGCCATATTGAGCTAATTTCATTAACTTATCAATGTCATCATTAGCATTATTTTTAGTAACATCTAACATTTTAAGTTTAAATTTATTACCTTTTATTTTTTGTGATAGCTTTTGTGTAGCCCATACTTCAACTTGACGATTTAAGGTATTTAATTTTGCGTCAATTCGTGAAATAGCATATTTTAATGCTGTTACACTAGAATTGTTAAATATTGCCTGAGGAATACCAACGGAATTATAGAATTGTTCCGTCGATGTTTCCACTCTATTTGTATCTGTTGATGAAGCAGAGTCACTAAAACTAATAGCCTCTACTGGCATAGGTGATAAAATTAACCCAATGCTAGGATCTAAATTGCTACGTGTTAATCCATAGAACTGCTGTGCAGTACCAAGTTTAACAGCAAAATTATCAGCTTTTTCATTTTTATTGTTTGGTTGTAAAGGAATATTCATTGACAATAGTTTATATGAGTTTTGCTCTGTTTTTACTTTTGCCAAAACCTTATAATCATTTACATCATCTAAATCTTTGTATGACGAACCTAAGAATGGTGGAATACTTACTTCTAAATCAGACCCCATTTTTAAGCATAGAGACTTATCTGTAGGTAATTCCACCCATCTATCCCCGCCATTTTTATAATCATTAAATTTTGATTTAAAGAAATTAGGTATCATTGAGTCAAAATTCTCTAACATTGTAACTTTACAATCCCATGTTTTCATATTCGTTCTAAAGAATGCTAGGTCAAATTCAAAATTAACTTTACCATTGAACTCTATAGAACTAATACGGCAATAATCGGGATCAAGCTTATATAAACAATGTGCATTATCAGATTCGACAGAAATTCCGTAATAAATCCCCTCTTTAAATACAGTTGCATAAGCGTCATATAAACAAAATTGCAAGTTCAATACATTAAGATAGTCTGTTGCTTTCTCATAATCTTTTTTTGTTGCCTTCTTAGTAGGGACTAACACAGATGAATATAAGTTAATATCTGCGTGATAATTACACACTTCACGATACATATTATTGGTGTCATATAGATAGCGTGAAACTTGACGTAATTGCCGTGCATTTTCCTTTGGATTTTCTAAGAAGTCTTCAATTTGTTTTTGTGTATACTGAGCATATTTGCGAATATGACCTGTTACACGTTGCGTTGTTAGAATTTGTTCTTGATTAAACTTCATTAATTCACTTAATTGTTGTGCAAATTCTAATTGTAATTTATCATCTTGTGAAATCTCTTTGATGTTGTCCGACATATTTTCACCACCTTTTCGTTTTTGATTTTGAAATTATCTAATTTTTGGAGCAGTAAAAGAGAAGAATGAGGAAATGTCATCATATTCATTTTCTTCTACTGGGTTATCATAATCCTCATAAACAGTACCAACTAAGTATTGTAATGCTGAAAACATATCCTTAGTCATTTTAATCGTTTGTTTAACTTTTAATTTGTTACTTCCGCTATTAGAATCAATACTTAGATTTCCAATTTCATCAACTAATTGCATACATCTAACCTTTGGAAGTATTTCACTTTTTATTAAATCTTCACTACTCGTATCTGTAATCATATTGCTATCAATCGGTTCTAATAATTTTAATGCCCCATTTGACACTGATTTCATAAAATGGACTAAAAACGTTTCGTTATCGCGTTGTGCAAGCACACAATAAACCATTGGTATAGCATTTTGTTCTTGCGATTTAATATCAGAATTTAGTGTATCCCATGCTGGGTAATCCTCCCCTGATAAATTGTCTCTTTGAGATTCTAAAAGAATATCAACAATTGCAGAACCAACACCGTTTGCGTCTATACATACAACTTTTGCATTAAATATTTTTTGAAAACGTCTAATCCACAATGCCTGCTCTTGGTATGGAGTTCCTGATGGCAATGAGTATAAATTTACTACCTCTATGCTTCGAACACGCTCTTCTTTATTTCTTTTTATTTTAGCAACAACAATAGCTGTCCTTGCATTTTTGTCACTCGCACTTCTGGCGATATCGGCACTGATAAAATATTCCGATCCTTTTTCACCTTTAGTTTCAGGTTTTGGAATTACTTGTAGACTTTTTAATTTTTCCATATCTACAATACATGAATCATTTCCAGTTAGCCATCTTGATAAGTAGTTTGTTCGCCAATAAATCTCAGAATATTCAGGTCTCATTGCCTCGTATTCTTTTACCGTTTTTCCAACACCAGACATAGCAGGTAACATATAGGAAGCACCAAATACAAAGCCGTCTCCATCCATCATCTTCTTTATTGTAGAAATATTGAAGTCAAAACAATTGTTCTTGAAGTAGCTAGTTGTGACATAACAGGCTTTATTTACAAACCAGAAATCAGGCTTTTCATTCTTAGGAGACTTATACTGCGTATTGATAATTGGGTGAATCGCGTCTTGATATATCGTCGAGTCTTCAAGTACGACGCCAGCCTCTTCAATTATGACGCCTACTGCACGACCACCTTTTTCATTTTGATTTAATCCGACTGAACCGACAACACTATTGTTTTTAAATGTAATAAGCACATCGTCTTTTGCAATTTTAGCCTCAGCTATCTCGTTTGCTAATGCAGGAAACATCTTGTTTACAATCTCATCGTGCTTTTCGCGAAATAATTTCGCCGACTGTTTATTTGACTGCGCTCCTAGTCGAATGGTACAACCGGGGTAAAGAATTGCCAATAGATATAATGCCAATATCATTACCGTTGTCTTACCATATCCCCTGCTTACACATACAAATGATGTGCCGTATCTAAAAACGCCACGTAAAAATATTCGTTGATGATATGTCAATTCAAACCCTGTTCGCTTTCCAGTTTCAGGATCTATTGGTCTTAGCACGTCGCATAATGTGTCTGGATAAAAACGATAATGTGCTATAAGTTTGCTCCACTCGTCTATTTGTTCGTCATAGGATAATTTATCGTCCAACACAATTAATCACCCCATGTTCCGAAATCATTATTCATAACATCAGCATTGTAAGTTTTGTTAAACTCATCAATCCTATTAAGGTATGTTTTATTAATGTCTTCATATGTCAACTCTGGCATATTAAATGAAGCTCTCATATAATTAACATTTTCTAATATTTGATAATCTAAAATATCTTGTGGCTTTTTTAAATAAACCATAGGAATATTAATCAAACCATTTCTTCTAGCAACCAAATCTGCCATTTGACTAAAAGAATCTACACCGCCAACCTGAAGCTCATCTTTTTTGAGTTGAAGAGGGTTCAATTTTGCGTTCTTTTTAGCCTCATCTGCTAAGTTTTTAAACATTTTAGCTTCTTGTGAATTTTTTTGTTCAATCGCCATTTCGTATAAAACCTGTAATCGACAAAAGTCAATCAATCCTTCTTCATGCAAATGTGTTAGAATTTGATACGACTTGCTCATTTGTTGATATTTCTTCTCAAAACGGATGAGTTCTTTATCAGCATACTCACCCCATTTATCAATCAAACTCTCACGACTAGCCTTGTCTAATTTAACCGCTTTAGTCTTAATTTGCTTTGGCTTTTCTTCGATTTTAGCGTCTTGGTTATTTGTATTTTCATTAACAACTCCCATGTCAGAATCGTCAAATGTAAACTCACGGTATTGTTTTGTGGCTATATCTTTCATATACCATCCTACAAATCCTGAAACAGTCCCACCATTTTTATATTTTTCAAAGTTATTATTATAAATCTGATTCATAAATGGGCGATTTATAGTTCTTAAAACCTCAATAAACTTCTGTTTATCAACATTGCCATTTTCATCGATAGATTTATTTTGAATACATTCCTTGCAATAAGGTGTAACTTTAATTTCAGATGTATAACTTGCATAAAATTCGCTCGTTTTCTTTTCCTTACCACAATTTGTACAAATAATGTTTATACTAGGCTTCAAAGGTGGCTTTTTAATATCTTTTAGCTCATTTTTTCTAGGTCTAGCCATTCATATTTCACCTCAATTCAAATTAAAAGGTGAGATTTTACGCTCACCTTTATACTTTTAACATTTTACTTTAAAAATTATAAATTTAATTCAAATGTGTTTGTCTTACCTTTACCATTTGTAAACGTCATCAATAAAGCTCCACTAGGAGATGTCTTCATAATTTTTTTGCTATATGGACACGAACCAACAATACTAGGCACACTAATTACTTGTGTTGGATTTCCGTCTTTTCCTGTTGATACAGTTGCACAAGTATAATGATGAATATGCCCCAAAATTAAAAAATCGTAATTCTTATGCTTAGTTATTCACATTCCGCATAGGAAAAAGTGTAGCCCTTATGTTGCTTTCTCTTTCCTTGGCAACACTGTGAAATACAACTTCTCATTAAGGAAACACCAAATTGCTCCTTAAAAGTATCCACCAATTTCTTAGCACTTGGGTATCTCCCAATTGAAACACCATCTTTGTATGCAATAATTTCCTTCTCTCTTGCGAACTCGTATAAACATATGCCCTCTTCATTACCTTTTTTTAGAGAAGTAACTACCGTATCAACATGAACATTAAATAACTCGGCTATCTTGTATAACTGCATATCCTTATTTTCATTATAGAACTTGCATATACGTATATAATTTTGTTTTTTTGTTAAAACGTCATTGGTGTAATTGCACAACCCATTTTCGCTTCCTCGTGCTAAATATCTTCTTATAGTTGATTCAGCTACACCAATTTCTTTGGAAATGTTTTTAACTGTTAAACCTTGTGAGTAAAGTGAGTAACTGTTTTTATAGTCTTTTTCTTCTTTATCTTGTTTTGCTGGTTTATTGCATAGTCCAATTTTATTTCCTTCGTTTAATACCTTATTTATTGAGCGTTTATTCATGCCATACTTATCTGATAGAACTTCTATATTCATTCCTTGTTTATAGTCCTCGATTATCAGTCTTTTTTTAGGTTTCATAGCTGTCAAGAAACATTGTTGCATAATCGATTCTTCTATCTTTTCGCTAAAAACCTCACGAAAGAAATCACAAAACTCTTTTTTCAAATGATTGTACGTACTGTTTCTGCAATTTATAACATGATATTCTTTTATGCCATTTTTTGTAGCTACTTTTTTCTTTATATCGTCATTTAATTGTTCTTGATAAAGTGTTCTCGCACTAAATGTGTTTTCAATGTAATGTTGACCACCATGTAATTCAATTATCATGTTTAAAGCAGGTATATAAAAGTCATATCTTTTTAACCCTGTCAAACTTTCATCTAATTCACACTTAACATTTTTTGACCACTCAAATATTTTTTCGCTCTCAAATTTAATACCTTTTTGATAAAGTAAGTGCGACATCATTTTCTCAGGCAATGAATTGTCATTGGTACAAACTGGGCAAGAAAAACCTCGTCCTGTTAATTTATCTACAGTCATTTCTTTTTCATAACCACATAGTGGACATTTTAATTCTACTTTTTTACTACTAGAAACAGTGATTTTCTTTGTAATTTCTCTATCCTTAAAGTATTCCACTAATTCAGGTCTTACCGCATATAAACTGTTAATATGTTCAACAACCTTTTTTGCAGGTGTGCAACACACATTACATCCACATTTCTTCAATGCTGATTCTTCTAATTGGTCAATATTCGTGCATTTTAAGCATTGGTAGGTATATATTTTCTTCTTAAATTTTCCTTTGTGTATTTTATGTTCCCTATTAATTATCTTTAGATCTTCGATAATTTCTCCCAATTCATATTTGTAGGGTGTTCTCATTGTATTTTCTTTACTCATTGTTATCCGACCTTTCTATGAACTTTTTATTTTTATTTACTTAAAGACTCCATATCTTTAAGTAATTTATCTGTTAAATCAAATACAAAAATTGATTCTCTTGGACTTTCCTTTTTTGGCTTAATATCAACAATGGTATTACCTTTGTGCAATAACTTACGAGCCATAATAGGGTTCATAATTGATTTAGTTTTCATATAAACACGACCTTTTCATAGATTAATTTCATATGTAATAAAGTTGCCCTTGTCGTCATAAACACGCATTACTTGACAAGGTGTATTGTTAAATCGTAAGTCTTGTGCATATTCATCACAACCTGATAAACTTCCATTAACCACAACGTTGTTAATTAATTGAGGGTTGTGTAAATGCCCAATATGCACTTCACTGACTTTTGCATATTCTAAGTATTGCGTTAAATTCTTAGTTGCTTCTTTATAATTCTTCTCTTTATGCCCATGTGCAGAAGCAATGGTACGACCATTATCTAACGTGAATACACAAATCTCCTTGTCGATTGTATTATATAGCCATTCGACATTTTGTATATCTTTTAGTTTAGTTTCTAAATACCAGCGAATTAGATACTCAAAGTTTTCCTCGTTTAAACTTTCTTTCACGTTGGCAGATACACGACCATGATTTCCTACGCAGTATACTAATTTGATTTTTGGCACTACTTTAGATAAGTCATAAATAAATTCACTCAACAACTCAGAAGTCAAGATTGTTTGCTTGATAATGTCCTCATTATTGTTTAATCTTGTTGTGAGGTGAATCACCCCTGATACTAAATCACCAAGCATTTCTATGTATAGTATTTCAACTTTGTGTAATTCACAATAGTCGATTACATTTTGTTTTAATTTTGCAATTCGACCTTTTGCAATATCTAAGTTGAATTTATTGTGAAATGTCCAAATTTCAGATCCAATGTGCCAATCACTTAGGAGTAAACAGGCTTCGTTTTTAGAACCTTCATAACGTGTATGCTCTACATAGTCAGTTGGAGCTGATTTATATGCAATTACATATTCTTTAAGTAATTCAACAATATTTTCCCAACGTGCTTCAACGGTGTAGAGTTTATTGCGTTCGTTACGCTCATCTCGTAGCTTAACACGCTCTTTGTATAATTCAATCTTCTTCATTTCTAATTCAACAAGTTTATCATCTATATCTTGTTGGTTGCTAGACTCAATAATCTGTTGTGTCATTTCATCGTCAAGTTTATCAATTAATCGTTTCACGACGTAATAAGCCTTTCTACCGTTCTCACTTGAACAATCATAACCGCATATTAATTTTGACCATTCTGAATAATCAATGTCATATACATTTTTGTTTTCTGTGATTCGTTTTATGTACTCCCATTGTGTTTCATTCTCTAGTTTTTTCATATTCATATATTCATATCCTCCGATTATTCATATCTCAATAATCGAATACGGTATCTCTGTACCAGTTTAATTCAATATATAAAATAAAAATAGATACCTAAACAAAAGGAGAGAAGAAAAGTTTAGATACCTATTTTTATTTTATAGTTTTGGTACTCCCTACAGGACTCGAACCTGTACTAACTCCGTTATGAGCGGAACGCTTTAACCAATTAAACTAAGGGAGCATATTATTTAGGATTAGTTTATGTCCAATCCTATAATGACTTGGAAATTGGATTTTGGCTTCTATCCGACAAGTGGTTGTTTAAGGTCTAACCACTAACGACTCCCTAAATCGCTAGATTAAAGTCTTAGATTTTCGCAGTTTCGGACTAATGGTTTTTAGATACACTTGGAATTTACCACCAACCACCCTAGATTATACTCGTCACGGAGTTCGACCGACTATTGGTTATAAAACCAAATCATTGCCAATCCCTATTTAACGTCCATAGGACGTATCCGACTCGATGGGGGTTCAGTGCGAATAACAACTGTCCACGTTAGCTCCCCAGCGTGGTTCTCTTGTGCAACACCTTGTAATTTCCTACCTACAAGGAAGGTCGGTGGCTGTATTTTAACGTCCGACAGCTCGGAATAAGCACTATGTCGCACTTTTGTCTTACACCTCTTATATTGAGGCATTTGATACTGTAGCCCCACTCGTGAGCTACCTTCTTGTCTTCTAATGTGACGACTGGAACTCCAATCCTCACGACCCTATAGGCTTTGTGTTTCGTCTCGACCACGCATGGCTATCTATTTTAACGACTTCACGAGACTATCGGTCTAATATACATATTCCCAAAACATTAAGAGTAGTGGGTGCTAATCGGCGTTACGCCTGATGTCAAATAGCTTCAACTTTTTAATTTATACTCGATACTAGACGAATGTGAGTTGATTAACACATTAGGAATCCAGTATCACACAATCACAATATAACCCTTGTATATTCTAATAACAAGATAACAGGGATAATGTAATTATATGTGCTTATGAGTGATAACTCTATCAATGGGGATTATGATAGAGTTCGAAGTGCAAAACCCTTGTGTAAAAGATGTTTTGTATCAACAATGTTGAGTGGTACATTGTGAAACCCGAACCTATCGCGAAATCAGCTCCTATACAGCGGTTCTTTATAGTCTGCCCTGCAAAAGACTTGATAACTATACACCTGCTTCACTAAAGGTTGCGACCCTACTAGCAAAGTCTAACACTGTGTACAGTAGCTAATCTTAATAGGCATTATTGGTAGAACCCAATGCCACTGTGGTACAGCTTAAACGCCTCCAACCGATTAACTTAATGTAAAAAAACGAGGTTTCTAAAACCATTAAAACTTTGTCTCGTAGGTTTGATATTGGGTATTGCAAGCACCCTCACAGTTTTTTTACACCTGTTGTCGTCAATTCGACAAGAGATGTTCTACCAACTTGCAAATGGTAGAATGGAATATTTAATCTTGATATTTATTTTTATTTATAATTACATTACTTCTAATTCTTCATCTAATTGTTCTGTGATTACAATTTTAACTTCTTTGCCGTTAAAATCAGATGTTAAATCACTTAAATTTACGACACCTAAATCATCTGTTTCAACAGTGATTCCATCGGCAGTGATTAACAATTGTCCATTTACATTAAGTGTTAATTTCTTTGTTTGTTTTAAAGTTACGCTTGGTTTTCCCACTTTTAATCCCTCTTTTCAAATTATTGTTTTCTGTATTTTTCAGATACAACAGCCGTAATCTTGTTGTGAGATGCAACAGTAACATAGTCGCCACTTGGCATTTTCTTTTCATAAGACTCTACAAATTGTTTCTTCAATGTGATTAGATCACAAATTTTTACTTCATCATATTCTTCTAATAATTCTAGTAACAACTCTTGATATGATTCAATTAAATGAGTTGAACTTATAATTGTTATATCTAGTTTATTTGCTAGTCGTCTAGCAACTTCTTGTTTTGGAGTTTTCAAATTTTCCCTCCTATTCAAAAAATATTTTTAACACTTTACCTTAAAATAAAAAATAGAGCCTATCTTTCAAGGCTCTAAAAGATATGAAAGATATGAAATTTTAAAAAGAGTACGTTGAGATAATATTAAGGGATTAAAAAAGGAAGTCGATGACGTATGGCATTTGCTCATGCCGTCATACACTATTCTCTTCCCCTAGATGGCGAATTCAAAATCTTCAAAAACGTGGTAATATCAATGGTTTCAAGCATCGGCATTTATTACATTTTTATCTCTGTATTTAGCAACTCTTAGTTTATTCATATATTTCTTACATCCATCAGAACAATATTTACTTACATCACCATTAACTTTGCTTTTCTTTAGTTTAATTGCATCACCACAGCATTCACAACGTCTGTATTGCTTATTTCCTTTATAAATTTCTAAGTCTACCCATATATCATTTTGCCACTTTACTTCAAATGCAGTTGGTGAATCTTCATTTACAAAATTCAATTTAATCATGTCAAACTTCTTATTATTGTCGTCCAATGAGATAAGACCGTCACGATATGCTTCCCCAATTAACCTTTTGTTGTCTCGTGAATACTTAACTTTTGTGTCCTTAAAATATTCGCTAAGAGGGTTGTTAATTACACAGTTGTCTGCATATTGTTTCAATTCTTCAATCATTTTACATCTTTCATTTTTGAATTTATATGTAACGAGCATTGCAAATAATAGTTTTTGCTGACTTACATTATCTCTTGATAATATCACGGCTATTTCATCAAGCGTTATTCTGATAGAGCCAACGTCGGGTAATTTAGTATTTTCTAGTGTATACTTTTCTACTAACTCTGGCAATAATTCCTTATCATAGATTCCACCAGCTTCATCAATAAATTTTGATAATAACTTTAATATTTGTTTTTTATTTTTATTTTTTTCAAAAAAATAGTATTTACAAAGGATAGCTAATGTTAAACCGTTCTTTTTATCAATCTGCTTTTTTATCAGTGATCTCTCTGCATACTGCTTTTCATTATAGATTGTTTTCATTAATATCTACCTCCACCATACTAAACAAATCTCCACAGTAACTAATATCCCCGCTCTCGCTTTTCATTGGAAATTTAATATTATTCCCCGTATTATTTATCATATTTTTAATCATCACATCTCCAACCAAATTCCATGCAAACGTCTTCGAGTTATCATTTGAATAGCATAAATCAACGATTATATTGCATAATACATCTCTATTTTTAATGATTGCTGTTGTGGCATTTTTAAACTCATTAAATAATATAGCTTTACTATTTTCGTTTGCCTTATAAGAGTCTGTATTTTGTGACGTACTCATATTTTTGATTGAAGACTTAACACTCTTGTCATACTCACTCTTAATAGACTTTACGACATCAAATTCTTCTTTTGAATATTTAGCGTCAGACTTAAATTTCTCTTTGTCATAACCTTTTGTTCTGTGATATTTATTCGTATCAAATTCTTCTTCAAAAATTCTAGCGATTTTATTCATTACGCAATTTTCTAAGTTTACTGGTGATGACATGTAATATGACTTAATAAAATCTTGCTCATCATTTGTTTTGTTTTCTTTATTTAATAATTCTCCAACTGTGCAATCGAACTTAAGTAAGCAAAAATCTTCTGATTTTTTCTTAAAATCATTCCACTCTGACTTTAATTTGTCATAGTTGTAAATAAAGAAATATGGCTTTTTATTAGCCAAAATAGATAAATTAAACTCTTTTCGTTTCTTTACCTCGCTACTATCATCTTCATTAATTTTATTTGTTTTATAATCATACCACTCTTTCGGAACTGGGCGAGCCACAATCCCTTTGCTCTGATCTCGCTTATACTCTGTGTTTCCACAGAGGCTAGACTATCTCTTATAATTAAGTTCTGTTACCAAACTTAATTATCCTTGCGCTTCCAAACAATGAATTTCACATTGAATGTACTTTACTCCGTTACTCTCTAGTGTGTTTCTCACTAGATACCGTTTCAATAGTCGTTACACATTACATTGAATTTATTTGTTTTGAATTAGCATACCTTTTTGTAATCTTCTTTATAAAACCATTTATATCCATATGCTGTTTTTTGTCTACCTCTTATTGACGCACTAATTGATCGACCTGCAAGAGGTATACCAAAGTATTCATCAGCACAGTTCATAGAATCTAATTCAATAACTTTCCCCGTAATTATATTAACGCCAATTACTTTTCTAGCATTTGGGTGAATGTAATTAGGGTTATTTTCTTTCCACTCTTTTGAAGTTCTTGTTTTCACTGAGTTTTTAATTGCTCTTTCTGTTCTAGTTCCGTGAGTATTATTTTCTAATCGTGAACACCATTCTAAATTTTCTAAATTGTTATTCTGTTTATCTTCATCAATATGATTTATGTCGATTATTTTCTCATTAACTAGATGTTCTGGAACTTCTTTGAATGTTGTTAGTATAAGTCTATGTAGGAGATATCCTTTTATTTTGCCATCTTTTTTCAGTGACACTCTTATGTATCCACCTTTGTCATTTTTACTTTTTAAAATAAAAGGCACTTCTATTCTTTGATCGGGAACACCGTTTCCGCCAGTTCTTTTCCTAAAAGACCTAACTCGCCCCTTGTTGCTAACTTGATACCAACCGTCAAAATCAATTAGAATATTTTCTTTACTCAGGTATTTTGCGTCTTTCCAAATTTCTTCAGTCATATTTGCCACCTCCGCTTAATAGGCAACAAATAAATTCAATGTCTTAGCACGGCATTGTCCTCGTCTTTACGTTAGGAGTTCCACCGTTAGCACGATTTAAAATCGCACACCATACATTTGTACGTTCACAAGGTTTATACTCAACTATAATTTAATCGAGTTTTGCTGGAAGTCCTGCATACATCTAATTCGATATTGCAACTCTTTATATTCTTTTGTGTCTTCGTCATAATTGTACATAATATTATACATTGATGTGGCATAATTGGTTATAGTTCCGATTGTGCTACCAAATGATTGCTTATTAGCTCTAATAAAATCATGTTTGGTTGGCACTTTCTTAGAAGAAGAAGATTGAACGCACACAATAGGCAAATTATCTTTATCTACACCTTTTAAAATATACTCGTTATTAGTTGAGCATACGGTATCCCCGTCTTTCCTTTATACCCTAGCTTTCGCTATACTTTAACACTCAATTAAGAGTGGGAGTAGACTATCTCTTATGTTTTTATTCTTTTACCAAATAAAAACACCCTTGCGCTTCCAACTTAGGAGTTTCACCTAATTTGTACCCTACTCGTTTACTCTCACATGGTTTCCCTATGTGATACACTTTTGGTAGTCGTTACACCTTTCCTTTTAAAAAGGATTTGGCACGGTATTGTCATATGTAGGCTTATTTATTTGAATTTATAATTTTTATATGGCTTATTTGTCTTAATTGCTAGAGATATCTTATCTCTTATATAGTTCACGTTATTGCTATTTACAGCACCAATATTAATTAAATATTCAGCACATTCACCTATATAAGAAAACTCTTTTATTAATTCATCATTCATATTGTACATGCTACACTTTTTAGCTCTTCCATTTTTTGAAGCAGGTCTTGATTGTTTTATTTTGGCAAGCTCTTTGTTTTCTGAATATATTTTACTCAACTTTCTATTGCCGAAGTTAGGATTCCTTTCTCCTATTTTGTTTCTACGTTGTTTATCCAACCATCGCTCATACACATCGTGATTCATTCTTTCACTAGGAGAAACACCATACATGGGATTATTTTTGCCAAAATGAGTAGTTTTTCTTTTCCATTCTTCAATTTTTTCTTTTGGTGTATTTTCATCCCACCAAGGTCTACCATACATAGGATTATTTTTGCCTCTTATTCTTTCTTTGCTTTTCTCTGTTCGTGTAAACCCTATATATCCGTCCATTCCGCTTGTTAAGTTTGTTAAATAATCTTCGCCATACTTATCTCTGTATTTTTTGATTAAATAATATTCATATTCAAGAGCTTCTTTTTCGGTTAAGTTATTTTTTACAATCCTTACATCAGAATCGTATTTTTTATACACATTTAAAAAATAAGGATTTCTGTTGGCAATAGATTTATATCTATTACCCTTGCCTTTACCAACATAGAAAACATCTTCACTATCTTTTTTAAACCATTCATATACATAATAAATTCTTTCATTCAAAATTATTTCTCCTAACTACATTCAAGTAATTAGCCTACACTTAGAGTTTTACCGTTAGCATGACTATTTATTAATCACACACCCTAGATTTCTAGGTTCACAAGGTTTATAGCGAACCAAATTTAATCCGCTCCGTTCAAAGAGTCGCAAGTATTATCCCAACCATTCAAAATAGTTACACATGTCATATATTGATACCACTTATTCATCTCATCACTAGAAATAACGTTTCTGACTACAATGTTGTTTTCTACACTCATTGGCGCTCTAAATAATGCTACTTCATTGATATTTCTATCTGACCAATATTTAGAATAAATTTCACCTTTACTTAACAATCCTTTAACTTCTAACCCAAACATTGACTCGCACATCATATAAGGGTCGCCAGCTATTAAACTGAAATTACCTTTAACTTTAATTACCCCTAATTTTGCGTCGTCAATACGTTTCTTGATTGAGTTTCGAATTTTAGAATACACATATTTATCGTTTAATAATTCTGGATCAACCATTAATGCACTTGTAAAATCATTCATATTACCTAACACATTTTCAACATTCATTTTCTTTCCACGTAAGAATAATAATGATTTTCGATAATCATAGCTTAATACATCATGGAATTCGTCTATTGTTGGTTTACATAAATTATAAATATCTTCATCATTTAGTTTTAACGACTGTAAAAATTGATAATTCATAGTTTGTTCGTTGTCTAATTCTTCATCAATTAGCTTTGTTAAGGCAAACTCATAATTATTTCTATCACAACACTCTAAATAGTGTTCTATACTCGTATAAGAATCCCACAATTTAAGCATACTTGTATTGATTATCAACTCAATTTCATTGATATTGTGAATATTACCCCATACGTCAGTGATTTTTTCGGTTTTCGCAATTTCATGAGCGAATTGTTGGAAATCAAACGTATAAGCCATACCTTTTAAGAAAGCATTTCTCATACAAACGCCACTTGTTAAGTGATTTTCTTGTAATTCCTCAGACCAACGTTTTGCAAGACTAGGCATCATCAATCCCATACCATCACAAACATTCAATGTTGATTCATAGTTTTTCACAACTTCAACCTTTGGGTATTTACGCCCGTTTCCGTCAATTAAAATCACATCATCTTTAAATGTTGTTTCAACATCATGAACGACACAAATACCTTTTGGTTTAGATACTGGAATACTTGATGAAAATGATAACCCAATGTAACTTTCTAGTTTTGCAGGAACAAATTGCTTTGTTAAGTCACGGTCATTATTCATCCATTTCCATAATTCATTATGAATTTCTTTATTAACGTAGATGATAGTAGACTTTTTAACCCCACCAGATGTTGCAACTAGGCGTGTATACTCGATTCCATTAAGAATAAACCCCTTATTTGCACGGTCATAGTCTTTTTTTCTATCCATAACAACAAAAACAATGTCACTTATAAGAGTTTTACGTTGTATTTCATGAATTTTACTCTTTAATTCAATCATTTCTTCATCTGTTTTGCATTTGATCTTATTTAAAATCTTGATTTGCTTCTTTAATTCCTTAATATCTGCGTCAATATTCTCTTCACCGTTAATCTTGTCTATCATTCTTGTCGCTGTGCTACTTGAAAGCCCTATTAACTCGTTATTTCTAATAGCAACAGCACGGTTTAATGATAGATTCCAGTCTGCTTTTGATAAACGAGAAGAGTTAACTTTATAAATATTTCTGATTTCTAGTAAACTCTTCATGATTTCTCCCCTTTATTATATTGCGATTATAAGAACGTTCTTTATTGGTTATAAATAACACTAGATAGTGCTATTAACTCTTTTTACAACTGTTTAAATTGGTATAAATCAGAAATCCTTTTATTTTGAGGTGTCTAATTCTTTGTTTTTGTTTAATTTACCTAAGTTTGGGTTACCTGCTCCCTCACGTTTCTTAGGGTTTCTAAATGTAATGGCATTTGGGACGCCATTAACTCTAATACAACTAGGTTCGCCACTAGGGGTTACGGTTTCAATCTTTATGTTGTAGCCACTATACTGTTTCATACATTTTGTTATATGTGATGGAACGTTTGTATAGATGTTGTATAGCTTTGTTTCATAGTCAAATAAGATAATTGTTTCTCTTTCCTCTGCTGAGTAGCCTAACACTGGAATATTCATTAATTTCTCTCCTTTTGAATTGTTTAAATTGACGTAAAATCATTTAATTTATATTATTGGTATAATTTATCTAATATAATATTCAAGCATTTTTACGACTGATTAAATTGGTGTATTTCGCTTAATATTAATTTTAACATTTTACCTTTTTAATTAAAAAATAAAAATAGTTTAATATATTCATAAGTCAAATGGTAATCAACGTCAAATATTTCTTTAAAGGTACGTATATAATTTACCATTTTATCGGCTAGTTCTTGGAGATAGTCAATTTTATCATCTGGGTAATAGACATCCTCTACATCAACTGTTAATACATTCCCATTTTCCTTAATTTCTAAATCAAATTTTACTGATAATTCTTCCGCAATTGTTTCCATATTATTTCTTCCCTCTCGTTTTATTTGCAATTTAAGATGATTTAGTATGACCACTTTAAATTGCTTGTTAAGTACATTCTAGTGCCTTTCATACCCCATATAATTAATTTTAATACTTTACCTTTAAGGTTTGAAAATATAGACACATTGAATGTCTATATATAATATAACATATTATGCAATATATGTAAAGTATAAATTTGAAAATATTTACATTTTAATACTTTACGATGATAAAATCCCTTTCTTTACTAATAGCTACTTCTACTGCTTTCTTAAAAACATCATCATTGTAATACACATCATCTGATATATTAGCGTTAGTAGATAGCCCTCCTAGATAATCTACCATTTTGACAAATTGTTTGTTATGAGGGTTTGAACTATCTAGCTTTAATTTTGAAAAATTGACTAAGCGACAGCATGCGTGAGCATACTCATGAATCACTATTTCACGTAGGTATGGATATGGTAACTCCAATGCTATTGGGGTGAAATTGAATTCAAATTTATTTAGTTGCTGGTATAGATTAATTAGATAATCCTCTTCGTATGATTTAGGCAAATTGATATTATATAAGTTCTTTTTTACACACTCAATATAATCCTTATTAATGTCTGGCATTTTACAATAACCTAGATTTGTCAGTCCATTATCTACTTCATGCCAATCAAAAGTGAACACACTAGATGAAAGATTGTAATCTGTATATTGATCTAATTCATCAAAGATATCATAGATTTCTTGTTTTGCATTTCTCATATATAATTCCTCCCTTGTTTATTGTTTTCATATATAAAATTTTAATAATTTACTTTAATATCCTATGATTGCTATTTTATATCTCGTTATATACAAAATCAAGTCATTTTTATGATTATTTGCGATTATATATGTAGATTAATATTTTTTAATATTATAGTCCTAATTTTGGGATGGATTTATCTATTTTTATAGATCGGTGATATTAGGTGGTAATTCGTTATGGTTAAATTATGGTTCAGTTTATGGGGATTTTACGATTTTAATTTCGATTCATTTTAAGCTAATTTTGTGGCTATTGGGATAGATTGATTAAAAATTAAAAATTACAAAGGGCAAATTTTAACATTTATAGGAACATTGGTAAATTTTACAGTAAATTCAAAAATTTCTCAGAGTGTGGGAATAGAAGTGCTACCCACATTTTACACCATCCAGCCATGATCTGAATTGTAAAATAACCCCCACCTTATGGGGCATTTAACTACCTATAATATGCATTATAAGTAGTTAAAAAGCTATATTCAATATAATTTTTCTTATATTGAATATAAAAAACATGGTAATAACAAGCATTTTATATAAAAACAGTAATAATTACTAATTATAGTCATTTAATCTAATATTTGTTAAAATTTACATATTCTTACTTTTTGTCGAAAAACAGTTGCACTCGCAACTAATTTTACACTATTATACATAACATAATACATATATCTACATCACACAGTAATATATCACATATCTACACTATATAATACCTATATCAATATCACATAATATAAATATTCATACTATTA